GCAGACGGCACCGAAGGTGTCACGCACCTTGACCTTGGTGCCAGCGGCGAAGAAGAAGCGGTTCTTGCTGAAGTCCATAGCCATCACAGGCCTCCCTTGAGAACCAGCGACTGCGCAGTCCATGCAGTGCCGGTGGTTGTGCACGAGAACGACAGGGTCTCCGTCGTGCTCGCCTTGCGCGAGAACACGGCCAGCGTGGCCAGTGAGGTGCTGACCTGGGCCTCCAGGTTCCACCCGGTGTAGGCGGAGAACGCGATACCCGTACCTGGGACGGTCACTTGCACCAGCTCCAGGTCGTTGTTCTTCGTGTTCGCCACACTGCCGGTCAGCACCACCGAGCTCGACGTGCCGCTCGAAGTAGCCGAGACCTGCGCGAGGTCGACCAGCGTTGTCACGTCGGTGCCACCGATCTCCAGGAAGATCAGGTTGGTGCCGTTGGACGCTTGCGGGTTGACGGTCGTTGTGTAGGTCCCACCTGCCGTGAGCTTGACCGCGAAGAACTGCGAGTTCGGGTTGTTGCTGTTCGGAGCCGGAGCACGCGCGTACATCGTGTACGTGCCGTTACCGCCGGACCCATAGATGTGGCCCTGATTGTCGCTGATGTTCCCGTTGTCGATCGCGTTGTCCCAGACCTGGCCGACAGCGATGATCCAGTTTCCGCTTGTGACGGAGCTGTTCATCGTGATCGACGTGTTGGTCGAGGTCGGAGCGTTGCCAGTCTTCGACTGGACCACGACAGGGTCAGCGATACCGGCCGCGATCTGCGGGCTGTTCGCCGACTGAGCCACACCGGAACCGGTCGTCGTGTTGCGGGCGAAGACCTTGCAGAACACGTTGTTCAGATAGTCCCCGTTGGTGAACGTGTAGGTCTGAGCCGTCGCACCACTGATCGGCGTCGACGTAGAACCGACCACCGAGTACCACTGGTAGTCGTACCCGCTGTTGGTCCCGGACCACGAGCCCGGGTTACAGGTCGCGGTCCCACCGACACGGAACGTACCGCTGAGCGTTGGGGTCACCGTGTTCGTAGGACCACCCACACCTTGGGCAATCGTTCCGATCTCCAGCACGTACTGAGAGCTGCCAGCCCCGTTGGTCGCCGTGATCACGCATTGGAGATCGAGGCGAACGCCGGTGTAGTCCGGGGTGTAGTTGGCACCCGCGAACCCTGTGGCCGTCAGCTTGGAGACCGTAGCGACCTGGAAGTCGTAGGCCTCGCTCGTCGGGGTGTTGCCCCAAGTGCCAGGTGTCACGTGAGTCGACACGCCAACCTGCGGACCACCGGAGAACGTAGGAGGATTGATCGGGAAGGGCGTGACGCCCACACGTTCCAGCGCCCCGATGTCCGGCACGCCACCGTAGAGGCGCGTGTTCATCGCGGTGAAGTCGTCCTGGACAGTCAGCAGCGAACCCAGCGGGTAGGTGGCCGCGTTGACCGCCGGCGAGGCAGCCTGAAGCGTGAAGTCCGACGCCGATGGGTTGGTGAACAGCGGATCGCCGTAGACGCCCATGGTCTCGGTCGGGTCGTTCGGGATCGTCCGCCCGGCCGCCGAGTAGAGGTTGCGCTTCAGGTCGTAGCCGTCGCTGCCGTTCGAGTCCGAGGACGCGACGAACCAGTGCATCGAGTTGGTAACCGTGTCCGGACCGCATGCGAAGATGTTGTCGTAGGCGCGGATGACGTGCGACGGTGCACCCTGCGAGCCCTCGTTGCGGAGGAAGCCGTTGCCGGTCCCTGCCTGATCCACCTGCACGCAGTTGTAGCAGGTGTTGAACGCGTACAAACCGTCGGAGGTCGTCGTGTTCGTGTTGAGGCGCAGCGGGGCCAGACCGGTGTTGAGGATGATGTTGTTCCAGACCCGGAAGTCGAGCTCGCCACCGTTGCCGGTGTTGATGTCGGCGAACAGGATGCCGTACTTCGCCGACGTCTCGAGCCAGTTGTGGTGGATCTTGATGTTGGTGAAGCCAGTCCACACACCGTAAGGCGTTTGGAACAGGTTGGTGCCGCCGTCCGAGTCGTTGAACTGGATGAGCGACCCGCCGGTCATGTTGAACATCCAGTTGAAGCAGATCTCCCAGCCGTAGGAGGTCGTGCCTGCGTAGATGCCGTGGTTCTGGAGCGCCGACGTGCCTTCCACGTCGTGCATCTTGTTGAACGCGATGTAGATGAAGTTGCCTTCACCGGAGATGCACGCGCAGTTGAGCACGGCCGAGTCGCCAGCAACCCAGGGGCCGAGGTTGCAACCAACGATGCGCCAGCGCTCGCTGTTGTACTGCATGTTGATCGGGCCCGCATCGCGCCGCGACCCACCCTGAACTTCGATCGACAGGTTCGAGACGACAATCCAGTCGCCGCAGGTGCCGGTGAACGCAGAGCCAGGACCCTGGATGCCACCCGCCAGACCGTTGCCGGTCGTGATGTAGTGGATGGTCTGCCCTGGGTAGCCCTTGAACGTGATCCAGCCAGTGCCGGCTTGACCCGTAGGTGCAGAGCCTTGCTGCTGAGGATCGCGGAAGCGCAGCCATGTCGAGTTGTACCCGATGTCAGTCCACGGTTGGCCGTCCGAGTCCATGAGGATCACGGTGTCACCAGGCAGGAGCTCCGTGTAGACGGAACGCTGTGTCCGATCTGGGTACTGGAGCATCCGGAACGGATGGTTGATGTCACCGACAACGGCCGTCGAGTCGTTACCTGCGTGCGACACGTAGAGGAAGCGACCGGGGTTCGGCGTGAACGTGAAGTCCTGGTTCGAGTCCTGTCCGTTGTACGTGACCTTGATGTGGAGGGCCTGCCCCTGCACCGGCGAGCCGAGGGAACCGACGCGCACGTCGATTCGCTGGAGGCCGCTGAACTTCGGGGCCAGTTGATCGTCCACCATCTGGATGTAGTGGACAACCTCGACACCGCCGATGTAGACCTTGGTGTTGGTGCCGATGCCGCTGTTGGGACCGAATCGGCGGCCAAAGATCGTGAGGTACTGGCCCTGGTTGTTCTCGCCGCCCGTGGTGGGCCCTGCCACCACGTCAGTACCCAGGATCTGCGGTTGGGACCCGGAGATCAGAGGAGTGACGGCCAGCGTCAGGTACGAGGGCACGACGTTGACGCCGTCAGTGACCCCGTAGGTGATGGTCGGGACCGGTCCGACGAAGTCCGTGGCAGGTGTGAACGACCAGTCGCCGTTGCTCTCGATGTCGATCACACCGTAGGTCGTGCCACCGACGACGACCGTTGTCGTCCCGGTGAACGTGCCAGTCATGCCAGCCACGGTGTAGGACGCGACGGTCACGCCGGTCTCGTAGTCGAAGGCCAGGCGGTACAGCAGGTTGCCCGTCACCTCCACGTTCATCGGTGTCCCGCCGTTGACGAACGCGACGATCGGCTTCTGGTTGGTGCCGTTGACCGTGATCGTCAGGTGATTGGTGCGGATGCCACCGCGACCGTCAGCCATCACGTAGGTGATGATCTCGTGACCCGTCTGACCGTCGAGAAGTGCCCGCGCACCCTTGCCCAGCGTGAACGTCCAGTTGCCGGTCGCAGGGTCTGCGAAGAACACACCAAGTCCGGTCTGGACGGACCCCGCGTTGGGATCGAACGTGGTGAACGTACCGCCGTCGTCGGTGTAGCCGATGGACGTGAGGGTCAGCGGATCGCCGTCCGGATCCGAGATCGTGGAGTAGAGGTTGCCGGTGATCTGCGAGGCCGTGTCGAAGGTCGTGGACCCGATGTCGGTGCCTTGTGGCGGACGGTTGAATCCGGCGACCGACGAGAGCCAGTTGGCGAACTGGCCGAACGTGTAGGTGTAGCCCTGACCGCCCTGGAGCATCACGATCTTGTCGCTCGTGCTGGGCGTCGAGGGGACCGGCGGGAACGTCGTCACGTCGGAACCGCCGCCACCGCTCTGAATCGCGTCAGCCGTCGGCACGTAGACCTTGATGAAGTCACCGACGTTGCAGGGCTTGGTCAGCGGAGCGTTCAGTGACAGTACGATGTTGCCGCTGTTGTCCTCCAGCGCCGAGACGACGTACCGCGAAGCCGCAGCGTTGGTCCCCGAGGCGCACTGAATCAGCAGCGACCCGAGACCAGTGTAGGTCAGGTTCGAGGCCGCCCAGATCGAAGCGTCCAGCTTGATCGCCGTCGTCGTCGAGCCGGTGGCGTGGCTCTCGAGGGCTTCGTTGTAGGTGTCGAAGCTCCAGAGACCTTGGCGGTCCGTGTAAGCGAGGAACGACTTGGCGGCACCGACAGCGTTGACGATCCAGATGTTGGGCAGCGCATTGACGCTGTAGGGCAGACCTTCAGGGCCCGATGCGACGGAGACCTTGTTGGTGTTCGACTCCGAGATGTTCGCCCACATCTGGTAGTTGCCACCCACCATCGGGATGAACGCGTCGATGATGATCGGGCCGCCCTGGTTGGTCTGCGGGTCCAGGGGCGTCTTCGTGATCAGCGTGTCGCAGACGAGGATCGCGAACAGGGTGGAGCCGTAGTAGTACCCGACCTCACCGAACTGGAACGTGCCGGCGTTCGACGGAACCTGCGATGGGTAGAGGACGGTGTTCGCGTCTTTGACCACAGGTGCACCAGGTGTCCCGGTGAAGACCGTGGAGCCCTGCAGCGCCGTCTGGCCGGACGTGGGGATGTAGCCGAAGCCGGTGCCAAGGCGATACGAGGTCAGGACGACCGGAGCCGTCGCCGCCTGCATGATCGCCACGCCGGCGTCAGTGATCTGGATGGTGCTCATCGTGATCCTTACGAGAGGTGCTTGAGCTTGTAGAGGGCGCGGGCGTAGATCGATTCGATGGTGTCGATCTGATTGTGAAGCATCGTCTCCGCCTTAGGGACCGCCTCGTAGCGGAGACGCTTGACCAGCTGGTAGTGGCGCTGGAGGACCGCCACCGGATCCGTCGCGTCGGCGTCAGCCTCTGCGGTGTAGTAGCCGATTTCCAGGATGTCGAAGCGACCTTGGTAGGTCTCCGTCAGCTCGTCCACAGCCTCCAGAAGGTCCTCGTAGAACTTTTCGAGGGCCATGTGCACCGCGTAGCTGGTGGTGCGCAGGTGAGCCCGATGAGCGTAGTCGCGCGAGAAGAACAGGAGTGCGATGAAGTCGGCGATCATGGGTCAATCCGTTAGTTTGATGGCTGTGGAACTGCATAAAATTGCGCACCTCTTGTCTCTCGGGAGCCTCAGACCAGCACCCGAGAACCGTAAATACTCTCATAAGCCCGAGGACCTACGACGATGAAGATCAGTCCTGCCCGCTCAGGATCCGCCGAGTTCCTGAGCATGTACAAGGACGTGCTGGCCAACGCGATGACGACCAACAAGTCGGATCCGGCCCGCCTGTTCAATCTCCGCTGTTCGCAGATGCCCTACTGCCCGCGATCGGTGGCTCTCAACTACGCGATTGTCGGCATGTACCAGTGCATGGACATGCGGATGGCCTACTACGTTGGTGTGGGCCACGCTGTCCACCACGTGATGCAGACGTACCTGGCGAGCAGTGGCTCGCTGCTCGCCGACTACGATTGCCGCGAGTGTGGCAAGAAGTACCCGTTCAGTCACAAGTACGAGTGCTGCGGATTCCCCACGCGGTACGAAGAAGTGACCATCGACTACAAGGGGATCGTCGGCCACATCGACGCGATCTTCAAGGACAAGCGAGGCCGGTACTGGATCGTCGACTTCAAGACGACTTCGCTGAAGAGCGGTCCGAAGAAGCGGACTCAGCCAGGCGCCAACTACAAGCGGCAGGTCCGAGCCTACGCGTACCTCCTGTGGAAGCAGTACGGGATCCGCGTCGAAGGCTGCATGCTCGTCTTCTTGCCACGCGACAACCCGTGGGAGCCGATCATCTGGGAGACGATCGTCAAGGCCGACGACATGGATTCGATCCGCGAAGAGCTGATGGCTGACAAGCGCCTCCACAAGAAGACGATGGAGGCCCGCACGTTGGCCGACTTCCGCGAGGTGTTCAAGGCCAACTGCCAGAACCCCTACTGCGACAACTGCAAGGCTGACGTGAACTCGCTGCTCGCCAAGATCAAGAAGAACCTTCACAAGTTCCCGATCATGGACGACAAGACCAAGGAGAAGATCAGGCTGCAGAAGCTGGCGGAGGTCGCAGCATGAGCTCCAATCCGAAGTGGCAACGTCGGGCGCTGGACCGGGACGAGCAGAAGGCGCTCGACCTGGAGAAACAACTGACCAAGCACATGGAGCGCTTCGGCGTTCCCTCGTTCGATCTTCTGATCGACCTGGTGCAGACCTACATCAGCCGGGCACGCGAGAGGGTCAAGCGTGACCAGGCAACGAAAGAGGACTTGAAGATCCTCGAGAAGATCACCAACATGAAGTGAGATCACCACATGGACCACAACCCTGACAAACCGGAGCTGAACAGACAAGGGCGAAGCATGACACCCATGATCGTCCAGACGTCGAGCTACGTTGCCGATCCGTCGCCTGGAGGCCACTGGCTGTCTCAAGCCCAGGCTTTCCTGGGCCTCCAGGCGACGAACGAGAACATGGCGAGGATCAGGCACCTGGAGGAGCGCCTGCACGAGGAGATCTACTCGACGCGGCGCTGCACGCTCGACATGGCGCTCGCGCTGGCCAAGCTCGCGTGCATCCAGTCCGATCACGACCTGCAGGTCGCACGAACCGAGCGGAGGCCTCTCTACAAGGTCCAGCAGGACCAACTCGACCTCCTCAACGGCTTCAACCAAGGCTAGAAGATGACGATGCGCAAGATCACAATCAGAGTAGGGCGGACCACGCAGGTCGAACGCTACGAGCCGGTGTCGGTGGAGGTCGAAGAGACTATCACCGTCGCCGATGGCGAAGACGTTGCGGAGGCCCGCATGGAGCTCTACAAGGGCGTCACCAAGTTCGTCAAGAACGCGGTCGACAACGAGGTGCGCAAGTACCGTGCAGCCAAGAAGGCGGAAAGAGACGAGCAGACCGATGACTGATCCCACACCACCCAAGAAGCTCACCGTGATCACTGCCGGCTCTGCCGAGTGGGAGCCTTCCGGCCAAGAACTCCAGGAGCTGGTCAACGTGTTCATGTCGGCGAAGACCGACCCGGTGGGCGCCGTCATGGCGTTTCGTCCCGGCATCCAGGTGCGCCAGATCGAACACGCGGACGACCAGGCGCTGATCGCCGCCTCGTCCTGGCTGTCCGACAAGGATATCGAGGTCTGCACCGAGGCGTTCCGTGTCGCTGCCACGTCCCACAGTCGCGACAACCTCGGAGCAACGATCGAGGACTGCAAGGCCGCCGGCGTCGAAGGATTCCGCGAAGCCCTCGACAAGCGCCTCAACGGAGATTGAAATGACCGACCCTGACAACACCACGGCGAGTGCCCAGGCGCACGTCGACTCCTGGACGAAGGACGATCTTCTCCCGGACATCCAGACGAACCTGTTCGCAAGGGGCTACAAGAACATGCCCTGCGAAGGACGCTTCGAGATCAACCGGCCCGAGCTGGGTCAACGCGAGGCCATGATCTGGCGCTTCGCCACCGAGGACTGGGAACCGTCGGTTACTCCGGAGACGAACGTGCGCCTCATCATGGCTCGACCGGCCCTGAAGAACGGGAACGAAGAGCGCTGGGCTGCCAAGGTTGCCGAGGCTGACGCGGCGATCGCAACGGCGTTCACGAGGGGCAAGGAACACAGCTGGTCCTCGCTGGGCAAGGAACAACCGAGGGCAAGCGCATGATGCAGGTCATGACGAGCAAGGGGCTGCAGACGCTGCCTCGCAAGAACTCCTACTGGAAGCATCGCAACGGTCGCATCTACCAGGTCACTTCGGTGACCAACCTGAGCGACCGCCAGAAGGAGTATCCCGCGACGGTCAACTACGTGGGACCCAACGGCAAGGAGTGGTCGAAGAGCGTCTACGACTGGTTCGAGAAGATGACGCCCCTCACCGACGTGATTGTCCACTGGCTGAACCTCAACGAGGGGCAGGTCCTGACGCTCGAGAAGATCGCCGAGCTGGAGGGCCTGTGGCGCGGCATGATGCAGCAGGCGGGAGACGGCGATGAACCAGCATGACGATCGCCAGTGGACCATCAAGACGGTGAACATGGGCCCGTGGTCGAAGCGTGTCGAACACCTCGAGCTGCTCGACACGTATGGCAATTCCAGGCTGAAGATCTCGGAAGTGCCCATGTTCTGGATTGACGAGGACGGCATGTGCTGTCCGATCCACGAAGCTGATGGCCACGTGGACTTCGCTGTCCGTCAGAACTTCGAGAGCTGGTTCACCAAGACCCGTGAGCTGCTCGTCGATCTCCTGCGTGGTGCTGATCCCGATGCGGCACTGTATATCGTGCGCGATGATCTGAGCCTGGCGATCATCCACACGATGGGCCTCAAGGGGATGGTCTACAACAAGAACGACCCCAGGATTGCCCAGGCACTCATCATGGAGCGTGCGAAGGACAACGAGGTGCGGCTGATGGGCCAGCAGACCGACATCCGCGGACCCCAGCGTTCCAATCACCCGTGGTACGGGCGCCATCGCAAGCGCCGCTAGGAGACACCATGTTCCCTCACCGAGCAATGTTCAACTCGCCGAGTTCGTTCAGGCCCTTGCCGCCACCGAAGCACGTCCTGGCGGCCGGCGATCACGCAGTCGTGGACTACGTTCTCGAGAACGGACTGATCTACGTGTCGCGCGAAGGCGAGCGCCAGGAGATGTTCCAGCTCCCGGCGCGCGAGGTCCAGCGCAACGGCATCCCGTACCATCCGGAGGCCGCATGGCTCCGCTTCGAGTTGATGAACAACGCGATCGAGCACTCCAAGGACATGGACCGCATTCGCCGCTGAGACGGTAAATAGAGCGGTTCCACACAGACAACAACGGAAACTCACCACATGACTTCGACCCTTTGGCATACCAAGTACCGTCCGCAGACCTTGGACAAGATGATCGGTCACGAGCAGGCCGTGACCCGTCTCAAGGGCATCATCAACAACGGCAACTGGCCCTCGGCCATGCTGTTCACGGGTGCCCCGGCGGCCGGCAAGACCACGCTGGCCCGCGCGATCGCCGCGCAGGTCAATGGCAAGACCATCGAGGAGCAGCAACGCCAAGGCCTCTACAAGGAGCTCGACGGCGGATCGCAGCGCTCCATCGAGGACGTGCGCGACCTCGTGCAGCTCTCGCGTCACAAGCCGATGGGCGGTGCCAAGCGGATCTTCGTGATCGACGAGGCGCAGTCGATCCTGACCAACAAGGTGGCCGCGCAGGCGCTGCTGAAGCCCATCGAGGACTCTGGCACCAAGGACACGATCTGGATCCTCTGCTCGATGGATCCGGGCAAGTTCCAGTCGACCACGGAAGGCAAGGCCATCGCCGGCCGCTGCGTCCAGTTCGTGCTGGGCCCGCACACCGAGATCGACCGCATGAAGCAGGCGAAGCGGATCGTCGTCGGCGAAGAACTGACCTTCCTCAAGGACAACGAGCTGCTCCAGCGCATCGTCGAGGGCACGTCGGACATGCGCGGCGTCGCCTCGTCGATCCAGGCGGTGGCCGACTACTACGCAGGTCTCGACGAGAAGCCGAAGAAGCTGTCGATGGACACGCTCATCGAAGCCCTGGGTTCCACGGAGCAGGACGATGACAAGCTGGCGGCCCAGATCGTGTCGTCGGCCCTGATCGGCAAGTTCGTGCCGGTTCAGCTGGCTGTCCTGGAGATCGGCGATCCGTTCCAGGTCATCAACAAGATCCTCTGGGCGGCGCAGTTCCTGCTGAACCTCCAGGTGCTCGACGGCAAGAAGTCGTCGAAGGTGATCTGGATGCCGTCGAACCGTGCTGCCCTCAACGGTCTCAAGGGCCAGAAGATCTCACTGGGTGCCTACGCGGCATTCCTCGAGATGGCGGTGCAGCTGAAGACCGAGTCCATGCAGTTCACGGTGGACGCGCAGTCGCTGATCTCCTCGAAGGTCTACCGGTTCATCAAGAACCAACAACCGCCGGCGAAGGGGTGAGCGATGCTGCACAGTGAAGATCCGATCCTGCTGCTGGGCCTCCTGATCTGCGGACTCCTCCTGGGACTCAAGTGGCTGTTCAGTCAGCTCCAGGAGATCAACGTGCAGATCCAGGAAGAGGTCATGCGGATCCGTCAGCTCGAGCATCGCCTCGAGCCGCGGAAGTCCAAGCCCTCGCACTCCCACCTGTCGAAGAGCGGCATCCGCATGCGGACGTACCGCTTCGTCTGGGCCGCACGGCATCACAAGCAACACCGCTAGGAGCAACCATGAAGACCAAAGCGTTCGCTGTCCCCAACAATGCCTGCATGGCGATCACGGCGTCCCAGCCGGATCCCGACACGTCGGAGCAGCCGCAGATCAGCGTGCTCAACTTCGGTGGGTCCTCCATGCTCTGCGGCCGCGAGCAGATCGAGTCCCTCATGGAGGCCTGCCAGTTCGCTCTGTCGAAGCAGGAGTGACCATGGACGACAAGGAGATTCAACAGCCACGCAACAAGAAGTTCCAGGACGGTGGGCGCCCTGCGTTCTACATGGCTCTCCTCAGCGGGCTCTACAAGCTGGCGGACTCCATGGGCTACAACCTCATGGTCCACGGCAGCCTGTGCCGCGACTTCGACTTGTGCGCCGTCGCATGGGTCCACGGGGCCAAGCCGGCCGAGGAGTTGATCAAGGCGATGGCCGAGCACTGCGGAGGCCAGGTTGTGGACTCTGTGGCCTGCGACCCATACGACTTCACGCTGCGTGGTGCAGAGCCGAAACCGCATGGCCGCTACGCGTGGACCATCCACCTGTCCTCCGACGGCCCACACGGACCTCGGCTCGACGTGTCGGTCATCGGACCCGAGCCGGACTCGGTGCTCAACTCGTTCCGCCGTATGGACGACTCGCTTGCGCGGTTCAACCAGGCGAAGGCGCAAGAGGCGATCAAGGCAGGCATCACGAACCTGAAGGACCTGGTGGCCCGTGCGCTCCAGGAGCCCACGCTGATGCATGCGCTGGCGTTTGCCTCGGTCTGGGACACGGAGCGTGCAGTGGATCAGGCCAAGCGGAACGAGTTCAAGTCGTGGGAGACGACGAGCCTGTACCTGTTCACCGAAGTCAAGAAGGCCTGGGAAGAGGCTCATCCAACCTGAAGAGGAGATCATCATGAACACGGATTCGAAGTGCTTTCTCGCAGGCGTCTTTGCGATCGTGCTGATCGTCGGAGCGCGTGCGTTTGTCCGCTGGGTCCGTCAGAAAGCATGCGACCACGAGGCGTGCTATCGGGACTCGCACGACCATGCCATCTGCGAGTTCTGCAGCAAGGACCTCGGGCACTACGTGGTACACGAGCACGACGGCTCCTATGGAGCCTAGGTGCCCTCTTGGTGAGTCCTGTGTGATCGCCACGTTGGTCCGCGAAGAGCTGAAGAAGAGGACAGTGGCATCGCAGTCCTCGTTTGCTGCTCCTACAGGACCGCGTGAGACCGCGCGGCCCCGCGTAGAGTCGTACTTCGGTTCAGTCTGCCGCTGCACGACCCACAACAAATTCTTCAACCGCGAGCGAACGCTTCGCGGCTCCATCACCTACGTCGAAGTCTCAGTAGAGCATAGAACATGAAAGTCAATCGCAACGTCCTCAAGCACCTTGGCATCGCCAAGCAGATCGTCCAAGGCAAGATCGAGTCCTGGGTTGGCCGCGAGCCCTTCCCAGGTGATCCGCTGAAGACCTGGAAGGCCATGCTCGGCGACCTCAACTACGAGCTCCACGACGTAGAAGAGACCGACGCGAAGGAGCCGCTGACGCCCCGCATGCGCGGTGTCCTGCTCCAGTACCGCACCCTGCTGGAAGAGCAGGACGCCTTCTGGGCCGAGCACACGACGGAGCCGATGCCCAAGTGGAAGGCCGCGCTGAAGTCGCTGGACTCGATCCTCGACAACTACGAGACCACCAAGGACGAGATCGTGGTGCCGGTGACGGTCCGCCCGGACTCCAAGTGCATCGAGTTCGGGCGCTGCCAGATCAAGGTCAAGAACGACGACATGCAGAGCCAGACGCCGATCATGATCAACGGCCAGTGGGACTTTGGTTCCGAAGGGACCTACAGCCAGGAGCGTGAGTGCAAGACCTGCGGCAAGGTCTGGAACACGACGAACCGCGAGGGCAAGGTCAACACCATGATTGTGAAGAAGCCGACGAGGATCATGCTGTGAACGGGGCGCGCGACTACTACCAGGTGCTGGGGGTCGCCAAGGGTTCGTCGAAGGACGACATCAAGAAGGCGTACCAGAAGCTGGCCCGCAAGTACCACCCTGACGTGTCGACCGAACCCGACCACGCGGCGCGCATGCTGGAAATCAACGAGGCGTGGTCGGTGCTCGGTGATGGTCAGAAGCGCATCGCCTACGACAAGGGCGAGTCGGTGCTCACGCAGGACGAGCTGGAGGCACAGGCCAAGACCTGGCTGCACCAGCACTTCGCGAAGGCAGTGGACGAGGATCAGCCGAACATCGTGGCCTGGGTTCGGCAAGCGCGGAGCGCCAATGAGAACGCTCTTCGCGCTGGCATTGCCGACATGACGTCCAAGCGAAACAAGCTCGAGATCCAGCGCAAGAAGATCCTGGTCAAGGCCACCGGCCGCCGCAACCTGGCCTACGAGGTCATCGACGAGAAGATCAGGCTGGCCACGCTGGCCGTCTCCAACATGACGAAGGGCCTGGGCGTCCTCGAGATCGTGTCTGATCTGATCACGGACTATGACGACGTTGCCCCGCCTCCTCCGCCACCCCAGCCGACGACAACGACGATCCACGGCTCGGTCTTCTTCACGATGAACCCCGGTCAATGGGGCGCAGGGCCGAACACTAAATAGACCGACGCTACACCACACAGGAGAGTTCATGCCACAAGTCGAAGTCTACAGGCTCGTCAAGGAAATGCACGAGCGCCGAGGCGGGGTCATTACGGTCCAGGATCTTCAGCACGAGTTCGAGCGGCCGCGTGGCCCTGGAGATCACTTCGCGGTCCGTGCCCAGTACGTGCGCAAACACCTGGAGGTCAGGACCTGGATCGAGGACGGCCGCGAGTTCCACGTGGCCTACGACGAGACGGCCAAGCGCGCCTACACCTTCATGTTCGAGGAAGAACGACGTGAACTCGAAGGCCGTATCTCGGAGCTGATCCGGGAGAACGCGAAGGAGTGCCAGAAGTTCACGACCCTCCGTAGCGATCTCCGCACCTGGGAGCGCATGCCCTGGTGGAAACGCGTATGGTGTGCGTACCGCAAGATCCTCCCCTGACCAACAAGGAGCCATGATGGCAACAGCAAAGAAGACGGCCCGCAAGGCCCCGGACCTCTCGAAGGTCAAGCACACGAAGGCCAAGACCGGCGTGACCTGGGAGAACAAGCGGGTTGCCGCATTCCAGGTCACGGACGGTCACGAGTGGGAAGCCCAGCTGTCCAAGTGCAGCGACGGCCGCAAGTTCCGTTCGATCAAGCAGGTCATCCGCAAGCGCGATGGGACCGTCCACTACATCAATGGCATGAGCTTCAAGAACGAGCCGACCGGCAACGAGATCAAAGGCATGATCCGCCTGCTGCTGAAAGTCATGCCGAAGACGGCTGTCCTGACCGGTCTCGCCAAGGAGGTCACCAGGGCCGCGAAGAACGACTTTGCCCAGGACGAATGACATGAAGCAGCAAATCGTCAGCGTCTCTGGTGTCATCGGAGCAGGCAAGGACACGGTCGGCGACTTCCTCGTGAAGTATCACGGCTACACGCGCATGAGCTGGGCTGGTGCCGTCAAGGACAGCGTGGCCGCCATCTTCGGGTGGGACCGTGAGCTCCTTGACGGCCTCACCGAGGAGTCCAGGACCTTCAGGTCCACGGCGGACCAATGGTGGACCGACCGGCTCGCGATCGGTGTGCCGATCACGCCGCGCTGGGTCATGGTCAACTACGCGACGGAGACCATGCGTCACCATTTCCACCCGGACATCTGGGTGCTGTCGCTGGAACGTCGCATCAAGAACTTCGGCGGTGCCGTCGTCATCACCGACACGCGCTTCTTCAACGAGCTGGCGTCGGTGCGCCGCATGGGCGGCCTGATCCTCGGTGTCCACCGCAAGGACCCACCGTGGCTCAAGCCGTTCTACAAGTCCATGGAGCACATGCTCCAGCTCTCCGGACGAGAAGCTCCGCAGGAGTGGGACCTGATGGACCGGAAGCACCAGCTGACCATGCTGGCCTATGGTGCCGACTGCATGCACGCTGTCCCGTTCGACCTCCAGGTCCACGAGTCGGAATGGCAGCACGTCCTCTGGAACGACTACGACAAGGTGCTGCCCAACACCGGGACCTTCCCGGAGCTCTACACGCCTCTCGTCAAGTTCCTCGAATCCAAGGGCGCTGATCGCCAGAAGAAACCATGAACATCATCCGCGCCATTGGTCTGTCCGGGATCGCCGACTTCAAGAAGTCCGTCTTGAAGATCGGACCCGGCGTGACCTACGTGTACGGGAAGAACATGCTGATGGGTGGGACCGGCAACGCGGCAGGCAAGTCGCTGCTGGGTTCCACCGTGGCCGGCATCTTTTACGACACGCCCATCGTCGGCACCAAGAAGGACAAGGCCAAGACCGGCGTGCGCTTCATCGAGTTCGAGCGCGAGGGCAAGAAGGTTCAGATCCAGCAGTCGCACGTCGGTCGCTCGGAGCGGTTCAAGATCTACGTGGACGGCGAGGAGCGCAAAGGCCGCACGCCGTCGATGACCAAGGAGCTGATCCCGAAGTTCTGGACGGTCAGCGAAGACGAGTACCGCACCTACGGCCACCTCGACGCGAACGTGCCGCACAAGCTCGTGCGCGGTTCCACCCTCGAACGCAAGGCGTTCTTCACGTCGTTCTTCCAGCTCGACCGACTGGATGCCGAGAAGAAGGTGCTGAGTGCCCACTCCAACGAGCTGAAGAAGATCCGTGCGCGCTTCTCGGAGCTCGACACTACGTTCAGGGCCGTCAAGGCCGACATGCTGACCAAGGACCAGCGCATCGAACTGGAAGCACAGGTCGAGCAGCTCGAGGACAGGCTGAAGGCCCTGCGGTCGCGTGGTGACGAGGCACAGCGGATCAAGTCGCTGCTCGACTTCGAGCGGTTCTCCAAGAACCAACTCGAGGAGCTGGAGGCGGCGTGCGACATCGACTCCCTGGACGAGGACGTTGTGGACCAGGTGCGCAAGCGCATCCGCAGGGCACGGCGCCTCAGCGAGTCGATGGACGAGTGGAAGATCTACAAGGCTGCTTTGGTCCAGTACCAGGAGGCCACGGCTGACCTCGACATGACACTTGACCTCGATGAGCTGGCTCGCAGGAGTGCCAAGTTCGTCGAGGCCACGACGGAGCTCAAGCTGTACGAGAAGCTGGTCAGCCCAGACCTGCTGTACAAGCCTGCGCTCAAGCAGATGCGTCAGAGCGCACAGAAGCCGGACGTGTCGCGCGCCGAGATGGCGAAGATGGAAGTCCGGCTCGACCAGATGGTCAACCACTCGCGCAAGTTCAAGGGTGGTGTCTGCGGCGAGTGTGGTCAGCCTGTGAAGGCCCACGACCCGGACAAGATCGACGAGTTGAAGACCCAGCTTGAGCTCCTGGAGATGGAGTGGCAACAGTGGGATCGCTACGTCGAGCTGAAGGCCAAGTACGACAAGGAGATGGAGGACTACGGTCCCAAGGCTGAGGCGCGTGAGCGCGCCGAGCGCATCCAGAACAAGTACCGCGAAGACCACGCGCTGTACAAGAAGCGGCAGCGGATTGCCAAGCCTGAACCGGTCGAGAAACCGGAGAAGCCCGAAGACGTGGTAGCTCTGAACCGGGTGCTAGGCGTCTTCGAGTGGGGCCTGCAGAACCTCCAGACCATCAAGGACCTTCGTGCTCTCACTGACGAGCAGCGGGCCATCAAGTTCGACGCAGACAAGCTGGAAGCCGCACAGGACAAGATGAGCAAGGCCAAGACCAAGCTCGAGGTCCACAACACGGTGAAGGCCAGAGCCTCGACGATGCGCAAGCGGCTCCAGGAGTTCTCTGCTGAGCTGGCGGACGAAGAAGCCCTGTTGTTCGCACTCGAGGCCTACGACGACAAGGCCATGAAGAAGATGGCAGTCGAGGCGATCAGCGAGAAGATGATGGCAACGATCAACAAGATGAGCGCCATCGTGTTCAACGACTTCCGCTTCGAGTTCGTGTGGGACACGGAGATCCGTCTGCTGGTGCATCGTGGCAACAGGCCGCCGACGGACGTGCGGACCCTCAGCGGTGCCGAGTCGAAGCTGTTCACGCTGATGCTCGTGTTCTCGCTGCTCATGTTCGTACCCACGAAGAAGCGGCTGTCGCTGCTGATCCTCGACGAGCCGTGCGCCAACTTCGGGCAGGGCATGATCGAACGGTTCCACGCGCTGCTGCCGCACATGCTGGTCCTCATTCCGTCGATCCTGGTCCTGACCCCGAAGGACTACGAACGCTACCAAGGCGCTGCCGAGTACACGGTCTTCCGTGATGCAGGTGGCGCTCAAATCAAGAAGGGGCACCCGAGCGCTCTATGAAACCCAACCTGAAGACAACCAAGATCGCGATCTGGAGCAGCTCGGCGTACTCCGAGTGGGATATCAGCGACGCACTGGCCTCCTTGCGCGTGACCCACACGCTGGATCCGCGGGACAAGACCAAGCCGACACGGACCATCGACATGGGTCAGCCTCAACCGAGGCAGGTGCACGTGACTCACACGCTGAAGACGGTGAAGCCGCATGCGGTCAATTTTATCGTCGCATCCTACGGTGCGCTCAGCGTGACCAACATTCCGTCGTTGCCGTTCTCAGCGTCTGCAGGCCTTCACGAGGCCCTGAAGATCGCGCTGATGAGTGCGCAGTTGACGGCCGTGAAGGTCAGCAAGCTGACGCCCGTGGACTACATCAACACGATCGCCAAGCCCTCGCTGCTCAACAAGATCCAGACTGAGCTCCTGCGAATCCAACCGTATTCGCTCCGCAAGGAGGCGGTTGCGTTCACCCTGGCCTACTTCAACTCGAAGACAAGCAGGCGTGCCATGATGTCGTTTCTCAACACCAACCTGCGGCTGGAGAAGCTGAAGGAGGTCGTGCTGATGGGAGACGAACTGAAGGCTGCGGTTGCCATGCTGGCCACACATGATGCCGAGACGATCCAGTCCATGACCGGCGTTCCGTCCTTCGACATCATGTACCTAAGCTCGGCAGGGAAAGGCAAGGCGAAGAAGGACAAGTCATGAGCCAACCGGTCATCGAAGCCTGGTACCTGGGCCAGAAAGTCTATCTCGGGCTCGGCAGCAGCGACGTGCTGGTCTTCGACGGCAATCAGTTCGTGCGCCCGCAGGACGCGGATTACGTGATGCTGGTGACCGTGCAGAACGTGACGGGTGACATCCCGGGAGACCTCTACCCGGAGTCGAACGACGTGAACCAGATCAGCGCCACGTGGAACAACAGGTTCCTCTGCAAGGTCATCGGAGTCACGTCGGCCGCGGTCGTCGGTACTGACGTCGAGACCATCGTGGATCCGAACAACGGCCAGTGCGTGTGCGGCATCAGCTGTGCAGGCACTGACCTCCAGTACATCCAAGTCACCACCAGCCCCTGACCCTTTCAATTCAGTTCAGTTCAACCCAAGGAAGCAAGATGAACAAGTATGGCCAGCCTCTCAAGGCTTCGATCTCGCAGACGCTCCTGCCGGTGCTGACCAGGGACGGTCGTGTCCACGGCTGGTTCCCGATCACGGCGCACACCTTCGACGGCACGGAGACGACCTACAACGTCCCGGACAGCTCGTCGGCCGGTCACATCACGCTGCCGATCACGACGGTCACGACCGACAGCGGCAACGGCGTGGGCCAGTACATGGCTGCCCTGTTCCCGGTGGGCGGCCAAGGCAAGGCTTCCAACTACAAGCCCTGGGCTTCGTCATCGCTGGTGCCGGCTGACCAAGGCTACTTCCGCTGGTACCAGATGCCGGCGGAGACGTGGGTCCTGAACTTCGGCCTCGGTACGCTCCTGACGGCCATGAGCACCCGCATGAACCTGACCGTCGCGCCTGCGACCAACCCGGGAGCACCTGGCGTGACCACTCCTGCCGCGATCACCTGGCAAGCCTCCGTCGAGTACGAGTCGCTGCTCGGCGACTGCGAGTTCTTCGACTTCAACTGGATCACGCTGTTCGCTGCGACGACCGGCACGGCGGCTCCGCTGCGCATCGTCGTGACGTCGAACCCCGCGCCGATCGCGCCGGCGACGGTGCCCCCGATGGTCGCGTCCGTGATCGGCAAGCCGCAAGCGACCGTCAACGGTGTCGTCTACGACTCGATCCGGATCATGAAGCTGGCCGACCTCATCCCTGGCGCCTACGCGTTCACGTTCAACGTGTACGACGTGCTGGGCCAGGTCACGGCGGTCACGCTGAACCTGACCGTCGCGTAAGAACCCAACGACCCCAGGTCTCGGCCTGGGTTTCAAGGCCCTGGTGAGCTTGTCTTGCCGGGGCCTTCTTTGTTCTGGAACTGTAAATAGAGTCGTTAGGCGCCTCAACAACCTCATCACACGTTAGACCATGAAAATCCAAGTAGACACCGACGCGGTCCAGAATGCGCTGGACGTGATCTCCAAGACTGCTCCGCCGCTCGAAGGCGAAGTGACCTTCCGTTCCAACAAGGGCCGTCTGACCGTCCACTCGGTCGCTGACCTGTCGCGCGCGACGGTCGTCGTGCCCTGCGAAGTCAAGGGCGACGGCGAGTTCGCGATTCTCATGCAGAGCCTGCGTGACGCGACGAAGGCCCGCAAGGAGGTCACGCTGACCTACAAGGAAGGCACGCTGACCGTCAACGCGGCCGGCGGCTACTCGGCAGACCTGGCAACGCTGGACGTGATTCCTGCCGACGAGGCTCCGAAGGACGAGACCAAGGACTGGAAGCTGACCGGCGAGCAGGCCAACTGGCTCAAGAAGGCGCTCAAGGAAGTGACGCTCAAGCCGACGGCGATCCTTTCGGCGTGGATGCCGGTGGGCGTCAAGCTGTCCGAGAAGGGCGGCTTCGTCTGCTGCTACGACACGCAGCACATGAGCTGGGTCAACAACAAGGACGTGAAGGGCGACTTCGAATGCGTCATGCCGATCGACACGCTGAAGGCGGTCGTCGAGGTGTTCGGCGCTTCCGACTTCCAGATCTCGGTCGCCCCATCGTTCATCCGCGTGCGGAACAAGCTGACCAACGTCATCCTCTCGATCCCGAACACGGACGAGATCCCGTCGCTCGAAGACGTGCGCGGCAAGATCAAGGAGGCGATGGCGGTCAAGGCCACCACGTTCACGATCGGCCAGAAGGACGTGCTGGGATTCATGGACAACGCGCGTGCCGTCATCGGCAAGGAGCGCGCCGAGATCCAGGTCTCGTCCGGCAAGGGCACGAAGGGCGACAAGGTCGAGCTGCTGGTCAAGACCGGTCAAGGTCAGGTCAAGTCGCTGATCGCTGGCGGCTCGTCGAAGGCCAAGGGCTTCCGTGTCGACCTCGAGTACATCCAGGAGCTGATCTCCAAGGCCTCCGACGAGCTGACGCTCAACGTGGTCGACGGTGCGTTCCTGTCGATGAAGCTGAGCGGGGGCTACGCGCTGGTGGCCCTGAACCAGTGAGGGACTGATGAAGAGTCGAATCCCATGGACGACAGGCCTGTTCTACAGGCTAGGCCAGGGGCATGCACTCGTCAGCAGCCCGCAAGAGCCCGGTGAGTACGAGCTGGGCAACAAGTTCAACCTGGTCTGCATGTTCCAGATGTGGGACCTGCTGCGCGATGGCAAGAAGGTAGGTCACTTCTTCTTGTCAGGCATGCGGGTCGAGTCGAAAGGCGCCTACATCGCGACCTTCATGGAGACCAAACGTGGACGCGCCGATGTGGGGAAACTGATCCTACGGTGCGACGAGTTCCTGTTGTTCGACTTCCCTGGCTGTGGAGCTATGGCGATCTCGACGGCGGTCTCGGACCACATGCAACAGATCCTGGAAGGACAATGATGGCAACGACAAGCAAGAAGACCGGTGGTTCCGGCGGGACCAAGAGCCTGATGAGCGAGATCCGCGAGGATCCGGTGTTCGTCCAGTTCATCGGCGTCTACGAGAAGGCCAAGAAGATGGTCAACATCGAGGAGATGACCGAGGAGATCCAGGGCTTGCACGCCGGCCGGACGAGTCGCAACATGGTGGGCGAGTCGCGCTACTCCCCGAAGGCCATGCTGGAGGCCAACTCCAAGGACATGAGCGCGCGGTCGCGCATGGCCGAGATTCGCGTCAAGTCGGACCTGCGGCTGTCGACTCTCCGCTCTGCGATCGCAGCGATGCGCAAGCACATCCTGACCAAGTACAAGGACGACCTCAAGGAGGAGTACGGGCAGATCACCGCGCAGAAGGCGTTCGCAGATCGCTGCATCAAGCCGGCGCTCGAGTACATCGCCGACGGCGAAACCCTCCTGTCCAACATCGACGTGCTGATCAAGGACATCGACGCGGCCGGCTTCGCCCTCAAGCGCATGGGCGACCTCGTGGCTCTGCTCAGCGAGGGCAAGGGGCGCGTGCTGTGAAGCGCGTCGTCAAGCCGAAGGGTCTGTTCGCCTACCCTTCGCAGTCCAACAGGCGACGCAAGACCAAGGTGCGCTACGTGTCCAAGGCCTACAGGGAGTATCTGGAGGTCATGGGATTCATCCTGCCGCTGCGGATGTCCAACGCGATGCTGTACGGCAACTACACGTTCACGTTGCAAGTGAACTACTGGTCGCAGAAGAAGCTGCGTGACAAGCAGGAGGGAAAGGCAGGGCAAACCTACAGCGGCGACGAGGCGGTCCAACCCTACGACCGGCGCGCAAGCGCGAGTACAAGCTGACGGACTTGGAACTCCAGCTCAAGGCCGAGACCATGCGAGCACGGTTCCCCAAGTCCTACTCGTCGGAGGAGGTGCTGGAGCTCGCGCGTGCGGATGCGCTCAACCACCGTCGTGCATGGGACGAGCTGCTTGCCAAGGCGCGTCGCGACCGCGACAACGAGGTCATCCACTTCGACAGCATCGACCCCAACGACGATCACCCTGACCCCGAAGAACTCGAGAACCCATGACCAAGGAACTCACCGTCACCAAGCGCGAAGGCGTGTTCATCCCGATCAAGAGCCTCGATCGGCCGACCGTCGACAGGATCAAGGAGAAGCTGACCTTCAAGTTCTACGAGGAGAAGGCCTGCAAGAGCTGTGAGTGGCTGGCGGAGCGGCACTGCGACATCTGCGACAACTGTCCAGCGTTCAAGAGCGGCTACGAGCTGGGCACGGTGCAGAAGGTCGGCGAGAACAAGTACCTGAAGGTGCCGGTCGGGTCGTACCCGGTGATCGAGCACCTGCTGGAGGCCAAGGGCTACGAGATCAACCTTCGGGACAAGAGCCCACGCAAGCCGATCAAGCCGATCAAGTTCACAGGGTCGTTCCGCGAAGGCCAGGAAGAGGCCGTCGAGACGATGATCCGCAAGAAGAAGGGCGTGATGAAAGCGCCTCCGCGGTCCGGCAAGACCGTCAGTGGCACTGCCACCATCTGCCGGCTCTCGCGGAAGACGCTGATCATCGCTGGTCAGCGCGAGTGGCTCAACGGCTTCATCGACACCTTCCTCGGCAACCCGAAGAAGAAGGCGCCCAAGCTGACGGACATCGACCCGAAGCGGATCAAGCTGTGCAAGACCCTCGAGGACTTCAAGACCCACGACATCTGCCTCTGCACGCCAAACCTGTTCTACTCGGACAAGGGCCAGAAGATCCTCGATGAACTGCGCGATGAGTTCGAGGTCATGTTCATCGACGAATGCCACATGGGTGCCGCTGATCGCTACATCGGCATCCTCGCCAAGTTCAACGTGCGCTGGATGATCGGCCTGTCGGCTACTCCGTCGCGCAAGGATGCCAAGTTCGTGCTGGTCCGTCACGTCGTCGGTCGAATCATCCACGAGGTCATCGTCGAACGCCTGCGCCCGGTGGTCAAGGTCACGGCGACCAAGTACGTGAAGACCTACAAGGGCAACGTGCCGTGGACACGTATGGTCTCCTCGCTGGAGAACGACAAGGACCGGATCAAGCTGATCGCGCGCATGGCCGTCAAGGACATGGAGGCTGGTCACCTCGTCATGATCCCGTTCACGCAGGTCAAGCCGGTGCAGAAGTGCATCGACGAGATCAACCGGCTGGCAGGTCGCAAGGTCGCGTACCCGTACTACGGTGGGATCAAGAAGGAGATCCTGGACGAGACGCTGGCCAGGGCCACCCAGTACCGCGTGAAGATCCTGGTGGGCACGACCAAGAAGCTGTCCGTCGGCCTCAACATCCCGCGGGCCTCGATGCTCTACGAGGTCTCCATGTCGTCGAACAAGGAGAACGCGGAGCAGCGGATGATGCGCGTGCTGACCGCCATGGACGACAAGCCGCAGCCGGTCATCCGCCTGTTCCTCGACAACATGAACGTGCGCCGGAACTGCCTGCGCAACGAGTTCTTCAACGTGCTGAAGCCCAAGCTCAAGCCGCACATCGGCGAGCGGGACCAGGCGCTGCTGGATGCCTACTTCAAGGCGAAGGATCGGCCCGGTATGGGCACCAAGTTCGAGCTCTAGGAGGAGCCATGAAGATGCAATGCGGGCGATGCCTGTCTTCGATGTTCCCGAAGGTGTTCGGTGGCTGTGCGTTCTGCGCTGGTAAGGACGTGCGACACGTCCTGTTCACCTACCAGAAGCCCTCGAGCATCAGCGGCAGGCTCAACGCTCATACCGTGATCATCAGGGAGCCGAAGAAGTGACCGAGAAGAACTACATCAAGGTCGGGAGAGACACACTCGCCATGTTCCCGGACTGCACGGCGTTCCGTCGCAAGCGCCTGCTCTGGGAGCCGAAGGCTTTCATGACCGAGAGCTCGCGGCGCGAGAAGAAGATCATCGAAGCCAAGGTACAGCAGAACTCGCTGGACCTGTTCACCAGGTCGCCGAGGACTCCGCTGACCTACGTTGTTGCTGGATCACCGGACGACGAGAAGGCCAAGTATTTCGCGGCCTACCTGGTCGAGATCCACAGGCTGCGCCTCGGCATCAACGCCGACCCGATCTGGGAGCCGGTCTTCAACGGCTATGACAACCCGATCCTCAAGCGTGACCTCAGTCCGTCGATAATCGTGATCTCGAACCTGAGCACGAAGTCCAACTACCTCAAGTACGACAAGGCCCGCGACATCATCGAGCGGTTCTCGTCGGTTCCCAAGATCGTGGTCGTCGCCGGCGAAGACCCGATTTCGTTTGCCCAAACGCGGCTGCACGTGCCCTGCCACGGCATCGCCTACTTCGCCAACACCAGCGTGAAGCAAGTCCAGGAGATCATCTGATGAATGCTCAAGTCAAACCCCTCGTCGAGTTCGAAGCTCGTACCTACGGCAAGGACATCGTGAAGTCCGAGCCGCAGTTCTGGTCGCGTGATCTCCTGAAGAAGCTGGCCGAAGACGACGAGGTCGAAGCGATCGTCGTCGGTGCCGGCCTCTGGGAGCTCATGTGCTCGCAGGAGCTGACGATCCGCATGATCCGCCAGTCGGCGGACAACGGACATGTCCTGCAAGGCCAGATCGGCCACATCGGCGACACCCAGATGCTGACCGACGCCTACCTGACGCCCGAGAGCCGCTTCGTGTCCCACATGAGCGCGCTGGTCGTCAAGAACCACGCGGTGGGCGGCGGCACCTACTTCGTCGAGTACCCGATGGTCAAGCGGACGACCATGCAGGAGCTGCGCGCCAAGATGCGCTCCCAGGATGCATTGCGCGGCCTCCCTCTCACGTTCTCGCTGGGCGCTTTCCAGGCACTGTCGTCGAACCTGGGTGTCAACGCTGTCCTGATCAACAAGCGCGTGCTGGTACGCCTCATGTGCACCAAGGCGATCATGACGTGCATGAGCTGTCCGCCGTCGTTCGCCGAGGTCGAGGAGTCCGGCATGATCGGCCAGCTCCTTGGCATCCGCGTCTACATCGACATCGGCGAAGAGGACGAGTCGATTTCCCAGAACGGCGACTACCTCTACACCTTCGCCCGCGACGGGTCCGTCATGTACCGCGAGCTGGACCTGTAAATAGACTGTCAACGAGAGGAAGCCAATGGCAGTCAAGACCGTAAGCCCCCGCACCGAACTCATGGTTCTGCGGGGGATGACAAACAAGAACCGCGTCATCGCCGGTTCGATTCTCAGCTCGGTGGACGAGTCGTTCTTCGACGCGCCCGAATCGAAGGAGGTGCTGAAGGCCATCCGCAAGCAGATGGTCGACACCGGTGAGCCGCCGCTCTACAAGCTGGTGATCTCCGACCCTGACCTGTCTGAGGAAGCGCGGTCGTTCTTCCGCGACTCGGAGGCAGCGATCCAGACGAAGGACGACGCGCGCAAGGCCGTCAAGATCCTCAGCACGTACCGGCAGTACCGGATGATGAACGAGCTGAAGTTCGCCATCGACGAAGCGATGAGCGGATCGAAGTGCGATATCGACAAGCTGATGGAGCAGGCGTCGTCGACCATCGCTTCGGCTCGGGCCAACAAGTCGCAGAAGAACAACTTCCTGCACTTCGGGCTGAACAACAACAGCCGTGAGGCCGTCAAGAACCTGTTCTACGGTGACAAGACCGAGAACGTGATCCCCACGATGATCGGACCGTTCGACGAGCGCTCTGGCGGTCTGCTTCGCGGCGGCCTGTTCACCGTCGGCGCCTCGTCCGGTGGTGGCAAGTCGTTGCTGGCCTGTCAGCTCGCGATGAACATCGCGCAGCAGGGCTACAAGGTCGTGATCGTCCCTCTGGAGATGACCAAGGACGAGATGATGAGCCGCATCGGCGCCAACCTCAACAAGGTGGACGTCACGCGGATCCTGACCGGCAAGCTGACCGACGTCGAACGCGATGCAGGGTACGCCAAGTTCCAGCGGTGGATGAAGCACATCGCGAAGAAGGGCGGCCGCCTCACGATCTACAAGCCGGACGAGGACGTGTCGATCGAGGACGTGCTGGCCGCGGTCAACGCTTACGACTGCGACGTGCGGATCATCGACTACATCTCGCTGCTGAAGGGCACGACCGGTGAGGACTCGTGGCAGGCCCTGGGTGCGATCGCTCGCACTGCGAAGATCAACGCGGACAACACCAACACGGTCAACGTGCTGCTGTGTCAGGTCAACCAGGACGGCAAGATCCGCTACGCGCAGGCCATCAGCGAGCACTCGAACAACTCGTGGATCTGGGTCACGAAGAAGGAAGAGCGCGAGAAGGAGATCGGCCGAATCAAGGTCGAGCAACCGAAGGCGCGCAACAGCGGCTCCTATCCGTTCGAGGTCGGCTTCCACTGGGCGTGGATGCGTGTCATGCCCGTCGAGTCGATGCCGGACACATCAACAGAGAGCTCCGAGACCATGGCAAATCTGGCGGACGTATGAGCGAACATCTGGTGATTCACATGGAGGGCTCGGCACTGGACGCGGCCGTCGCCCTCGTCTACGGTCAGCGTGAAGGTGCGCCGTTCTTCAGCGTTGGCCGTCTTGGCAGCGGTGAATACAGGGTCTACTCCCTGGGCAAGAACTTCCACGGCCTCGGCTACGACAGCGAAGGTGAGTTCGTTCCGTTCAAGCCCACGAAGGATTGGGACTGGGCAGGTCCGATCATCGAGGCCCTCGATGGCGTCTCGTTCTGGCATGCCGAGACTCAGCACGGCCGGATTCAGTGCTGCGAGATCCGCGTCTACAATGGACGATCGACAGGCAAGGACTTGGAGATCATGTGCTACGGGCCCACACGACTCGTCGCGTTCTGCAGGGCCTACGTGTCACTCGTCTACCGCGCAACCATCGACCTTCCTGACCAATGACCAAGGAAATCCCATTCCGCTGGCTCGTGATCGTTCGCGACAGCGGCAAGACCTCCGCCCAGTACGACCTGACGCTGCCACAGTGGGACGACCCGAAGTTCAGGCAGTCCGTCACGGCGTTCAATGCGTTCAGGAACGCGGAACTGGCGCGTTCCCAGAGCTCGCGGTTCTCGCGGCGCGTCAGCTTCACCTGCTGGATCGAAGCACAGGAGGCGAAGCTGGTGCGTCCAACCTGCGTCCCTGTGCGCGACGTCTGGGCACTGTTCAAGGCGATCGACTACGATCACGCGAGGCAGGAATACGCGTGATTAGCAGGTGCTAGACCGCGATGCCAACGTCTGGAATGAAGCCTAAATCGGGCATTCCGTATGACGAACCAGAACGGCGGTTTCAGAGCCGGAAAAGCAGAAGGGCCCCACGGGAACTGAATCCCGTGGGGCCCTTCGTCGTTTCTGCGTGTGGAAAAAGGAGCTGAGGCCTCTATAGCCCTGACGTTCCATGCCCGCGTGTGAGACGGGCGGACCTCAGCAAAACACCACACACAACGAGCCCGGTTCGCGAGCCCGCTGTTCGGTTGCCCTACTTCACGCCGTCAGCCATGTCCTTGATGGCGCTGTACTGGCCCTTCATGGCATCTGTCAGCTCGCCGCACATGGTCTTGCAGTTGGCCAGGAATTCTTTCTTGGTCACCAAGGCTTTCTTGTTTCGCAAGGCCTTGACCGCGTCGTCAGCGATTTCCCACTCGTGGCAGAGCGAGCACATGGACAGGATGGCGTCATAGACCACCGGCATGCCGGACCACTCGGGCGCGGTTCTCTTGACATCAGCTGCGGCCAGCCGTTCTTTTGCTTGGAGCTTCAGTGTTTGCATCTTGCACCTCTACGTGAGCTGTAGAAACGGGACCCGAAGGTCCCGTCCATGTCGACCAGGATCAGGCGAACGTGCCTTCGTTCACCTGCTTGATCGTCTCGCGCATGTAGTCCGGCGCGTAGCTGTAGAGGCGCGTCCAGTAGGCGTTGGCCTGCTTCTTTTCCTCCGGGGTCATCGAGGCGATGACCTGCGCGCGCACGTGGGCCGGCACGTCCATCGGCACGATCCCGACGACGGCGTCGTAGTCGACCGTCATGGGCATCTTGCGGGCGAACGAGACGACGCGCACCTGCGACTCGGAGGTCTGGTAGGCGAAGCCGTGATCCACGTCGCCTTCGTCGTCCACGAACGACACCAGCTCGGCGGCGGCCGCGCGGGCGATGGTCAGGTGAGCGATGCGCGGGATGTCGGTGCGGGTGATCTTCGAGGCCTGCACCAGCGCCTGCAGGTCTTCCTGGCCGTGGCGGGCCAGGTACTTGCCGGACGCGCCGGTCTTGACTTCCCACAGGCTCTTGTCCGACTCGTCCATCATGATGTTCGAGCCCATCAGGCGGTAGGCCTTCAGTTGCTTCTCGTCGACCATGCGGATCGCGCGGTTGGCCTTGATGAAGCCGACGGCCACGCCTTCCTGGATCTGCTTGAACGACGCGCGCACCGGTTGAGCGCAGCCGTCGAACATCTCGGTCAGCTTCTCGTGGAGGAAGCGGCGGTCGATGTTGCCGGTGAAGGAGACGATGACCTTGGCCAGCGAAGGCGTCATCAGGCGGTAGTCGGTGATCGCAACGGTTTCGGTGTTGAACATGAGAGTTCCTCTATTGTGAGCGTCAGTGCGCAATGAGAGCTATCCGATACGGGATTCGCTAGGACATGAAATTGCGTGGTGCAGCTCAGCGGCTCTGCACCTTGTTGATGAACGCCTCGGCGTACTTGTCCAGTTCGCCTGGAGAGATGCCGAGCTCGCGGTACTCCGGGCGGCCTTCAGCGTAGCCGATCAGGTAGTCGGCCGCCGTCTCCGGGTTCCAGTGCGACACATCATCGCCATCCTGCCGTGCGGCCGACTGGCACTCCGCCCACGCCTGGTGAAGCAGCGCCTCGATGTCGGCTTCGCGGTCACGCGGGCCAGCCGGAGCACGACCAGGCTTCTTGCCGAACGGCGCGGCGATCAGACGTTGCTTGGCTTGGAGAACGAGTTGGCGCATGATCAGGCTTTCGGAAGGATGAGTTTGGTCTTGTCGTTGAACTTGGTGCCCGGATACTTCTTCCGGTACTTCTCGCGTTCAGGCCCGCTGAGCTGGTTGAACCAGCGTTGGGTTCGTCCTGCAGGATCGCCTTGCTCGACCGACAGGCCAGCATGCACTGGCTCGTGGGAGTAGTCGATGTGCATGCCCAGCTTCTTCGCACCCGCGTAGAACAGGGCCAGGAGGATCGACGCGGCAGTCCCTGCGTGCTTGCCGAGGAAAGTCAGCGCGTGCTCCACGTGCGATGCACCGTAGCTGGTGAGGCCCATGCCGCCGGAGGCCAGTCCGAACAAGAGCACGCTGATGTCCTTGAGACCTTGCTTGGACGCGAACATGTCCGCCAGGGAGTAGTCGCCCTTGATGCAGTTCAGGATCGTGTCGACCAGCGAGAGGTCGTAGTGGACGTCACCGGTGTTCGACGTGTGCAGGTACTGCCAGATGAGGAAGCCTGCGACAGCCACACCGGTCAGCTTCGACAGCACCGGGTGGCGCTTGATCACTTCGTCGAGGCGCTCAACTCGTTCATGCACGTTCAGACGTTTCAGCGTCTCGCTGTCACCGAACGCCTCGATCAACTCGTCGAGAGCGATGAACAGGGCGTGCGCAGGGATCGCCGAGGCCTTCGACACTGCCTTCAGCAGCTTCTTGACGGAGAAGCCTAGCCCCTTGAGGAGGGTGAACACGGACTTCTCCTGGAACGCTTTGACGATCGCGTCCCAGCCGATACCTGCGCTCTCGGTCAGCTCTTGGCCGATCTCCTTGAGTTCCGACCACAGCTTCTTCAGGGCGCCCGGCACCTTGAAGTCAAACGCCACGAGCTGATTGTCGGGACGCGCCAGCGACGCCACGACCTTCACGTAGTCCTCGTAGGAGACGTCGGCCTCCTCAGCGAGGAGCCGTGCACTGGCTTGGAGACGCATGATCAGGTCACCCCTTGGTGGCAAACATGGAGAGGAACTCGAAGGAGCGCTTGATCCCGTAGAAGCGCGGGTACTGCTCCGGCTCCTGAAGACCGCCGGCGATGCAGGCGCTCAGCACCAGCTCGTCGCAGAAGAAGCGGCCGTTCGAGTCCCAGCGAGGGGCGACACCGAACACGTCGCGCCAGCCGAGGATCGCGACGGCCAGGAAGTCGTAGGACGCACCGACCTTGTGGTACGCCCAGGACTTCGCAGCCTCTTCATCCTTGAGGGGCACGTCGATCGTCTTCGTGACCGTGCAGATGTCCAGCAGGTTCTTGAGAGGCGTGACGACCACGCCTTGTCGGATGGCCTGGACTACGTTGTCCCCGAACACCATCGCGCAGTGGCTGAACTCGCCGCCGTCGAAGTAACGGATCAGACGGTCAGGGATCGAGTTGGCGGTCACGTAGATGATCTTCATGCTTTCTCCTTTGGGGCCTTCACGACCTTGAAGTAGTCGGCGCGCTTGTACTCGTCGTCGTATTCCAGATGCTGCTGGAGGTCACGGATGTTGTGCTCGGCCTCGTAGTAGGTCCAAGGGCCGCGCGAGTGCGGCGTCATGGTCCACACGTGGATCTTGCCCTGCGTGTCCTTGACGGCAATGCCCCACAAGGGCTTCGACTTGGGGTCGGAGTCAGGGGCTTCTTCCGTGATGTCGACGACACCAATGAAACGGGGCGAGCCACCGAGCGCCTTGTCGATCGGCGAGTGCGGATTCGGCTTGCCTGGCTTGAACTTGATGCCGGTCTTGGCCAGCAGTTTTGCCACAGCCTGCACGGCTTTCTTCGCATCCGTCAGGTCCTGGCCTTCTTGAGCCAGACGATAGAGCTCGTTGGAGCGGCTGGCATCCATGGAGACCGAGATCTCCATCATGTGCCCTTCCTGCTGACCGGGATGGATGTTCCAGCGATCTCCCAGATCGCGACCAGTACCTGGCAGGTAGAAGAACCCGATGTCAGGGTACAGGTTGGATGCGTAGTTGAAGTTGGGTGTGACCTCGATGCCCGCCTCGGCAAACTTGTGAACCACAACGTTCGTCGCAGGTTTCAAGTCATCACGCTTGGGAACCTCTGCCAGCAGACGCTGGCGGGCTTGGAGGACCAGCTGGCGGCTCATCGCATCGTCTCCTTGGCTTCCTGGAGGATCATGAGCGACAGCGCGTGGAACTCGTGCGGCGTCAGGCCCATCTTCGCCAGGATCTTCTTCTTGAACTCCGGGTCGTCCGCCATCAGCTTGCCGTGCTGATGGATCTCGGCCGGCGAGTGCTTGGACCCGGAGATCAGGAAGTGGTGGGCGATCTGGAGTGCCGTGATCGAGTTGATGACCTCGGCAGCCTTGTGCGCGTCGTAGGCGCCGTGCTCGATGCCTGGCAGCACTTCTTCGTGCAGGTACTCGCCGAAGTACGTGGTCAGCATCTCCTGGGAGATACCGAGCGCTGCGCACGGACGAGCCAGGCGCGCGATCCGCTCGTTGGCGATGCGGATGACCGACTCCTCCATGACGCGTTCCACTTCGGGGCGGGCCATGAGGCGCTGGCGGGCTTGAAGCTTCATCATGTTCTTGGCGTCCAGGGTTTGCAGTTGGGGTCGGCGCCGAAGACGCCATTGACCAGGAAGGAGTGGTAGCCAGGGGTGAGGATCGAAGGACTGGCGGTGATGTTCGGAGCCTCGCCGATGACGGTCCAGCCATCACCATTCGTCGAGCGAGCGTCCGGCATCCAGTGCGAACCGTCCGGGCACATGACACACAGCGGATCGCGCTTGTCCATCCATTGGTTCACGTACATGGGCGACAGGTACGTGTTCTTGCCCTCGGCGACCAGCTGCTTCAGCTTCTCGAGGTCTCGATCGACAAGCCACGGACAGTACCACATGGCACCGGGTGTCGCCACCTCGTAGCACGAGCCGACCTTGCCGGTCTTGGGGTTGCGGAACCTGTGCTTCGACTCGGTGCTGTGGGACGTCGAGTTCTCACGCGTGAACCTGAGGCCGCAGGCGCAGACCATAGGCTCGAGGCGATCAGGCAGTTGGAGTGCCATGCCGTCACCCAGCGAGATCAGATCAGAGATCGACACGCCTTCCGGCACTTCGAGGTCCAGCCGATGAGGCTTGCCAGTCGAAGGGCAGATCTGATTCATGTCGCGGGTCAGAAGGCCAACCCACCACTGATGAATCTCCTCGATCTCGAGCATGAAGCACTGCACTGGATCGCTCATCGCCACCTCGTCACAGGTTGAACGTAGTCATCGGTGTAGGAGACGGTCACGGTGACCTCCTGACCGTCGGCGGTCACCGTGTAGGTGCACGGACCGGCTTCGAGGCTGAGGGCGCCAGGACGGGTCTTGTCCTTGTGGGCACCGACGATACCCTTGATGACCTCGTAGACCTTGGAGGTGTACCACTGATCACTCTTGTCGCGCCAGATCTTGAGGATCGCGCCGTCGTCACGGAGATGCTGCAACGGATCCTCCGGCAGCTCCTTGACCTTGTGGCCTTGGCTCCGCAGAGCCTCCTCGATCTCGTGACCATGTGGGAAGTCGCTGAACTTGCGAAACCGTTCAGCGACGAGAACCATCGAGGCACCACCAAAGCCCCAGCGTGTGACCTTGACGATCCAGTCCTTGTGTTCGCCACGGCTGAGGAACGTCGTACCAGGCAGCGCGCTGGGCGTCTTCTCGATCGTCCAGCCGAGCTCCTGCAGGTACTTCAGGGCGTTTGCCTCGACCTTCTTGGAGTCGCCTTTCTTCTGGAACTCGGTGCGGTGCTCCACCGACCAGGTCTTGAAGTAAGGACAGGCCTCCTGGAGGCCCATGTAGAACTCGACCTTCAGTTTGTCGGTCAGCGCAGTTGCCGTGAGACGTTGCTTTGCCATCAGGCGCATCTCAGTCTCCGTGGAAGTGGACACGAAAAGCGCTGATCGACAGCAGACGCTCACCGGCGTTCAGCTTGCCGAACATCATCGTGTCCGGGTAGACGTCCTGCTGGTCAGCCAGGAGCTGCTCGTCGCGCGCTTCCAGCTGCTCTTCAGGGGCATCTTGTTGGACGACCATCGAGTCGTCCATGGCCTGCTCGTCCTTGTAGGTGGACGTATTGGCTTGCAGCCGTTCGTGTGCGAGGAGACGCATGGTCAGCTTCCTTGGAACTCGAACAGCGTGATCTCGAGCGTGCAGGCGTGGGCCGTCAGCCAGATCACGATGTTCGATTCAGGGCTCCGCAGTTGGAGCGAGGTGGCCTGCCGGCTCAGATCTTCGGCGCTCTCGAACGGCTCGACGGCGTAGCCCTGGGCTTCCAGGTAGTCGTCGAGCATAGTGCCGAGACGGAACACGTCCGTGGCGTCGATCTTCAGCGAGCGGCCACCCTGCACGTCCGACGCGTCGACGAACTGGTAGCCGCGCTCGCCAGCGCCCGAGCCGCAGAACAGTTCGAGCAGGCTCTCCTCGAGCGCCGTCTGCTGTTCGAGGTGTGGGTGCATGTCGAGCGCGATCACCCGTTGTCGTGCTTGGAGGTGCATGGTCACTCCTTACCAGGTCAGGCCGTCGCTGATGTAGTCGTAGCTGAACGTGATCGACACGTCCAGCGCCGTCGAGGCAGCGCCGTCGAGCTGCACGTCGCCCACGTCCGTCGGGAACGCGCCGGCGATGATGAAGGTCTGGCTGATGTTGCCCTGGTTGTCGTAGACGTCGAGCTCCAGGTTCACCTTGTAGGCGGTGGAGTCCGAGCCCTTGTTGTTCTTCCACGAGCGCATGTAGTCGCGCCACGCACGGAACTTGAGGATCGTCTCCCAGTCGATCGTCTCGAGCAGCGTGACCGGCAGGGTGTGATCGTAGATCGCGCGACCCGCTTCTTGCTTCTTGGCGCCGTGGAGTTCGATGGGCACCGGTTCGATCTTCGCACCCGGCAGCGCGGTCGTCCGGACCTTGTAGGTCAGCGACTGCGAAGAGCCGGAGGCTCCCGGGATGGTTGGAATGAACAGGTCGAAGTTCCACGACTGCGCGGCATCCGGCAGGTTGAGGATCTGTTGGTAAGAGGTACGTGCCATGTCTGTTCCTTGTGAGGGTGAGCCCCGCCCAGCTGGCTGGCGAGGCGGAGCTGAGGCTCAGGATTACTGCGTGTTGCCGTTGACCTGGCGGAGCACCTCGGTGAACGTGACGCCCTGCTTGGACACGATCACGTTCAGCTGGATCTCGTGGATCGGGATGTTCGGGACGAGCACCACGTTGACCACGAGGATACCGGCGTTGGCCGTCGCTGCCGTGTTGTTGCCGTTGTCGCACTCGACCGTGTACGAGAACAGGCCGTTGCTGTTGACGACGGTGTCCAGGTACTGCGAGCACGAGTTGATGATCTGGCGACGCACCGCGTCCGTGTCCATCTCCTGGAGGGAGTAGAGCAGGAACTTGTACAGCGCGACCTTGATCACGTTGACGATACGGCGGACCGACAGCCACTGCAGGGCGGACTTTTCGCCCGTCAGCGTCTGCTGCTCCCACAGGGCGATGCCCTGGCCGACGAACGTGCGGAAGTAGTTCACCTGCGCGTTGAACAGCTCTGTGGCTTGTCCGTCGTCGTAGGTGTACCGTTGCTTCAGCACATTGACCACACCGCGGTTCAGGCCGGCGATCGAGTAGGCGCTGTTGGCGACACGGTCGGTACGCGCGCACAGGGCGGCGGCCCAGCCGGACGGCGGGCAGTAGATCTGCTTGCCGTTGATCATGTCCGCCTGGAGCAGGTCCGGGCAGAAGATCGCGCTGTAGGTCGACTGGAGGTTCAGCGTGAGGTTGCGGTTGTCGATCGCAGCCTGGAAGCGCTGGGCCGTCGGCGGGGTGTCCAGCAGCGAGACCGCGTCACCACGACCCTGGACCAGCGTGTCGATCGCCAGCTGGTACACCGGATCGGAGATGCCGCCGTTGACGAACACGTTGGTGTTGTAGAGCTGCTTGTTCGTGAACACCTGCATGGCGTTCGCGATCTGGTACGACGTCGGCGTGGAGCCGCTGTCGCCACCGTCCATCGCCGTCTCGTCCACGGTGGTGATCGCCGGCGTGTCGGACAGTGCCGGCACGTTCGACTTGACCTGGATGTAGGACGAGAACGGGTTGATGCGATCTTCCAGCTCCGTCTGCACGCCCGAGCCGTCCACGTGTGCGCGCAGGGTGCAGGTGAACTCCTCCAGGGCGCTCTGGTTCGGCTTCGTGTTGTCGTACACGCTGACGATGAACTCGTCGCCGCCCACGACCTGGCCGATGTCGGTGATCGGTTGCTTCGTGTTGTCCGGCGTGATCGTGCCGTTGTCGACGAACGTCAGGGTGGATGCACCGGTCTGCGCCAGCAGGCCATAGCTCGAGTTCGGGTGCAGGCGACCGTAGAGGTTGTAGCCGATGGCGCCCACGACCGCATCCCAGGTCAGGGTGATCGAAGCCACCGGGACCGACACGCCACCCAGGAGGACCTGAACGATGCTGGAGGCCAGCGACTCGCCGTTCGGGCCCACGGCCGAGACCTGGTACGAGTAGGTCGTCGCAGGCATCGAGCCGGAGCCCAGTTGCGCGTTCGCATCCAGGTTCGTCGGCGTGCCGATGACGGCGGTGTCGATGGCGATCGAGATGTTGTCGCCGTACGAGCCGGGACCGTGGATCGGGTAGAACAGCGCGATCGCTTCTTGACCCGACGTGACCAGGGTGCTCAGGTCGGTGTTGAGGGGATCGGCAGTTGCCTGGCCCACCAGGTTGGTCGCGCCAGCCTGCTGGAACATGAGGATGCCGGCGTACATGGCGCCCGAGCCGACGACGCGGAGGCACCAGGCATCGTTGCCCTCGGAGAAGTAGTTGAGCGCCGACTGGATCGTCATCGACACCGACGGGTCCGGATTGCCGTACTCGTTGAGCACGTCGTTTCCGTTGGTGAAGTGCATCGGCTTGGTCGAGCCTTGCGCGCTGATGATGGGGAACGCGGCCACCGTGATCGACGACGAAGTGATCACCTGCGAGAGGTTGATCTCCGTGACGCGAACGTCAGACGCGCGGCTGATGATTTGGGTCATGTCATTCTGCCCTATGGTGGAGGGTGGATGTCAGTAGCTCAGCGGCTCTTCGTTCAGGCGGCCGGCGAAGGCGCAGGGGCGGCAGGAGCGCTCGCCGAAATCTTGGTAGCCGTCGGCGCCGGTGCGGACTGGGTGGACGCCGGTGCGATCGCGACCTCGGACGAGGCCTGGAGCACGATCGGCGACTTCGCAGTCTTGTCGGCGAACACGGAGACGTTCTCCGCCTGGGCCAGCCAGTTGTTGTCGACCGCGTAGCCTTCGGGCAGGGTGACCCGACGCTTCGGAGCGACCGTGACGTAGTCCTTGATGCCCGCAGGGCCCTTGCAGCGCACGCTGACTTGGTGCGCATTCATGTTCAGCACGTCCATGTGATCCTCGTTGTCTGGTCAGAAGGGGAAGAACTGCCCGCCTGGAGGGACAGCGATGTCCTCGGCGAGCACGACCTGGTTGATCCGGCCACGCGTGAGCAAGGCCGGTTCGCTGACGAAGCCGTGGATCGTCAGGTTGGCGATCACGGGGTACACCGACTCCGTGTCAGCAGGGCTGTCCCGCTTGGGAACCGCCAGGGACTCGGAGAGGGTAGAGCCGACGGTCAGCCGAAGCAGGCCGTACTCGATCTCGAAGTTGAGCGCGTTGGTCCGGCGACTCAGATGCCACCGGCGGATGAAACCGTTGACCGTTTGAACGTCCATCCCATCGTAGTTGTTGGTGATGAACGTGAGCTCCACGTCGAAGTTCACCGGGATGATCCGCGCAGCCTGGAACTGCTTGCCGTCACGGTTCATGGTGACAGGTACGCCCTGGCTCGACAGGCGACGCGAGTTGTAGGAGTCCGGGTTCGGCGAGGTGTTGGTGATCAGGGCGAACATGTACGGATAGGACGGCTGCTTATTGCCGAACATCTTCTTCACGTTCTCCGTCATGTCCGGGCTGGTCACGAACACACTGCGCGTCCGAAACTGCCGCATCAACTCCTGGATGAACCCAGCCCGCACAAGGTCATCGACCGGCTCGATCGACTGCTGTGCAGCCTCTTGTGTCATGGCAGTTCCCCATAAAATTGGTGAACGGGACTGCTTTTCAGAGTCCCATTACGGAGAAAGGGAGCACGGAGCTCCCTTTCTAGCACCGGTAGGGTGCGGTGACGAATTACTTCGTCGCGGCCTTCGGCTTGTCGGCCTTGGCAGCCAGGCGCGCCAGCACGCCGGCCATCGTCTTGGCGGGGATGACTTCCTCGACCGGGGCCGGGACTTCTTCCTCGTCTTCGACTTCGAGCACGGGGTCGCCGTCGAACTCGTCGGCTTCGATCACGGCCTCGCCGCCGTCACCGTCGCCTTCGCCTTCCATCGGGAACTCGCCGGCGCCGTCCATGTCCTCGGCGGCCTGCACGCGCTTGGCGGCAGCGGTCGTCTTGGACGCGGCGGGCTTGTCGTCGCCTTCCTTCTTGGCGGCAGCGGCCACCTTCTCGGCTTCCTTGCGGGAAGCCATCAGCTGGGCGTGCGCCTGGCGGTTGGACGCCTCGATGATGTCGATGGCGGCTTCCGCGTCGGGCATGGCAGCAGCCTTCGCCAGGAGGCGAGCGGCCAGGGTGCGAGCCTTGCCCGCGTCCTTCGCCTTGCCGGTGTTGGCCTTGACCAGCTCGTGCAGTGCCATCGCCAGCACGTCGAGCGATGCGTTGTACTTCATGTCGATCTCCTTGGAGCTGAGGGTTGAGGCCTGATGAGTGGACCGACTGAGGAGGGAGCTAGTTTAGACGGCTAGACATCCCTCCCCAGCCGCATCCGCTTACAGGCGGTAGCCCTTGGCGAAGGAGCGGCTGTTCGCCACCGACACGGCCAGCGCTTCGTGCACGACGAAGCCGCGGCCCGGCACCTTCTCCATCGAGATGTCGATCGGGGTCGACTGGAGGCCGCCGCGATCCGAGTACGCGCCGTGGTTCAGCGCGTCCGAGATCACGTAGAACTCGCCCTGGCCCAGGACCTTGTGCTCCGGGTGACGGAAGGCGTCCGACGTGACGGTCATGCCGTACATCGTGCCCAGCTCGCCGGTCAGCAGCAGTTCGTGGCGGGCCACCGGGTCGATGGCGGTGAAGAAGTCGGAGTTGCCGACCACGTCCTGCCACAGGTCCGTCGCCATCAGCAGGTGCGCGCCCTTCAGGCCCCAGCGGGTGACGTTCGTGACGACCGTCATCAGCGAGTACGGCGTCAGCTGGCCCGACACGATGGTCAGGTTGTTGTCGACGCCCACCAGCGCTTGCAGCTGGTTGTAGTACAGGCGATCTTCGGCGACCATCGTGGCCTCGACGGCCTCGATGTACTTCTCCTGCAGGAGGTCGCCGCTCGACTGGTGCAGGTCGATCTGCGTGATGAACGGGCGGGCCACGACCGACAGTTCGGGCGGCGTGAACCACTTGTCGCGGGTGATCTGCGACTCGACCTTGGTCGGCGAGGTCGACCAGACGGCGGTCACGTTCTTGGTGCGCAGCGGGAAGCGCGGGATCGAGCCTTGCTGGACGTCGATCTTCGCGAGGTACTTGCGCATGAAGCCCTGGCGGTTCGCGGTGATGTACAGCGACTCGCTGATCTTCTCGCCGAGGACGCGGTGGGCTTCCGGGCTGTTGAACGCGGCGTGCACCATGTCCTTGGACTGGGCCGCCGTGATCGCCAGCATGTTGCCCTGCGACGCGGCCTGCAGGAACTTCTGCTGCTGGGCCAGCAGGTCCTTCTTGTTGGACGCGTTCAGTTCGCCCTTGCCGGAACCGAAGCGGCCGATCGCGTACTCGTCGGAACCGGCGAGCTTCAGCTCCGTGGCCAGCACGACGGGGTTCTTGGCGGCACGGAGAGTTGCCTTTTGCATGTTGATGCTCCTAGGTGGTTGGGTGGTCGACGTCTACGCTTAGACGGCGCTGAACTCGAGGCCCAGGAACGGAACTTCCTGGGTCGGGATGGCGACGACGTAGGCGCCGGTCAGGGCCACGCCGGAACCGGAGGTCGTCAGGTAGCCGCCCGCTTGCAGCAGGATGCCGTCCTTGGCGACGTTCGACCAGTCCTTGGACGCGTCGAAGCAGTCGGTGTAGACCGTGCCGCGCTTGATCGCGCCGACCTGGCCGACGTAGGCGCCGGAGTAGCCGCCGGGCTGCACGTCACCCTGGAGGGCACGGGCCTGCACGACCGACAGGGCGTAGTGGTAGGTCACGCGGACGCTGTCGCCGGCGGTGAGGCCGTTGATCGCGTTGCCCACGAGCGTCACGCCACCGGTGATCGGCACGCCGGCGCCGGAGGTGATGTCGTAGACGTAGACCTGGCCGCTCTGCGGGGTGAAGGCCAGCTGGATGGTGCCGGACGACGGCACGACGAACTGCTCGACCTTGGACGCGAAGCTGATGGGCAGCGGCGCGGCCGACAGGCCGGCGAACGAGAAGCCGACGAAGATCTCGCCCGCGGTGCCTTGCGACGGGGTCACGCCCGAGGCGGTGGCACCGGCGGCGCGGACCAGCGCTTGGCCTTCGGCGGTGATGGAAGAACCGGCGGCGACGTTCACTTCGGCGCTGTCGACGATCTTCGTGAGGGGCAGGTACAGCATGTGTATCTCCTGTTGGGAAACGGATGGTGAGGGAGGTTGCGATCAGCCCACGAGCGGGGTGTCGCCGAAGAGCAGGGCATGCGAGCCGGCGTCCTTCATGCCGGCGAGCAGCGCGCCCGGGTACTTGCGAATCGACGGAGCGCTGAGGGCAGCGGTCACGGTCGCGCCGTGGCCCAGGTCCTCGAACTCGTCTTCGCCGTCGATGCAGCCTTCGCCGCCCTCGACTTCCATCGCCGGCTCGTCGTCCATGAAGTCCTCGTCGGACGTCATGTCCAGCGCGTCAGCGTACTGGTTGCGCACTTCTTCCGGAGCAGCGACGATGCGGTTGGCCAGCGTCATGATCGACTTGGCGTAGCCCGGGCCGTGCTCGGCGAACGCGTTGGCGACCAGCTTCTCGGCGCCACGGACGCCGGCGGTCTTCAGCTCGGCGATCAGGGCGTCCTTCAGCGGGTTCTCCGCGTCCTTGAAGAAGCGCTTGTTGATGCCGACGGAGGCGATCGCGATGGAGTGCTCCAGGGCCTTGTCGCGGGCAGCGAGCTGCTCGTGACGTGCCTTGAGGCCCGCTTCCACCTTGGCGGCCACGACCTTGGCGGTCGCCGCGCTGGCCGTCATCTTGACCTTGGACAGGACGAAGCCTTGCTGCACCAGGCCCTTGCGGAGGCCCTTCTGCTCGATCGCGTGCGCCGTCACGGCCTGGTACTGCTCGCCGTCGTAGACGTCGGCAGCGCCGATCTTCTTGGCCTGCTTGGGGCCCATCGAAGCGATCACGCGGTCCTTGCGGAGGACCAGCACGTTGCCGGCCACGCAGGCGAACGCGAGGTCGTCGGTGCCTTCGTCGTCCGGCACGCCGTCGACGTCCAGCAGCGGCATTTCCTCGGCGGTCGATTCCGGGGACGCGAAGTCCGCGCACTCGGCAGCCGGCGCCATGTTCGGCGTACCGGCCATGCCTTCGGCTTCCACCGCGTTCTCGTCGGCGACCGGCTCACCGGTGCCCAGGTCCTCGAACTCGCCGTCCAGGCCTTCGTCCATCATCGGCGCGGCCGTCATGTTCGGCAGATCGTCGAACTCGTTGGCGCTGTCGATGTCGTTCTCGCCTTCGTCGTGGAACTCGCTGTCGTCGACCGACGCGTTGTTCAGGACGGGCATGCCCGCTTCCTTCTCGAGGTAGCCGGCCGAGGGATCTTCCTCGTTCGGCAGCTCCGCGAGCTCGACGGTGCCGTCGGGAGCGCCCTTCGGCACTTCCTTGTCCACCAGGTCTTGCGCGGGTGCGCCGTTGGCCTTCACGGGGGCCTTCGGTGCCGGCTTGGCGGCCGTGGCCTCCACCTTCTTGACGGCAGCCGTCGTCGGCGCCTTCTTGTCACCCGGCATCTTGGGGGTCTCCGTCGAATGCGTGAAGCCGCTTTCGAGCTCGTCAGGGTCGATGAGCATCATCGACTTCTGCGAGTTCTCCAGATCCTGGTCGCCCTGCTCCACCTTCAGCTTGAGGTCGTTGCCGTCATGCGTCATCGTGGTGGAAGCGGCTCGGACTGTCTTGGTCATGAGCACTCCTTGTGTTGAATGAACGAGTCGGCTAGGCTCTGTGTACTAGTCCACAGGGCCTAACCTTCTCAGCTAGAAATCAGGCTGTTCGCCCGCAGACTAAAATTGCATCCCGCAACTCTTGGCTGATTTGGCAGGTCGACCAGTTTGTCAGGCCAAGAAAAAAGCCGCACCCGTTTCCGGTGTGCGGCTTCGTTGTCATCTTGTGGTCATCTGCAGAGCGCTACTCCCGCAGAACGTACTCGTCTTGCATGGCGCGCCAGCGACGTTCCAGCTTCAAGATCTCCGACGCGGTGAGCAGGGAGATCAGAACTGCACGAACAGCGGTGAAGCAACACGCGAACCCGAAGATCCACGAGTAGACATTCCAATCACCTCCGAGGAGTAGCACTCCGCTGAAGGTGAAGCACCACCAACCGAACGTGGAGTAGAAGCTGGCGAGGACGAAGCCTCGCTTCTTCAACGCCTCGTTCCGTCGTTCGCCGGCGTCGCGTTGCGTGATCGTTGCCAGGATCACCAGGGACAAGGCAATCCAGACGAAGCAGATCAGGCGCAGCACGCCCCATCCGTGGAGACCAGACTGGTCGTAGAACGTCATGCCTGGTGGAAGACCCACCGGCTTGATCGCCATGTCAGTGACCGCGCCTACGAACAGCGCGATCCCCGGAACAACCAACGTCTTCGGAAAGTTCTTCAGCGCCTTGAGCATTGACCACTCCAGTGTCTCAAGTTCGTAAGTCGGTGGCCCTCCGTTGTCGGAGTGCCGCAGCGGAGATCATAGGACCTCCGTAGAGCACGTGAACGTGGATCCTCGTCGTGATCACTCCGCTCATCGCCTTCCCTGTTTTGTCTTTCCAATCATAGAACCGGCCGCGGATGCGGCAGACTCTGTTCGCGTCGGCAAGCCTCCGCCCATCTACGTGGGTCAAGAAGCAGTGCAAGGGCAACGGATCGTTGAAAGACTCTCCCACCAGACACAGGACCCCTTCGGGCGGCCTGTGAGCCCGCAGGTAGCGCGCGACGGTAGAAGCTGGTCCTTGGTCCAGCTTCATACGACCGTCCATCATCGCGACCACGATCGCGATGTACGCACGCTGCGAGACACTGATCCTCTGCAAGTGCGTCGTACCCATTGGTTTCTACCAAGTGTGAAGCACGTCCCTCCCTCCGTGCCCCTTGAAGGTGCTCGTCGAGTTACTTCTTCTTGGACGCCAGCTGGACCTTCTGGGCTTCCGAGCCCCCGTTGTTCAGCTTCTGCCCGACGCTGTTCTTCTCGGCGTTGGGCACGGACGTGTAGTCGTCTCCGTGGAGACTGGTGCTGGCTTGCAGACGCGACTTCGCCTGCAGGTCGAGCTTGCGGATGTACGGGTTCTTCATGAGTTCCTCGATGATGGTCGATGATGGTCGTTGAGTTCAGGTCACCAGCTCATCTGGTGGTCAGACAGGGCCGTGACCCACGCAGGGTCGCGAACCAGGGAGTACTCGATCGGCGAGAGGCCGTGCGCGTTGAGGTACGCGATGTGGCGCTTGCCCTGGTAGTCCACGTACCGCCAGTTGACCTCCTTGGTGGAGCCCACGTGGCCGCAGTTCATGAACTTGTTCTCGTGGGCTTCACGGCCGCAGACGGAACAGGTGAACGCGTCAGCCATCGCTCCCATGGAGCCGGTGATGATCTTGCCCTCCATCACCTCCTGCGCGATGTCCGGGTACTTGGTCTTGTCGATCCCGACGAGGCCCATGACCTTGTAGTGCTTGCCCTGGCCGTACTTGGAGATCGCCGTCAGCGCCGTGTCGAAGATCACACCGTAGGCTTTGGTGCAGTCCTCGTTGTCATGCTCCAGATGCACCGGGCAGCCAGTCCAGGCCTTGAAGACCTGTCGATTGATCGGCGGCGGTTGGAACTTGATCAGCTCGGCGAGCGGGAACCCGATGCCGTTGCGGTTCGGGAAGTCCGACGGGCAGATCGGCATCGCCTTGAGGATGTAGTCCTCGATGCGCGGGCTGATGTGGTACGTCTTCGCCGCGAACGGGAGCCACGTCTCGAAGTCGAGACGGCTGATGATCTCGGGAGCGTGCTCCAGATCGACCGCAGGCTCCTGGGAAATGCCGACGCCCTTGATGAGCTGAGCCGCCGTCAGCAGTCGTGCTCGCTCTTCGGAGTCGAAGTATTGTCGAGGAAAGCCCATGTCAGACTCCCACCAGGTGGAGCAGCGTGCCCTTCTTGGCGAACGTGATGCGAAGAGCCGAGGGGCACGGGCAGCTCAGCTTGGAGATCGCGTTGCCGACGGCCACCGTGGTGTCCGCGTGCCAGATGGACTGCTCGCCGGTCTCCGGCGTGTCCTGCGCAGGGTTCAGCGCCTGGTCAGCGGGAACCAGCGTCGCGTCCACCTGGACCGTGCCACCAGTCAGCCCTTGGCCTTGCACGAAGATGCCCTGGTAGACCTGGGCGAACTTCGGGAACAGATCGGACGACGGGAGACGGAAGACGTCGCCGTCTTCGTCAGCGATGATCGTGATGCGGGCGAACGGGGAACGGCGCTTGTCGATACCCGAACCAGTGCGCGTCGGGTTCATGCCGGGACCGGCGTTGCCAATGATTCGGGCCATCGTTTACTCCTTGTGGGCTTGGTCGGCGTCGCCGGCTTCTTCGGACGCCGCACCTTCTTCGGCGTCTTCAGCGGCAGGGCCGGCCAGCTTGGTCGCCTCGTCCTTGACGGCGTTCGCAGCGGCGGCAGCTTCCGCGGCGACACGCGCCGTCTCGGCGGCAGCAGCTTCAGCGGCAGCCTTGGCCTCCGCTTCCAGCTTCTTCGCTTCCTCGACGGCCTTCTCCTCGGCAGCCTTGGCTTCCGCCGCCAGTTGTTCGGCCTTGGCCTTGGCGGCCTCCGCTTCTTCCGCCGCCTTCTTCGCAGCCGCCTCGATCTTTGCGACGTCGTCCTCGACGACAGTCTTCACGGTGGCAGCGCGCTTCGCCACTTCCTGCTCGTAGAGGTGGAAGTTGTCGCCGATGTGGGCGAAGCCCGAGCTGTGGAGAAAGTCGCGGACCTTCTGGAACTCGGAGACGAGGAAGCCTTCGCCCTCGCTGAGGACGTGTCCGGCTTCGATCATTGCTTGCTTCAGGGTCAGCATGGTTGTTCCTTGATGTTGGGAGGGGCACCGCGAGGGTGCCCCGTGTGCTTCATGAAATTGCGGACTGCGCAGGTCAGCGACGACCAGCAGGCTTCTTCGGCACCGGCTTCACCGGCTTCTTCGGAGCCTGCTCACGGTTCATCTTCGTCTTGCGCTGGAGCTCGCGGCGTTCGTCCGGATCCTCGTCGTCATCACCGGAGTTGGTCTCCGGATCAGCGTGGACGTCGATGAACTCGTCGTCCTTGGCGAGGCGTGCCAGCTTGAGGCGCGCGTTGTCACGCTTCAGCTCGTCCATGTTCTCGATGACGATGCCGGCGTCCATGATGGACTTCAGCACCTTCCGCGCTCCCATGGAGTTGTTGACGAAGATGGACAGCGTCGGCGAGCTGAGGAACCAGCGGGTCGACGGGTGCTTCATCTGCGGGCTGATCGCGATCTTCGAAGCCGGGTGACCAGGGCCTGCGGGCAGGCACATATAGATCACACCGTAGGAGGGCTCACGCTCTTGCTTCGCCGCGTCGGCCTGCTCCGCCATGTTCGTGTGGCCGTCGTTGACGACCAGGGCGAACAGGTTGAGCTTGGTCTTGTCGGCGCTCGGCTTGAACTCCTGGCGCATGAAGTTGTTGAACCCTGGCTTCGACACCAGCTGCGTGTAGAGCTTCGGGTGCGAGAGGTTGCCACCTTGCAGCTCGTCGAACAGCAGTTCGAACGCGTCGTTGTCGGTCGCGTTCGTCGTGTCGAGACCATGCTCCACCCAGAGCTTCGCCTGCTTGATCAGCTGAGACGCAGAGCGGACGCGGGTCTCGTAGTAGCTGGGATCCTTGCGGAAGCCCAGGGCCTGGAGCGCCTTGGACGCCGTGTCGTTCTCGCCCATCGCGTAGGACAGCCGGATGTAGCCGTTCATCAGCGTCAGCTCGAGGTTGACCGCCAGCTTCGACTTCTTCTCGACGAACAGGCTCTTCTTCTGCACCGCCTGCTTCTTCTGCTCGGCTTCGCGCTCCTCGATCTCCTTGCGGGTGATGCGACGATTGCGGATGACCGTACCAGGCACGGTGATCGGAGCAGTGACCTCCAGGCCGGCCGCTTGCGCCAGCTTGTTCCGCATGTCGATGCCGTTGGTCTCCGTACGCGTCATGATGAACACGTTGGTCGCCTTCAGCTTGACCGCCGCAGTCCCGTCGTCGAGCGCCACGTTGATCCGGGTCACGAAGCCCTTGCCGCCGATCGCAGCCGCACCGCTGATGCGACCGTCGCCGAACTCGCAGTGGCAACGCTTGCCCATGACCTTCGCGCGCTGCTCCTTCACGACTTCCGAGTCGGTGCTGTCGTCTTCGACTTCCGGCGTCTCGTCGTCGCCTTCCTCGTCCTCCTGGGTCAGCTCCATGCCCAGGTAGTTGTCGACGCGGATCAGCCCCATCTCCTTGGCGCTGTAGAGCTCGGTGCCTTGGGCGTAAGGCACGCGGGCCAGCATGGCCGCACCCGGAGGAACCGGCGCCTGCTCGACTTGCGTGAACTTGAAGCCGCCCTCGGCGATCGTCTGCTCCTTGTACTCCTTATACTCGGCCTGCGTGATGTCGTTGAGCGCCTTCATCGACGACTGGTACTTGGCCAGGTTCGAGTTGAAGTCGTTCATCGTCTTGATCGTCTCCAGGTTCATCGGGATGACCGGGATCGGCGGGATCGCTTCGTCGTTGTACGCGGGGTTCCGCGAGTTGTCGAACTTGGCGAGCGCCACGATCTTGGCACGCAGACGCGCGGCCTTGGTGATGTCGATCGTGTAGTTGGCCACGATCGTGTCGAACAGCAGCTCTGTCCGCTGGTCGCCCTGAACCGAGAAGTTCGGGCGTTCGATCCGGGAGTCACCCTGCTCCTGCTCGCCTGGGTTCCACACGCCTTCCATGCGGACCAGGTAGCCGGCTTGCTGGAGGTTCAGACCGACTTCGAGCGACTTGCGGATGCCGATCATCCAGCGGATCTTCGGGTCCGTCTTGAAACGGTTCACGAACTCGGTCTTGTTGCCGGTCTTGTACAGCAGACCGCAGGACCGGAGTTCCTCCGGCATCGCGTTGAACAGCGAGTCGGTGGTCTCGTTGTAGTTCGTGAAGATCAGCGCCTTGGTCTCGTGCGAGTCCAGGTAGAGCTTCAGTTGCTTCGCCAGCTCGCGAGCCTTCGGCGAGATCAGGTCTTCACCGGAGAGAGGTGGGTGGACCTTGCCGTTGCGATCCTTGAAACCATGCTTGGCGTACGGGTGCCACGCAGGGTTGCTGACGAACCGCTCGATGTTGGCGAGGTAGGGTTGCAGCGCAGGACCCACGTCCTCTTCGTCTTCATCCTCCTCGTCGTCACCGCCTTCAGCGTCGCCCTTCTCCTTGTCGCCGCCCAGGTCGGAGAACGCGGCCTCGTCTTCGGCGGTCGCGGCCTTGCCGGTCAGCTTGTCCAGCAGCTTCTTCGCGTTCTTGTCGGTCTCGGCCTTCTTGCGGATCGACTCCACCATCTCGTCGAACAGAGCGTCGTAGACCGCCATCTGCGCGTCCGTCAGCGTGACGGCGAGGAAGCGGTCGCGACGCGGAGGCAGCGCGCACGCCCACTCCTTGCGCTTGGCCGGAGCCCAGACCACCGAGTTCTGCAGCGTCGGCAGCACGGTGTTGATCGAGTCAGGACCCGTCGTCTTCCAGGACAGCACGCGGTTGCCACTGACCTTGTCGCCGTACTTCGCGTTGAACTGGGCACGCGTGCCGAAGATCGTCGGGTCGAGGATCGCCATCTGGCCCGGCAGGTCAGACGGGCTGTCCGGGTTCATCGTACCGGACGCCACGCGCTTCTTCTTGATGTCAGCGACCAGCGTCATCACCGCCTTGAAGCGGGCGTTGCCGGCGTTGCGCAGGAAGTGCGACTCGTCCATGAAGACGTAGCCAGGCTTGAAGCGGCGGATCATCTCCACGATCGGGTAGACGTAGATCGTCGAAGTACCGTAGACCGTGGCACGACCCATGTACTTCAGGCAGTCGTAGTCGACCACGAGGATCGTGTTGATCGGCGCCGTCTCCAGGATCTCCTGGAAGCGCTTGAGGCCAGTCGTCTGGATGTTGTAGGTCGTGACCGGGATCACGTTGACCTTGCCATCCGTGAACTCCACGATCTCCGACACGTAGTTGGCGACCAGGTGGGACGGGCACATCACCAGGTACGGAGCGCTCTCGCCAGCCGCCACCTCGTTCAGGACATCCGTGATGGCCAGCATGGACTTGCCGCCACCGGCATCGACCGGCAGGGCAGCCAGGTCAGGACGGTCACGCAGGATGTTGCGGATCTTCAGCTGGTGAGGCAGGAGACCGCCGTTCTCCGACTGGAACTTCGAGGTCAGGAGCGGGATCGGAGGCGGAGTCCACCCAGGCAGGACGCCCTGCTGGAGCGCAGCCTTGTTGATCGTGTTGGACTCGACCGTCGTCTTTGTCAGGTCCGCACCGTAGTTGGCCAGGAGAGCCAGCAGGCCGAGCTGCTCCGTCATGGTCTTGACGGCGTAGCGGACGAACAGAGCCTCGAGGTTGGCGATCATCGACGGCACGAGGGCCTTGATGAACCGCGCGATTGGCTCGAGCAACATCTCCGGGTTGTCGACGATCGAGTCCTTGGTGACCGGCGTGCCCTCGTTGTCAGCCTTCAGGGTCAGGCTGTCCATCACGTCGTAGTAGCGCAGGTGCGCGCTCTTCGTGATCTCCATCCAGGTCTTGAAGGCGAAGACCGCGTAGTCGCCGATCTCGAGGTTCGGCTTCGAGCCGAAGGCACCGAGGACCGACGTGGCGCCGTAGTCGGTTGCGGCGATCGAGACGCGGCACTCCTTCGCGTAGTAGCTGATGGTCTTGACGTAGTCCTCGCTCATGTCCCGGCGAAGGACGTTGAGCGCCATCGAGGCGGTGCACTTGCGCAGGTGGGCCAGGTCGAGGATGACCGGCTTGCCCACGGAGTTCGAGTACGTGAACTTGTTGTTGACCCAGTCGGTGAGGATCGGGATGTTGTTCGGCAGATGCGGCTCGACTTCTTGGCCCAGCTGACGCAGCGCGAACTCGCCGTTCTCCTTGGAGCCGGCCGCCGAGTACATGGACTCGTAGCGCTCCGTGTTGTCGCACTCCTTGGGAATCCAGATGGGCTCGCCGGAGGTGAGGATGCCGATGTTGAAGGCGTCGACGCGCTCGTCACCCGGCAGGTGCTTGGGCAGCGTCGTCGCGATCTTCGACATCGACATAGACGTCTTGCCGTAGTTGACCGACACGTACTCGGCCTCGACCCAGCCGACCATCAGCGGGTACACGTCAGACGGACGGATCTCGACCCAGTCCTGGCTCGTGATGTACTGCGCGGCAGCCTTGTCGAGCTTCAGGGTCAGGAACATCATCGTGCCCTGACCCTGGACGGTCTTGTAGCGCACGTCGACGAGAGCTTCGCTGAAGACCTTCATGGCCTTCGGGGCGAGGCCAGCGCCCTTCAGGGCCTGGGCAGCGGGGAACACGGCCACCGACTTCTCGTCCACGTTCTTCATGGACGATTCGATGTTGGCGCGACCTTCCTCGGTCAAGGCCGGGCCGTCGAACAGGGAGATCAGGGCAGCCGCGCTGTCGGGACCCGTGAACTTCGCGATCGGGAGGCCGACCAGGAAGTAGGAGTCGTCGCCCTTGTTGACCTTCTGGAGCGTCGTGTACTGCGCCAGGTTGGACTTCAGGCGGTTCTCGGCGAACTTGCGGAGGCTCTGGTTCTTCAGCTTCCGGTTCTTGCGGTCTTCCTCGGTCTTGCCGACCGGCATCTTGCCGGTGATCATGGCCGTCATGTCCATGATGGGACCCAGCGCGACCTTCAGCAGGGTCTTGCGGGGATCGCCTTCATAGTTCCAGTTGAAGACACCCATGAAGCCGCTGTTCAGCTGCTCCTTGGTCAGCGCGAACTCCTCGTGCGGGACGAGGTTCGTCATCGGGCGAACCGCCAGGTGGGCTTCGACGAGAGCTTGGCGTTCAGCGCTTGTACTCGTGTTCATATGCAGACCTTGCTTTGTAGAACGATTGGAATTGGGCGAGCTCCTCCAGGTCAGCCGGACTCAGCTGATCCTCCTTGAAGCCCAGGTAGAGCTCCTTGTACCGCTGAAACGTCAGCGGACTGAGCCCGATCTTGAAGAACCGATCGCGCAGTTCTTCCTTGTTGATGCGGAACTTGGCGGTCCCGGGACCGCAGCCCCTCTTCTTCAGGAACTGGACCTTCGCGCGATCCAGCGCCTGAGGAAACGAGACAGCGCTGACGTCCCCTTCGGCACCGTCGCGGTTCCAGGTGAAGGTCAGCTCTTTGCTCATAGCCGGCGAATCCTGTCGAGGCGTCGACGCTCCCTGTACGTGTTCATCAGGGGCGCCCACAGGTTGTCGAGGACGTACTGCTCCTTGGTCGCCGCATCAGCAGGACCATCGGAGCTCCACATGGGAGCGATCGGGCACTTGATCTCGTAGCCGATGTGCCAGCGACGCGGCCCGTTGATGCTGTCGTTGTAGACGAACACCGTGAGCCCAGGGTCAAGCTCCATGCAGTAGCGACGGTGGACATCACGCGCAGGGCTGAACCGATAGCCACCCTTGAGCCTGAACAGACTCTTGATCCAGGTGGGATCGTCCATCTGAAACTGCACCGAGACGATCAGCGAGAACCCGTAAGGCTCGACGCGGCACTCTCGGTGGACGAGCCGAATCACCTTCAGGTCCCTGGTCAACCCGGTGACGTTCATGGCGCGGACGAAGACGGTGCGCTGCATGAACAGGTAGTTGCGGATCGCGATGTCCGTGTCCTGCTTCGGGTCCACAAATGGACTGAGGCCGGCGGACTTGCAACCGGCCCTGTAACGGGCAATGGCTGTAGTCCAGGCCGACCTGGTATCTTGTGGGAGCGAACGGCACGCGGCAAACCAGATGGCGACCGCGTGCGGATTGAAGTTCCGCGGGAAGTCAAGTGGACCCGGCGGCTTCACCAACGGTTTGGACTGTGGACCCATAGTGACCTCTATTTATCGTTCGCTCCTGGAGCTCCGATCAGGCCTTCATGACCGGGATGGCAGGCGGCACGTCGTCGACCAGCAGGGGCTGATCGTCCGGCGCTTCCGTGGAGCCGTCGTTGTTCGTCAGTTCCTGGACGACCGGCTCCTCTTCGGACGGATCGCCATCGACCAGCAGGTCGTAGGCGGCGCCGTCGGAGATCGGGTCTTCCGTGTCGGCTTGAACCAGCGAGTCCTTGGCGTTCAGCTGGGCCAGCTCCTTCAGCTCCGTCTCGTTGAACAGCGAGGCGTTGAGCGTCAGCATGCCTTCCGGGCCCAGTGCGTGCTGCATCTGGGGACGCAGCGCGGGATCAGCGACCGTCATGCCGGGTTGATCCGACGTGTCGTTGGCCTTCACGGCTGCGACCGAATCGGAGCCGTGCGACAATGCGGTGTCCATTTCGCTCATCAGGTCCTTGTAGCGGCTCTCGGCGACGTCGTCACCGGCCTTCTCGGCTTCGTGCTCGCCGTGTTCCGCCTTGCCCAGCTGGCGTTCCAGCTCGGTGCGCGCGTCCTCGTCCACGTCAGCTGCGACGTAAGACGACGGAGGCACCGTGTCCTGCACGATGTCGGCAGTCGCCAGCAGTCGTTCCTTGGCTTGGAGTTTCAGCGTTTGCATCATGTTCCTTTGTTCGGCTTCCACAGACCTTCAGTGGTGCCAGTGCTTGGCGTTCTCCGCGAACTGCGCCATCTTGGCAGCGTGTCCGCCGGCGGCCTTGCCCTTGGCGATGTCGGCTTCCGTGATGGGCTCGTCCTCGGACTTGCCGAGCCAGCGATGGAAGTCGCCGTGCTTGATCGGTCCGATCTTGGCGATCACTTTGGATTCAGCCAGGCGCTGCTTGGCCTGGAGGACGAGTCGACGAGTCATCTTGACCTCACGGTGTGTAGGGTTTCAGCTTCGGCTTCCGCCCGTAGGGGTTCTTCGGTTTGGCATTCTGTCGCTCCGGTTGGCGCGCCAGGTGGGTGTGGCGCGCGTCATGGCAGCCATGACACAGAGTGATCAGGTTTCCCATGGTCGTCGTTCCGCCATCGCTGAGTCGGATGATGTGGTGGACTTCCTTTCCAGGTTTGCCACAGACCACACCACCTCGACGCGACTGACAGAGACCACCATCGCGAGTCCACACCGCATCCCGGATCGTCCACCATCCCTGAGCATCGTTGGAGTAACTATCACGTTGGATACGGGCGGTGCCGCTGGCGCTCTTGCGAACAAACGGCCTTCGTCGGTTGAACATAAAATTGCGTTCCCCAGGAGTTGGTCAGCCCTGGCAGTCCGACCCGTTGTACCTGCGATCCAGGTAAGCGAACGAGAGGAGACCACCACGGACCATCAAGCTCTCCAAGCCGGTGAGGCGATGCAGCTCGTCGTCGGTTGCGACGAACACTGGGCCACCTTCCACGTTCCACACGATGAACGGGTTGTGAAGCTCCCATTCGGAGCGAGGAGCCCAGTTGGGATCTTCGAGCACGGTGAACCCGTCGAGCCGACACCGCCGGTTCTTGATGATCCGGTCGCCTGACTCCACAGGGGCGCCAGGTGGAAGCGGCCGCAGGGTCAGCAGGATGTCCTCCTGCGACTCTGCGATCTTGAAGTGCATGGGCTTCACGATGGTCTGACGGCGTCCCATCATTGATCCTTCGAGGCCGGTTGGACAGCAACGGTGCGCGCCGTGAAGTACCAGTTGATGACAGCCGCCTGGAGGGCCGTCAACGGCACGCCGATCGCAGCGAGAACCAGGGCGATGTCGGTGCCCGGTCGCGCCTCGTTGACCTCTGCGAAGTGCATGCCCCAGCGGAGCTCCATGAACGTCATGAACAGGGTGAACAAGGCCACCAGGTGCTTCTCCACGTCCCGCTGGTCGAACCAGTCCCAGAACATGCCAGCGATGCGGAGAACCTTGGAGACCTGCTGCTCCTCGACAGACACGGTGGTCGTCTCTGTGGCGGTCTCTGTCTTGGTGACCGTTGCGGTCTGCGTGGTGTCAGTGTTCTGATCGTCAGCCATGAGCTGCTCCTTCTAGTTCCAGGTGTCCCAGTTCAGAGGATCTCCGGGACGTTGTTGACGTCGATGGCGGGTGCGGCGAGAGGCCGCAGGTACATGATCTTCCAGACGGATGTCAGACCTGCGTCGCTGCTGTGTGGGTCGTGGACCAGCCTGTCGGACGGCCACATGGACTGCCAGGAAGATCCTGCAGAGGCCCTCACAGAGCGATCACCGCCGTAGACGACTGCGTGGTGACCGCCGCGAACCGTAGGACCAGTCGCCACGTAGAACTCCGGGAGATCACGCAGGTTCCGCAGATCGTCCTTGTCGAACTCTGCCGGGACGTTCACGTTGTAAACTGTGATGACCTGCAGGCGATGCACGAGCTTCATGTACTCGTCGAGGCGTGCGTTGTAGTCCGGGCGTCCGTACATCTGGTGGAACGGAGGCACCATCCAGAGCGGGAGCTCCAGGATGGACGCCCAGCAGGCGGTCACGCAGTCGCCGTTGCCGATCGTCTGGTCGTTGTAGATGATCGTCTGCTTCACGGGTTTCATCAGTAGAGGTCCTCCGAGAACAGCTCCCAGGAATCCTGGTTGCCTGTCTTCCGCACGATCTGGTGTTGCCTCCGGGCGATCGAGTAGGCGTCACTACGATCCCAGAAGTCACCGAACTGGTCGACGAAGCCTTGGATCTGGCCCTCCATGTCCAGATTGGCCTTGACCCAGGCGGCGAACTGGGCTTCCGAGGTCTCCGCTGCAGGGTAGGCCAGCACGACGATCTGCTGAAGCTGATCATGCATCGTCGAGTCCCAGTGCCGCGGACTCACCAGCTTCAGCGACTTGGAGCCCCATTGGATCAGGACGGCCGCGCAGACGATGCGGCGCAGCGCAGGGTCCGGCGCCCACTTGGTTGGCGCCACTGCGTTGGGAGCCGACCCGTCGTTGAGCTTGATCAGCTCCTTCGGGTCTTGGGTCATGCGGCGACTCCGACGCCCAGCAGGGCCTTGAGGTCCAGCTTGGCCGTCCCGAACTTGGGAACGAAGTTCTCCATGTCGTTGTGCAACGACGAAGACGACAGGTATTCCAGCGCGCCGTCTTCCTGCGGAGCGGCCTGGATCTTGTCCGAGTCGTCGACGTACTCGCGCATGTAGCTGATGTTGAGAAGCGGCAGCTTCTTCGAGGTCAGACCCATGCCGTTGGTCGCCTTGATCTCGCGATACTCGATGTGCTCGCAGAGGATGCCCTCGTTGAGACCCATGATCGGGCCGTGGGAGAACAGGTACTGGGCCCAGGCCTTCTCCTGCTCCGCGGCCGTCCGGTAGATCTGGAGGGCCCGTTCACGGTTGTCGCCGATGATCTCCACGAACTCCGGATCGTCCTTGGGCAGCGCCTTGATGATGTGCATGACCAGCGACAGGTGGATGTTCTCGTCGCGTGCGATCAGCTTGCCGATGTCGCCGGAACCGGGAACCATCAGGCGCTTCTTGAAGTTGAAGAGCGTGGCGAAGAAGTTGAAGAACCGCAGGGCCTCCAACGCGTTGGCCTCGCACAGCGCCAGGTACAGGTTCTCCTTCGAAGGATGGGCGACCATGCGATCGTAGGCGTCGCTGATGGCGGCCGCGCACTCGGTGATCGCCTTGATCGTCGGGATCTGCTCCACGACGGCGCTCGGGTCCGGGTAGATGGCGCGCAGGATGTGCGTGTAGGACTCGCTGTGGATCGTCTCGAACTGCTGCCAGGTCGTGATGCAGTTCGACAGCGAGGGGTCGGTGCAGACGGTGCCGAACACGCGGGACGGCTCCTCACCCTGCTTGGTGTCCAGCATGATCGCTCGCTGCAAGCCCGAGGTAAACACGAACTGGTCCGCGTCGGTCATCGAGTTGAAGCTCCGTCGCTCGCCGGACATCGGGATGACTTCCGGCTCCCAGTGGAAGCTGCGCATCAGCTTGTTCAGCTTCTCGAAGATCGGGTAGCGCGGCTTGTCGTAGCGAGCGATGGGCTTGCCGCCCGGCGCGAAGAACAGGTTGGTGGGGGTCGCGTACATGGTTTGCATTGTGTTCTCCGGTCGTCGATCAGATCTTGCAGGCGCCGCTTTCGCAGCCGTCGTCGGCTTCTGCCGGTTCGGACCCGTCAGCCAGCTTCGGCTTCCGCACGTTCGAGTAGTAGAGCGTCTTGTAGCCCAGCTCGTAGGCCAGGCAGAACACCTCGGCGAAGTTGGACAGCAGTACCTTGTCGGTCGCCGGATCGCGGCTCATCTTCATCGGGTCGAACGACGTGTTGGCGCTGATGGCCTGGTCGTAGTAGTGCTGGACCGGGGCCAGAGTCTTGAGGTACGCGATGGGATTGACGTCCCACAGGGTCTCGTACAGGTGGTTGTACTTGGCGAAGTCCGGCACGACCTGCGGGAGCGATCCGTCCTTCGAGTCCTTGGTCGACACCAGGTCCTTCGGAGGTTCCACGCCGTTGGTCTCGTTCGCCAGTTGAGAACTGGTCTCGCTGGGCATGCCGGCCATCAGCGTGGCGTTGCGAGTACCACCGGCGGCGATCATGCGCTTGCGAAGCGCTTCCCAATCCAGGGTTTTCGGGAGCACCAGCTTCGACGACTCCCAGGGGAACCAGCCACGGCTGTACTTGGTCTCCTTCTTGCACGGACCCAGCTCTTCCGCCAGCTCGACAGAAGCCTCGATGAGGTAGTAGCTGATGTGCTCGTACAGCAGGTTGACCGCCTCGATGGTCTTCGCCTCGCCCCAGCGCAGCCCGTTCTTGACGAGCCAGTGGGCGAACCCGATGACGCCGATGCCCAGCGGACGGTACTCCTCGACGCTGAGACGCGCTTCCTCGAGCGGGTAGTCCTGATAGGTCAGGAGCGCATCCTTGGTGCGCACGGCGATTCGGCAGTCGCGACGCAGAGCTTCGCGGCCTTCGGCAGTCGAGATGTCGACCTTGCCGAGGTTGATCGCGCCCAGGGTGCAGAGCGCGATGCGGCCGATGCTGTGATCTTCCGACGACACAGGAGTGGTCGCCAGGCAGATCTCGACGCACAGGTTGGTGCTCGTCACCGGCTCCAGGAACGGCGTCTGCGTGTTGACCGTGTCGGCGAACATGCAGTAGACGCGCCCTGTCTCGAACCGTTCGAGCACGAACTTCTGGGCGACCAGTTCGGCAGGGATGGACCGCTTGGTGATCCGGCTGTCACCCTCGTACTTCTCGTAGAGGCGACGGAACTCGTCGACGTTGGAGCTGTAAAACGCATCGTAGAGACCAGGCACGTCCTCCGGCGAGAACAGGGTGATGTCGCGACCGTCACGCCACCGCTCGAAGAACACGAGGTTGAAGGCCGGCACGTAGTCGAGCGTGCGGACGCGCGTTTCCTCGGTGCCCTTCTCGTTCTTCAGCTCGATGAGCGACTCCAGCTCCAGATGCCAGAACATGTAGTTGTAGGTCGCAGAGGCACCGCGGACGCCACCCTGGGCCGAGCTCTTGAGATCGCCGTTGAACTTCTTGATGAACGGGATCTGGCCGGTCGAGATCGCTTCACCGCCACGGATCGGTTGGTTCACCGCACGGATGCGGCCGCCGTCGATGCCGATGCCGGCCTTCTTCGATGCGTAGCGGAGGATCGCCTGACCAGCCCGTTCGATCGAGTCCAGGCTGTCGCCAGCGGAGATGACGACGCAGCTGGAGAACTGCTTGACCAGCGAGCGGACACCTGCCATGACCGGCGTGGGCTCGCTGAGGCGGTGCGTCGAGATCGCGTCGTAGTAGTCCTTGATGGCCTGCATGCGGGTCTCGCGCGGCTCGTTGGAGCACAGGGTCGCGGCCACCATGATGTACGGGAACTGGAAGGACTCGGTGGGCTTCCGGGTCTTGCGGTTCTGGCACAGGTACTTGAGGCGCATCTGCTCGGCGCCGGCGTAGCGGAACAGGTCGTCGCGCGTGTGGTCGATCATGCGGTTCAGCTGGTCGATCTCGTCCTCCGTGTAGAGGTCGTAGATCGCCGGATCGTAGAACTTCATGCGGACGTTCTTCGCGATCACGTAGCTCAGATGCGGCGGCTTCTTGTCGGCGAACGCTTCCTTGCGGACCTTGAACCAGACGAGGCGGGCCGCCACGTGGTCGTAGTTGGGATAGTCCTCGGAGATCAGGTCACGCGTCGACGCGATGAGCGTGTCGTGGATCTCCGACGTCTTCATCTTGTCGAAGAACTTGAGCTCCGCGTTGGCCTCGATGTCGGCGACCGACACGCCCTTGATGGGTGGCAGGTTCTCGTCACCGTTGACCGCCCAGTTCAGCACGGCGTGGATCTTGTTGATGTCCCGTTCTTGCAGCGAGCCGTTGCGCTTGGTCACGCGGCCCTTCGACGTCGGCTTGGGAGCCGGTGCGGCTCCTTGTTCACCAGCGAACGAGAGGGCAGCAGTCGATTCGGTCTTGTCCATGTGTTTGGATCCAGGTAGTTGGTCGATGATCTGTCAGGGTGCAGCAGCTCAGTCGCAGTGCCGCATGTGGAGGAAGTCCTCCCACAGGTCCTTGGAGCGCTGGACGTAGCGGCTGAGGGTCCGGCGCTGGCGTTGCTGCACCGTCTGGTTGCCGCTCTTGAGCCAGGTGTGGTGAAGCACCCGCTCGATGGACTGCACGTCGTTGGGCACGGCCTGGTAGTCGTCGTCGAGCCACGGGATGTTGGCGCCGATGACCGGCACACCGACGGACACGGCGTCAGCCAGGACGATATTGAAGGTCTCGGACATGGAGACCTGCGACACGATGTCCATGTCGGTCAGCAGCGCCTGGAACTCCTCGTGCTCCATCCACGGGATCTCGATCAGCTGGTGCGGAGCCATGCGGTTGAACAGGGAACGCAGGGCGGTCAGCAGCGAGTCGCCCTTGTTCTCCACGCGGTTCGCGTTCACGTAGAACTTCAGGGTGAGGCCCATGCGCTTTGCCACGTGGAGCGCAGCCAGCGCCTGGTTCATGTGGTTCTTCAGCGGACGGATCGCGCCGAAGCAGCCGACGTGGAACTCGCCGTGCTGCTTGACCTTGGAGTGGCGGATGACCAGCTTCTGCAGGAACTCCCAGCACACCGACGAGGTGGTCTTGAAGTCGTAGTAGTTCGGCAGGTACAGGATCTTGCCGGACAGGCCTTCGTCTTTCTTCAGCTCCTCGAAGTTGCGCGCCGCCTCCGGGCTGTTGAACGCGACGGCGATCCCGTTGCGCAGGTAGTCGATGGTCCAGCCGAACATGTTGCCTTCGTGGGCCAGGAACTCGGTGTTCGAGTGGCAGCGGATGATGAACTCGGCCTCGGGGTGCAGGGCCTCCAGGACCTTGAACTTGTCCGGGACAACCCAGAAGCCCTCGATGATCACGTGCGTCGGCTTGAACGCTTCGATCTCCGGGTTGATGAAGTTGTTGTTCTCGACCTGGACCATCTTGCAGACGACGCCCAGCATTTCCAGCGCCTTGACCATCTGCTGGACCGAGACGCTCATGCCGGACGGGAGGGGGCCGCCGTTGGAAGAGTAGCCCCAGGACCCGTAGGCGCCACCGGGGCGGGTCTTGAGGACGAAGAGGACGCGTGGTCCAGGGTGGTGATGAGGCGCACGGCCGAAGTTCATGGTGGTTTCCTGTGCAGGTGCGGAAGCCCTCCGGAGAGGGCACTGTGACGTATTTACAGTCTTGGGCGAGGCCCATGCCTCTGCGTGACCGCGTTGCAAGCCGGACAAGGCGTCAGCCCCTGGTCGAGCTTTTGTCTCACGTTGGAAGGTGTGATCTTGAACTGACCATGCACAGCACACCAATGCTCAGTGTGCTTGACCGCGCCCAGGTAAGGGCCGTCGAGGCGGTACTGCTTGGTCTTGAACTTCGAGGCAAGGTAGGCCTTGTAGGAGGCCTCGCCGTTTGCCAGTCGATGGACACGGATCTGTGGGCCGCGAGCAGTCTCGCCGCAACGTGGGCATGGAGGGATGCCCTTCTTGAGACGAGTCATAACGTGACATGGTGCAGTCTCCACGACACCGTGGACCTTGCACTCATGCTTTGCATAGCAGCCTCGTCCGTGCATGCGCCCTAGGAGACGGAAGCCCTTCACAGGCTTGAGCAGGCGAACGTACTCGTCGCGGTCTTCATCTGTTGTGTGGGTAGCCCCTTCGCCGCCATGCGAGCGATTGAGGAGAGGCCCGAGCTTCAGATCCTTGCGTCCGAAGTGGGCGATCAGGTCGCGTTCGAGAGCGAATGCAGCCGCCTCTTCCATGTTGGTCTTCAACATGACCAGCTGGGGCTCGTGCCCTTCACTGGTGAGGCGGCGCATCCAGGCGGCCTTGGTCGACCGAATGAACCGATGATCTTCTACGTTGGCAGACCGCTCAGCACGAATGCCACGGCCCTTGCCAATGTACTTGGGCAGGCAAGGGAGGACCTTGCCAGTGCCAGGACAGCGAGCCTTCCCAGGCTTGCGCGGGTCAAGCAGTGCGTACACGTAGAAGTCTGACATGAAGCGACCCTTTCATTACCTTTGAGGATGAAATTGTCGCTCGTCACTCAGAAGGGAACACCGCCACGGCCCCAGCCGAAACCACCGCCGTACAGGGACGCAGTCGTCAACGTCAGATGCACGCTGCCCATCGCACCGCGCTGGAGAGCCGAGAAGTTCCCATCGCCGTTCGGGCCGGAACCATCGCCACTGGTATTTCCTTTCACGATGAGGTTGACCTTGATCGGCTTGAGATCGTTGTCGAGCTGCGACTGGATCTTCGAGGCCATGTTGTCCAGGTAGGACGTGCGGTCCACGTCCAGGCTGATGTTGGCGCCCGCGAAGTTGAACGCCTTCTCGCCTTCCATGAGGTACTGGGCCTCCAGCGCAGACTTCTCGGCGCAGAGCAGCCAGTACTCACGGACGACGCCCTTGGCCTTGGTCATGGTGAACGACGTGAACTGACCCTGCCAGCCGTTGAACAGGTCCATGCCGCGCCGCAGCCACTTCGAGATCTCGGTGGACGGGAACTGCGAGTCAGGAGTCCCGTACAGGGTCTGCCGTGCCTTGTTGACCTTGGACTTCACGTCCTCGATGGCGTTGATCATCGAGTCGGTGACGATCCACAGAGAGCTGGCCTCGCGGAAGATCTGGTTCGGGTCGTTCCAGAACTTCCACACGACCTGGTAGGGCTCCCACGTGGGCACCATGGCCGTCGTGTCCATGGAGGCTCCGACCCAGTAGCCTTGTTGGACACGCTCCGGGTCTTGGGTGATCGCGAGGCTCGCAATCAGGTCGCCGTCCTTGCGGAGCTCCATCACGTAGTTCTGGTAGAGCACCGAAGTGACCAGCGAGAGCTGCGCAGGGTCGCCTTGCATCTCGATCTGGTCGACGGTCCCCACCTGGATGTCGACGAGCCCGGTGACCTGGATCGCCTCGGACTGGTAGAAGTTCTGGCCGGCGACCTTCAGCGTGTATCGCAGCTGGTACGGGGCATCCGGCGACGGCGGGATGTCAGCCGGGATGTTGATCAGGGAGCGGGCAATGACTGTGTTGGCGATCCCGTTGTTCTTGATCACCAGGTCGAATGCATTGCCCGAGGCGTAGATCGTGCCCTCCTCGTCGAGGATGTCCCACGTGACGTAGGCGCCCGAGGCGTCGAAGGTCGGGGGGAACACGATGGCGGTACGGGACAGCGCGGTCTTGCCGGCCTGGATGTTGCCCACCAGGTCCTGGTACGAGTTGGGGTCCGCGTTCGGGTACGGGTCGAACGTGTCAGACAGGACGTTCACAGCGATCGTCACAACGAACGTGCGCAGCGAGGTCACGATGGTCAGCGGGAACCCGTAGGTCACGCCTGTGTCACCGCCAGTCACCGTGAACTGGATGGGCACGGCGGTCCCGCTGGAGATCGAGAGCGACGGCGAGTTGGCCGTCACCGGTGTGGCAGCCGCAGGCGTGATCGACGTGATGGTCTCGCCCGGATTCAGCTGCGGGCTCAGCTGGTTCACGATGTCGGCCGCGGTCTTGGTGAACACGAAGAGGTTCATGAGAAGTCCTCAGTTGATATGGTAGCAGTGGATCAGACCGCCCTGCTTGCCGCTGTTGAACAGCTTCAGCGTCTTCCAGCTGAGCATGCGGGTCTGCCCCTTCGGATTCTTGAACTCGAAGATCACGGACTTGCCGTCGAAGCCCATCTGGAGCACGCCTCGGATGGCCCGCGACTTGTAGACGTAGAAGCAAGGGCCTGGTTCGAACTTGGTGAGCTTCTTCAGCTTCGCCAGCGCAGCACCGTCCTGACGTGGCCCAAACTGCTCGTCGAGCTGCTCCTCCTGGTGCATCGTCTCGTCGGTGCTCTTGTACTCGTAGTCGTCAGTCGGGTCGAAGCGGCGGGGATCGAGGCCAGCGTGGCGCATCCACTTCTGCCAGACGGGACCGTGGCCTTGCTCGTCGAAGGAGCTGTCGCGGTCGATCTCACGCGCAGCCTGGTGGCACATCTCGTGGAGGAAGACCTCCAGGAAGAACGGCTCGCGCGCGTTGAACATGAAGTCGGCCATCCAGATCTTGCCAGGACCGTTCGAGTGCCAGTTCGTCGAGAAGTAGACACCGCGGGCGTTCTTGTGGCGGCTCCCACTCCTCGGACCGGTCTTCAACTCCGGCTCTCGCATGCGGCCCTGGAACTTCTCAGTGTTCAGGTAGTGCCACAAAGCCTTCATGTAGGGCACGCGCTGCGTCGAGTTGGTCACGGCCTTGTTGAACAACTCGGTGAGCTCCGGCGTGACCTCGACGAATCCGAGATGGGAGTCGTTGACCGCCTTCTTGGCGATCGCCTTGCCGGCGTCGATGAACCGGACCATCCGGTTTGCGGGACTCACCCCGATCTTGCCGACCTCGGGGATGTTGTAGACCGCGACCTGGCCCTTGGCGGCCACCGTAGGCTCGATACCCATGTGGTAGTCGTTGAACTCGGTGTACTTGAAGTTGAAGGTCTTCGTCTCCTCCGAATGCGACACATACTGGAGGCCGTTGAAGCCACGCTTGGTCAGGAAAGTCTTGACCTCTTGGAGACGCATGATCGACCCTCGTCTATTGGTTTGCCTTGCCCATCTTGCTCGCCATTTCCTCCGCCTGGGCCTGCTTCACCAGCTCGTTGTCGGCGTGGGCGGCCGCCCAGGTGTTGATCGCCTCCATGAGCTTCGGATGCATCGGCTCGGGCAGGTCGGAGAACCAGCCACACTCGCTGTGCTCGTCGTTGAGACGCGCTTCCAGTTCATGCGGGATGACTGCCATGTGGTTGTGGAAGATGAAACCAGGCTGGACGGACCGGTGCATGTGGAGCAACTGCACGCCCTTCAGGTCGAAGCCCAGCTCCTCCATGTTCTCGCGGCGCGCCGCCTCTTCGATGGTCTCGTAGTCCTCGACGCCACCGCCACCGCAGCACCAGGTGCCACCTTCATCGCCCTTGGAGGACCGCTTGGCCAGGAAGATCCGGCCGGTGTCAGCAGCCATGAGCAGCACGCCAGCGCCGAAGCCGGTGCCACGACCGGCCTTCACCGGCTGAACCGGCGAGGCCTGCATGAACTTCCACTTGGCTTCCGCGAACTCGACGGCCTCTTCGGCACCACGGGCGATCACGGAGAGCACGCGGATGTTCATCGTGCCGTCGTCCTCGTTGTAGGAGACAGGCAGGTGCACGTCCCACTCGGAGATCGGGTGGCCCTCGGCGGACGCTCCCAGGCGCGCCTTCTGGTTGGCCTTGGCCTTCTTCTCGCCTTCCTTGGCCTGGAACTCGGCGTCAGCCTGGTCTTGCTGTTGGAGCTTCTGGTCCATGACCTGCACCTGCTGCGACAGCGGCTTGGCCACGACAGGCAGCGGCTCCTCGCACTGGACGTCCATGTTGTCCACCGGGTGCATGGGCGTGTCGAGTTGCTCCTCGATCGCCGTGTCCTCGTGGCGGCTTGTCTGGGGCGTCATGAGCCCGTCACCTTCACGGCGGTTCTCGAGACGGGCCAGCCGCTCCTCGATGGGCAGACCTGCTGTGAGGAGCCGGGACTCCGCGTTGAGTTTGTTCATCTTCTGTCCTCTACTTGATGGGCGTCAGCGGATCGTTGAACACGACCTGGGAGCCACGCTGCATGAAGTTCTGGTTGAGCAGATCCAGCCGGTTGAAGTGGGTGATCAGGAACTGGGCGAGTCGCCGCGTCTGCGGGTCAGGGGCAGTCCGCAGCACGTTCTTCCACTCGGGAAAGCTCAGGCGCGTCCGCTCACTGTAGGTGTCCCAGGAAGTCACCCACGGAGCGATCTCACGGGCGAACACGCGCTGCACAGCCTGTGGTGTCGTCTTCTCCAGGCGCTGGAGGAACACGGCGTACACTTCGTACGGCTCGTCGAGGTCCAGGAGATGCACGTCATGGACTTCCGGCAGCCAACGGTTCCCGCTGTTGTTCATGCAGAACTTCACGTACTCCATGTAGCCGGGATCGTTGGCGCTGATCTTGACCACCATGTCACGATCGCTTGGGTGGTCGTAGACGACTCCGTAGGCGCCATGCCCCATGGGCAGCATGACGAACGCGTCACGGAGGCGTGCCAGGTACTGCTTGAGATCCTCCGCGAGCACCTGCATGGCCTACTCCCCGGAGTTGATGTTGTTCGCGATCTTGCGGAGCTGCGCGTCGTCCAGCTTGTACTTGTCGCGCAGCCATTCCAGGTCATGCGGGTGGATCCCGCCGCCATGCTCGATGTTGGAGAACGTGTAGCGCAGCACGTTCGGCCCGTCCTGGTGGATCTTCACGTAGGTGCTGCGCTTGCGCTTCAGCATCTCCCGGACCTGCGCGTAGATCTGCGCACGGATCTCCGACACCTGCTTGGGATCGCTCGTCTTGAGGACGAAGACCAGCGCGTCTTCCTCGCCCTTCACGTCCTCGATCCAGTCGGCAGCCGAGAACGCCTCCTTGCGGAGACCACCGGCCGGCTCCTTGATCTGCATGGAGACCGGCAGGTTGCCGATCTGGGACGAGAAGCCTTCGAGGGCCATCTGCGTGGCGATCGCCGATGCGGCGGCCCGCAGGCTCTCGATGACGATCCCGCCTTTCAGCAGACCCGGGGCCACGAAGTCGTGCTCGATGAACAGCTCGACGTTGCCGCCAACGGTCCACTTGATCACGATGTAGAGGTGCGGCACGATCTTCTGGTCGTCCGACACGGCGTTCAGGAGGATGATGTAGCCGGCGAACACCAGGTTGTCTTCACCGTCCAGCGACGCGTAGGTCATGGTTTGGAGGCCGTCGCACTCGATGTGCTTGTTGGCCTCCAGCTCGTCGGCGAGCGCCTTCACGAACTTCAGGTACTGCTTGGGAGCGTGGCCTTCGGCGATCTGGTTGAGCGCCGTGAACACTTCCTTCAGCATGGCCTCCACGTGGGACTTCAGCTTGTTGAACGAGCCCATCGCCTCCTTGAAGGCCGGGCTCTGGTCGCCAGCAAAGTCCATGCGCATCGCGTTCTCGGCCTGCGTCAGGTTCTTGTAGCGCTCGCTGAGCAGCTCGGCCAGCTTGTAGTGCTCGCGGAGCTTTTCCTTGTTCGGCACTTCGACGACGGGGAAGTCGACGTTCATCGTCTTCTTCCGACGTCCACCGGAGCCCGAGAAGTCGAGGATCTGGGTTTCACCGGACGCGGTGATGGCCCGGGCGACCATGCGCGCCATCTGCGTCATCTGCTTGTCGAACACCGTCTTGAACTCGGCGATGTCGGAAGCCTGGTCCTTGAGATACCGCTTCACCTCTTCGATGGAGCGGAAGTTCTGGTTGCCTTCAGCGGCTTGCACTTGGGTGTTCATTGCGAGTCCTTGGACTTGGGTTCTTTGGAGAGTTCTTCAGAGGGTTCTTCGGATTTCGGGAACACGCAGGTGCGCGTGTAGTAGGTGCGATCTTGTTCATCGTACTGCGTCGAGTAGGCGGACGCGGAGGAGGGCCCGACCTCGACCATCAGCGAGTCTCCGTGGTTCGACGCGGCTTCTGCCATCGCGGCACCCAGCTTGAGATCGGTAGCCGGCAGCCCTTCGATGCGGAGCGATCCGGCACCGTCACCATCGACGAACATGGAGATCGTCGCGGAGTGGCCGACTTGACCGCACCAGGCAACGGCGCCCAGGAAGTTGACGAGCGACCTCATCAGTTCATCGTCGGCCGATCCGAGGTCCACCGAGATCTTGTGGGCCAGCTCCGAGAACGGCTTGCGGGCCTCCAGTCGTCGGGTCGTCGCGCTGATGTGCGCGTAGACCTCCGGGTCGCTCAGCGGGTGCCGGCCGTCTGCGAGAAGAGCGGCTTCTGCGGCGCAGACGGAGCAACGTAGGACTCGGGATTGAGGGCCGCCGCACTTAGCGCGACAGCCATCGGAGCGAGGAACCACGTGACCGTGGAAATCGTGCTCGCTGGTCGAGCGGATGAGTCGGGACAGGAGTTCATCTTCGGCTTGGTCAGGCTGAGTGGACGATGTGGCAGATGCGTTGATCGGCTCTTCGATGGGTTCGCCGGGACCCGTGAGCTGCTGGTGCACCGGGTCTTCCGTTGGCTCCTCTCGTTCGAGACCTGGCATGACATCCACACGGAACGGCCGACGCCCGTGGAAGACCACCACGATCTGGTCGGCTCGCAGGATCTCCGCGCGGTCACGCAGCTTCTTCAGGGCCACCAGCAGTGGGTTGATCTTCGGGATCACCGAGACGGCCGGGAAGTCCAGGTCGTCCATGGTGTTGTAGGCGAAGATGACCAGCGGGTCATGGAGTCGCAGCACGTAGTCCTTCGAGGGCTCCATCGTGCGGTCACGCATCTGGTCTGGCTTCGTCGGAGACCAGCACAGCAGAGGCTCCGATGGCTCGATCTCCAGGGGCTGCCCAGGCTTGATCTCCGGCACGTGATCATGCACCGCGTAGACCTCGGTGAGCCCTTCTACTGTCGCAGGTGCCAGAGAGCCCAGCCAGTGGAGGCCCTCGATCACGCACTTGATGTCCCAGTCAGGAGCAGATGCAGCGGTGATCGTCTTGAGCTTACCAATCGACTTGGTTCCCTGGCCCAGCGTGGACATCCAGGAGAGCGCGCAGTTCACGTTGGTCACGTGACGAGCCAGCTCCTCGTCGCTCATCTCCTTGAGCTTCTGGAGCACGGCAGAGCTGGCCTTCAGTTCTTGTGGTTCAATGAGCATTGACTGCTCCTCGTAGGTCAGAAGGTGAATCCCTGGGTGCCGCCAGCAGAGAGACCGCTGATGGTCGTCTGCTTGCTCGGCACCACCGCGTTGGTCGACCGCTGGCCAGCGAAGGGGCTGCGGGATGGGAGCAGGTAGTAGAGCTCCTGCGGTTGGGCCACGCGGACCATGCACTCCCAGCCCAGGAACTGGTTGTTCCGCGAGTTCCATGGGTTGGTGCTCTGGACGACCAGCGCTTTCCCCTCCTGGCTCTCCATGATCACGTCCAGCGTGTCGAGCTGCGGGACATCCGGGGAGACGATGATCTGGAAAGGCTCCATCTTTTCGAGCTGCGAGATGTCACCGGACCGGCCACGCTTCGGGAACTCGAAGTAGATGGGCTCTTTGGACAGACCTGCCTGCGCCTCGAAGTGCGTGAACTCCGTAGGGCAGTCAATCGTCACCTTGTGTGGTGTCCCGTCGAACCACTGGAGCACCCGCTTGTTCGCCGTGTCAGTACCGTCGATCAAGATGCGCGCAGGGACGATCAGCTTGCCGTTCATGACGCGGAACGCATCGAGGACCACAGCGCCGCGGGGCAGCACCAGGTCGAAGCTGTGGGTCCCGGCGCGGAGGCCCATGCTAGGCAGGTCGAGCGTCTGGGACGTCTCCGCGATCTCGGTGGCGGCGACCACACGGCGCCACGCACGGAACGGGGTGTAGCCGCCGATGTAGCCGGAGCCGAAGCAGATGGGGCACGAGACGTCGGAGAGCCCGATGGATCCCAGGTCGTACTCCTTGTAGAGGTCGTCGATCTCCGGATCGGTCTGACCGACGGAACCGACGAACGCTTCCGTGGTGATCAGGTTGTTAAACCCGTCTTCCTCACCGCCCTTGATGAGGTCACCCATGAACTGCGAGACCTGGTTGTTGGGGCTCGTGGGACCATCACCGAAGTCGGAGAACTCCTCGAACTCGGTGTCGGGAGTCAGAGGCGCGTAGGGGCGAACACCGAATTTGGGTTCGCCAGTCAGCACCTCGTTGATCGCACCCGGGTCAGCGCGGCCATCCTTGCCGAGCCGGACGGCCACGGTCTTCTCCTTCGACTTGCAGGGGCACGCGTAGCCGGTGTTCAGCCGGTTGTAGAGAATGGCCTGCACGCCTTGGACACGGAACGCGGCCATCATGCGCTGCTGTTGGAGCGGGATGATGTCCTCGGTCAGGCGGTGCGCCACGTCAGCCGCGCGCCCATTGGCTGGCGTCAGATTGGAACGGCGGTCGATCAGCGGCATTGCGCCTCCTAGGCGTGTTTCAGGTTCGGATGCAGAGCGTGCTCCGTCTCGTGGCCGAAGTGCTCCATGAACTCGTCGACGTCGATGACGGCAATCACGCGGAGCTCGACACGGCTGGTGGTCCCACGGGGATCGCCCATCTCTGCGCGGTACTTGTGGTCAGCCGCGTAGGTGCCGTTGAGGCTGTCGGTCTTGATGTTGCCGGACGTGCCCAGGGTGAACGTGTGGATCGGGTTGCCAGCCGCGTCGCCGACGACCATGATCACCGGGTTCTGGTCCCGATGGACCCGCAGGGCCTCCATGACGGTCTGGCGACCATCCTGATCGTAGGCAGCCGGAGGGCCGCTCATGCGCGCCATCTGGGTCAGCCACTGGTCGAGGGCCTTGTTGGACAAGATCATGGCGAACGAGAGGACGCGCCACTTGGCTTGCAGAGCTAGTCGTTGTCCCATGTCAGTCCTCGGATTGGCCGTTGCCCTTGAGCTTCGTCACCTTCTCGATCTTCGCGTTCTTGAAGTGGTGAGCGTGCTGCTCCTTGAAGATCTTGCGGGCATGGTCCGCATCGCGGCAGTCGCGGACCATCACGTTGGTCGACGCCATGCCCTTCCCGGTCGGATCGTCGTAGTTGATCTTCACCTGGAAGTCGGAGCCTTTTGGGGCCGCCTCGACCTTCTTGGTCAGCGCCAGGAGACGCTGCTTGGCTTGGAGCACGAGTTTCATTGCAGTTCCTTGTGAACAGAGCGGGTCTCAGGAGTCGTCGCGGAGCAGCTTCTCCAAGAACGCAGGCGGGCGGAAGCCCCAGCGCTCCCAGAGCTCGGCCTGGAGGTCGCCGTCGATGTAGGAGAGGGCAGCCGTGGTCCCTGTCACGGACTCCTTGTCGGTCCCGACACCACGCTTGTGGTTCAGGAGCTCACCGACCTTGGCCGTCATGTCCTTGTAGCGGAGCAGGGCGTCCTTCTCGGTCGCCGGCGGACGACGGTTCTGCTCGTCCTTGTCCATCAACTGCTTGAACAGCGTGGTGCCCCGGCAGGTGCGGAGCTTGTGGACCGTCACGGTCTCCGGCGCGCCGAACGTGTGGAACGCCTTGTTGACGTCACCGGGGCCGACGCGTGCCATCCTCTCACCGGACTTCACGGTGAACAGGAACATGCTGGGCTTCTTGCCCTCGATGAGTTCCTTCAGCCGCTTGACCAGCAGCGCATGCTCCGGGGAGTCAGCGCTTCGGATGATGTGCTTGGTCGGGATCGAGTCCTTGCCGATGTAGGCCAGGTTGACCCCGGCCTGCGTGATGCTCGTATTCTTGACCAGCAAGGTCCCCGCACCACGGCCAGGGGCACTGCCGATCCGGGCCGCGTAGCTGTACAGGATTTCCAGCACGACGGCCGACACGCAGAGCTTGTCGGCCGGGTTCCACTTCTTGATCTTGGCGCGCCACGCGTTCTGGATGTGCCCGATGTTGGCCATCAGCTCGGCGACGTGCTCGTACTTCGCGGAGCTCTGGGAGCGGCGGAAGTTCTGCGTGTAGCAGTAGGCGTACTCGCCATCGGGCTTGAACGCCTTGAAGATCCACGAGGCCTCGGGGTCTTTCCCGTCGTTCATGACCACGTGGGTGTACGTGCTGAGATTGGGGACTCCGCCGATGGCCTCGCCGTCCTTGGTGTACCAGTTGCCCTTGTCGTCGATGAGCCCGGTGAAGCCAGGCACCATGGAGTGGGTGAAGCCCTGGCTCAGCAGGTACTTGTAGGCTTTCGCGTAGTCGACCTTCGACTCGCCCTGGGACCGCACGTAGTTGATCAGTGTGGCCTTGAACTCGGCGTTGTGGGCCTTGCGGTGCTGGACGTAGAGGTCGTACTCCTTCGGGTTCGTCGACTTCAGCATCTCGGCTTCTGTCTTCGTCAGGTGTGTCCCGTCACGACCGACCAGCGACTTGACGACACGACGGAGCGCCGCGTTGTCGGCCTTCGGGATCGGGGGAGCGAACACGGCCGCCAGCTCCGGGGAGCCGAAGACCTGCGCGTTGGCCCGGATGTAGTTGAGCGCGTTCTCGCTGTCGGTCGCCAGGTAGGCCCGCAGAGCGTTCAGCATCTTCAGCTCGGGCGTCGTGAACTGGCGGTTGCCCTTGAAGTCAGGGAACGCATCCTTGAGCTCCACGCCCAGGTTGTAGAGCGCGCTGAGCTTGTCACCGCCGGTCTGAGCCTCCTTGATGGCAGGCTTGAGGCCAGGCAGGGCCGCCCAGTCGAGCACCGTCTTCACGTAGGGCTTCAGGTCAGCCTTCATCGGACCCTTGGGGTTCGAGATGTAGTCGGCCACCAGCGCACCCAGGATCTGCAGGAGATTGGTGAGCTGGGAAGCGGTGAGCTTGTAGGTTTCCACGTCGCGTCCTCTACGGTCTTTGAATGAGAGAGCAAGAGAGCACGGGAGCCTCAAGGGGCTCCCGGCATGTATGTCGACCATAAAATTGCGAGCCAGACGTGAAGAGAGGAGTGAAGATTGCTCCTCACTCCTCTCCTGGGGAGGCCTCAAGTCGGTTGGACGGAGACCTGTGCGACGATCTGAGGAACACGCTGATCGCCCGGCGTGGCCGCGATATGAATCACCGAGGTGACCTGGCAGACCATGTTGTCGACGTCCACGTACTCGCCAAGGCAGGGCACGCGAGACAGGGAGATCACGTCAGGGCGCTTGGACGTCGTAGGCCAGATGCCCTGGTAGCGGATCTTCATGTAGACCATGATGAACTGAGCCCTCAGGGTTTGGAGAACGTCTCGGCCTCACGCCAGAGACGACGCTTCACGTGCAGCGTGTGGGTTGCGAGGAGTTCCTCGTTGGCCTTCCTGAGCCGGTCGATCTGCTCGCAGTTGCTGGCGATCTGCTCGGCGGCCACGGCCGCGGCGAGCGTGTTCTCGAACAGCACGGACCCGTCCGCGGTGTGGCCTTGCATGTCGTCGCACGTGAAGTGGTAGATCGGGCCGGCCTCACCGTGGTTCTCGATGCGCAAGTCCGAGACGAGCGTACCGGACAGGTGCTGGAACATCGAGCCACCGTGGAGGCAGAGGAACCTGTACTCGGTCCCTGCCTTGGGTTCTCTGAGTTCCATGGTCACTTGTCCTCGATGAAGAAGTGCGTGACCTCGACGTGGACGTTGTGCTTGGTCGCGACCACCACGTCGGCGACGGCCGCGTCCTCGAACTGCTTCTTCAGCTTGGCCAGCTCATCTTCGGTCGGAGACCACAGGTCGTCACCGGCCTTGACGTGGAGCATGGTGCGGGTGCGGCCGGTCGTGGGCTGCTTCAGGTTCGCCGTGTTGTCGCCCTTGGTGCACACCTCGTCGGACGAAGACGTGCCTTCGGAGCCCACGCGCGCCTTGGGCTCGTCGCCCCAGTCCTGCTTCTTGGCCAGCTCGGGGATGGCTTCGCCGTCCATCTGCACCTCTTCCGCGTCCGGCGGGAGTTCATCGACGGCCTCGTCGCCGGCGTCCGCGTCGGTGTCGAGGATGGAGTCGTCGGCGTCGGCCGGGAGGTCGCCCTTCGACAGGTCGATGTGCTCGTCTTCCGCGACCTCGTCGGTGACGATGTGCTTGTGCTCGTGGTTCATCTGTTCTTCCTCTGCCTTCTCGGCTTCTTGCGCTGCTGTCGCAGCACGGTTTCTCTGGATGTGGTCCCACGTGACGTCCAGCATCCTGCTGAACATCTGCGTGGCCAACGCCTTGAACTCCTGCTCGGTCCGCAGGTTGTTCGGGTCTTCAGGGTCGTGGGTCAGGATCTGGACGACTACGTTGCCGGTCCCGGAAGCGTGAGGCAACCGGGATGCCTCTGGACGGCCCATGATGTACTGGCCCGGGTGACCCTGCTTGCCGATCGAACAGATGATCTCCATCGTGTCGTAGAGCGGAAGATCCTCGATGGGAGGCCCGATCCTCGAAGTCACCAGGCTCATGGTTGCTTCTCCCCGACGTCCATCCACTTCTGCTCGAGGTTGTCCCAGGCGACGCGATGGAGGCCCAGGACAGCGTCGCCGGACAGCACGTCATCGAGCGGATCGCCGTCGAACTGGTACATGAGGTCTTCGTGGATGATCAGCACGCGCTCGCCCGGCTTGAGCTGGATGGTCGCCTCGCGGTGACCCATGCCGAACTGCGGGAGCTCCTTGATGACCGCTCTGGGCTTCGTGCAGGACCTGTTGATGCGGCTGTTACCCATGGTCAGCTCCCGCTCGTGGTCGAACCCGCAGGGTGGCGGTCCCAGCTGAGGTCGCGTTCCAGGAACACGCGGTGCTGGGTCCAGCCACGGAAGTTCTTGACGAACTCCGCGTTGGCGTTCGGCGTCGCCTGGTGCTCCGACGGCGATGCGTGGAGTGGGACGGCGCCGACCAGCTGCGTGTAGAGCTTCAGGTCGTTCTCCACGTTGGGGTTCGTCCCGTCGTGGTTGAAGTAGGAGGTGCGAGCCGAGCGGGCCACCGAGAACTGGATGCACTTCTCGAGGCTGTGCTCCAGGCGGTCGCCGGCGGCCACGTAGGGCAGGTGCCACTCGTTGATCTGGAGGACCTGCGGCACCGACGAGGCCATCGCGTTCGCCATCTCGATGGCCAGCACACGGATCTCCGGCTGTGCGTCCGGATGGTTGCGCAGCTCGAAGAAGTTGTCCCACTCGGTGGCGGTGACCAGGACCTTGATGTGGTGCCAGGGCTCCATCACGCGGTTCACGACCTGCTTGTGGATCCCGTACTCGTCGGCCCAGCGGGTGGCGAACTTGGCGGCAATCCGCGCCAGCTCTTCCCACTCCTCCATGAACATGCTCTTGGTGGTCGCATCGACCTCCTCATTGGCCTGCATGCCAGGCTGGTTCTTGCCGATGTGGACGAAGAAGGCGGGGTCTTCCAGCGCCTTGCCCAGCAGCTTCTTGACCGGGATGGCCCGGCTCGACGAGGCGTTGCGGCTGAAGACCCGGTGGGTCATGAACTCCGCGTGGATGAACCGCGGGTACTCGAGCTCCATGGTGGTCAACCGGATTCCGGTGACGGCAGACACGGAGTCGGCGACGATGCGTGCAGTGATTCTCATGTGGTGTACTCTTCGTTTTGGAATGGGCGGATCAGCGGATGGGCAGGGCACTCAGCGAGCGGCTCAGCGGTTCTGCGACGGACAGGAGCATCGTCTTGGCGATGTCCTTGGCGAGCGCGTCGAGCAGCGACTCGACGATCTTGTCCATGCTCGGCTTGTCCCAGGTGGAGACCTCGTGCTCCAGGCGCTGCATGGAGTCCATGTCCCAGGCGCGCCCGAAAGGACCGAGAGCGCCGATCTTGTAGAGCACGACGAACTTGATGCCGTCTCCCAGGACGCTCAGCATCGGGTAGACGCGGCAGTCGAACGGCGTGGACTCCAACTTGAGAGTTCCGAGGATACGCGACAACGCTTTGTCCTCCAGCTCCTTGAGGAGCTTCACGGACTCGTCGGTGGGAGCACGGTGCTCCTTGATAGTCACGTCAACCTTGGTGGGATACGATGGAAGTCCGTGGTGGGTGTGGTGATGGCTGTGGACGGTGTCAAACATCGCGCAGGTTCTCCAGTGGCGTCTTGTTGGCCGGTGTTCGCACATCGACGACCGACACCAGCGAAGTCGTCGAGTTGGAGGTCAGTGCGAACGCCAGCAGATCGTTGAGCTCTCCTGGCGTGATGCGGATGCGCCCCATGGGAGAACTCTCGTTGGCAGTCCCGTCCCGGATGTGGAAGGCGCCCATCATGTTCAGCACGCGGTCACGTGCTTCGGGCCCTAACTGCGAGAAGCGACCCTTCATCTTCTCCTTGATCGTCAGGATCAGCGGTTCTCTGAATCCACTCATGTGGGCTCCTTTCAGTTCACTTGGGTGTCTGTGGTGTCTGTGGTGTCACAGGCGGCAGTCGTGGATCCAGATGCCGATCTTCTCGACAGGCACGACCGAGAGACAGCAGTGGCCCTCCTGGAGACCGTAGCCACGCTGGACGTGGGTGATCCTCATGTAGAGGTTGCGCCCGGTGTAGATCGATCCGAAGGAGTGGTGGAGACCCCGCAGGGTCTGTGCGTCGTACTTGGTCTCCCGGAGCCACAGGATCTGACCTATGGAGTACCCGCGATCGTCCTTGCGGATCTCGCAGCTCTTGAGGCCTTCGGCAAGATCCTTGAATGGCTCGGGATCGCACTTCAGCTCGTGATCGTGAGCCGTGTTCAGTTGGTGAAATGCCATTGGTGCGTCCTATATAGGTGTCCCGTTGAGGCCCCTAAAATCTGGCTGCCCTGGACCTGCGGAATGGAGATCTACACCAATTCCGGGCCTTTCCGATCTACGGGGCCTTTCCGATCTAGGCGCCGCGAAGACCCCACATGAGGTCTTGCACGTGGAGCATCATCTCCGCAGCGGCCTTCACGTCAGGTGCTTTGCGGAGCTCCGACTTCTGGTAGAGCTCGTTCTGGATCCAGTTGTCCATCTCGACAGCGTACTCGACGACGCGCTCGTAGGTCCACGCACCAGCCCTGATGGACAGCAGTTCTTCGTGGTCAGGCCGGAACACGTTGACTTCCCCGGTCTGGAGTGCCTCGGCGCCCATACGGAGCAGCCTCACCAGGTGCATCGCGTGCTTCGTGTCGTACCCGTGCTGTTCCTCCAGCGCAGATCGCACGACGTTCCGCTCACGCTTCCACTGCCAGTAGTTCTTCCAGACCGTGTGCTGCTGTTCGTGCTGGTCTTTGAGGAAGCGGACCAGCATCAGCGGAGTACCCAACTTGTGGGCCTCGCCTTCTTCGAACTCGGAGATCAAGGTGCCACTGTTGTCGAACAAGTTCTTCCCAGGCGCCCAGTAGATGCCGAAGATGTTGCCGCCGAATGGGACGAGCCGGTGATCTTCACGGCTCTTGATGAACAGCTCGTAGAAGTCGTGAGCCAGCACCTTGTTCGGCGTGAAGTTGTGGACCAGCGAGACGTAGTCCTTCTGCTGCGGACACTCCGCCGGTTGCGGGTTGGTCAGCCAGCGGTTGTGGCCCTTGATCCGCTTCAGCTGCGACAGCGCGTAGCCCGACGTGGTGAACGCAATCTTCTTCGACAGCAGCTTGTCTCGCCCGTTCCGCAGCACCTGGTAGCCGACGGTCGACTCGGTGATGTCCTGCTCGCGGACCCACAGAGTCTCGATGACGTTGGGATTGCATTCCGTGCAGAGCTTCATGAACTGGTTCAGCTCGTAGAGCACGGTGTCCTCTTCGTCCGCCAGGTTCGCTTCCCGGATGGGGAAGAACGGTGTGCGGATGTTCACGGGTTCTGCGATGAACACACCGCGGATGTCCGTGTCGGAGGTCGGTAGTGCCGTCCCGTAGGACCTGGAGCCCGCGTAGTGGCGGACGATCAGGTTGCTGTTCACCAGCTCCTGCGCGGTCTTCACGTTGAGTGCCATGTCTGTCCTCCTTAGGTGTTCTCGTTGTCGATCAAGAACCAGGAGCTGTACCGGCTGATGTAGATCCAGATCGTGCCGTCGGGATCCGTGTGAGTCTCGCGGTCGTAAGGCCTTCCGGGTGGCTCCACGGGTTGTCGATCGCCGGGAACAGGCTCCTTGTAGTTCTCGTCGTCCTCGTTGGTTTCTTTGTCGAGTTCCATGTCACACCCTTTCGGCTTGGGCAGCCAGATCCGGATCGTCGTTGCCCTTGTTCTGAAACCTGACGGACTCGCCGGCCGCCGCCATCCACATGCCAACCGGATCTGCCGGAGGTGGGGACTTGAAGTAGCCCAAGCGATACGCGTCGGCAGTGGTCAGACACCGCATCGCCATGTTCGATTTCGTCTCGCGGACCTCGACCTTCGTGCAGGCGACGCGCGGCCAGTAGCCATGGTCTTTCAACCAGCCGTCGGCCCCGTTGAGGTGCTCGAACAGGAAGTCGGCGATGCCCTCGCAGCCGGTGCGTTCGACCTCGGTGATCTTCGCCAGCTTCAACGCGCGGAGACCGATCAGGTACTCGCGTTGCGGATCGTCTTGGGCGACCAGCGTGGTGTGGTCGAACCAGTCGCACAGCTGGTCCTTCAGCGGCTTCAGCGAGCCGAAGTCGACGATCCAGTTCCGGGCGTCCAGCGAGTCGGCGCCGAACTCCAGGTGGATGCTCAGAGCGTACCCGTGGAGCACGTTGCAATGGCTATCCGCACGCCATTGGCGGTAGGCCACGGGGAACTGCTCCTCGTAGGTCTTGGTCGACTTGAAGGGGAACTCGAGGAGCATCATGGGATCAACCTTTCATGCGATAGATGCGGCCCACGGCGGTCGTCTGAACGTCGTGCGGCTTTGGTTTCTCCTTGGACTCTGCTCGCCGTTTCAAGACCGCGACGGGCAAGTCCAAAGGTTTCATGGTCTTCTGTGGGAGCGCGGCGATCGCTTCTGCCTTCCGCTGCGCTCTCTCGTATTTACGCTTTTCCTTCTCAGCGACCTTCCTCTGCTGACGTGTCTCGGACGCCTCTTCGACCTTGAAGAACAGGTCGTATGTAGGGCTAGGACACGGAGTTAGAGGTCGCTGAGGCAGCAGAGGCCCTACGAACTCCTTGGGCTCGTAGGGCCTGTCGTCAAACCTGATGCCTACGCTGAGGCCCAGGAAGAACTCGAAGCGGCGAACGCGGCCTCTCCTTCTCGCTCTGGGACTCATGTCGAGGGCCCAATCGAAAGCCTCCTTCGAGACCTGGTGGCCCTCTTCGGTGTAGGTCCAGTGCCCCTTGGTGCACAGGTGAGATCGAATGAGCCCCTTTCGAGGCCCGTTCTTCGTGACCTCGTGGCACTTGGGGCATTGGAGCCTACGAGGGCCGCCCACGATCAGATGCCTTCGTCTTCCAGGTCGGCACCGGCACCGACTTGACCTTCGGTGGGGTCGATGTCGAGGTCCGACGGTTGATCCGGATCTTCGTCGGCGCCGGCCGGTTGGCCCATGAACGAATGGGTCGAGCCTTGGAGAACCGCGCCGGACTCGGTCTTGCCGATCACGGCCTGCGCGTGGGCCAGCATGGCGTCGCTTTCGGCCTGCGCTTCGGCGGACGTCGACTTCACCTGGCCGACGGTGCCGTACACCGACGAGTGCGCGATCTTCTGGTCGCCGCCGATGAACAGCGTGACGACCAGCTTCGACCAGCCTTCGAGGCGATCGAAGATCTCCGGCGCGCTCAGCTGGCGCAGCGTCAGCCACTCGCCCTTCTCGATGCAGCCGGCTTCCGGCTTGAGGGCCGCCTTCTCGGCAGCCGTCACGTAGCGGATCGAGAGGAGGCCGGCGTGGACGCAGCCCACGGGATCCGTGTCGGCGATCAGGTGCGTGAAGTTCAGGTGCTCGGGGCCGAGGCCCGCTTCTTCGTCGAGTTCGCGGTTGCCTTCGCGGAGGAGCAGCTGGAGCAGCGACTCGGCGGCTCTCGGCAGCTCGTCGACGTGGCCACCGAGGCCGATGGACAGCTTGCCGATCAGCTTGCCTTCGCCGCCCTCGCCACCGCGGGAGTAGACGAAGATCTTCGAGTCGGCGTCGATGATGGTCGTGTAGGGAATCAGCTGGCGGAGGCTCCGGTCTTCCTCGCAGGTCGCGCGGTCTTCGAGGCGCAAGGAGGTCCCACTGAGCTCGAAGAACGAGTCGGGAATCGGGAGGAGCGCGGGGTTGGCGCCCGGCGCTGCGTAGCCGTTCTCGTCGTAGATGGCTCTGTAGTCGGCCGGCAGGTTGGCGAGGGCCACGCAGAGGGCCAGCTTGATCTTCGTCGGTGCGTTCATTGGGGATCCTTCGGGTCAGGTGTGGTGGTCTGTTCTTCGCTTGGAGTCAGGCCGAACAGGATGGACTTGATGGTCGCTTTCGCGTCCACCAGTTCGAGGCGGCTGCCGATCAGGCCCTCCACCACCTCTTCGAGAGGGAGGCCGTACTTCATGGCCTCCGAGCGCACGGCGATCAGCATGTCTGCCAACCAGTGTGCGAGATCTACGAGGATGACCTTGCGGGCCTCCTCTTCGTCGGTCTCCATCAGGCGCTCGAACGCGGCCAGTGCCTCGAGTTCGGTCGCCGTGTAGGCCGCACGGGCCTCACGCATGAGCTTGGCGTAGCCGATCGCGTTGCCAGGCCAGAGGCTGAGCATACGCATCTTGAACAGCACGTCTTCGCCCTGGTAGCCCTCGACGTCGAGCCAGCGCCTGAAGTCGTGCATGCGAGCGATGGACGAAGGTTGCCCCTCGTCCTGGAGGCTCGGCAAGGTCGCCACGTGAAGCTGACCGTGAGCGTGGAGGCGGCGAACGTTGAACGCGAACGAGTGCGGACTCGTGCGAGCCAGCACCGCCTTGAGCTGCTCCGGCGTCAACAGTGAGTAGGCACTCATGGTTTCTCCTGGCTTACGCCGGTGCGTTGACGAACGACATGAACTCGGCGCGCGTCGCCATGTTCTCGGCGAACACGCCGCCCAGGTGCGAGCTGACGGTATCGGAGTCCTCGTCGCGGACGCCGCGGGACTTCACGCAGTAGTGCTCGGCCTTGATGACGACCGCCACGTCGTCGGTGCCGAGAATGAATTGGAGCGCATGGTAGATCTGGGCGGTCAGGCGTTCCTGGATCTGCGGTCGCTTCGAGAAGAACTCGACGATGCGGTTGATCTTCGAGAGGCCGAGCACCTTGTTCTTCGGGATGTAGGCGACGAAGGCCTTGCCGCTGATGATCACGAAGTGGTGCTCGCAGTTCGACTGGACGCTGACGTTGCGCTCCATCACCATCTCGTTGTACTTCATCTTGTTCTCGACGACCGTCGCCTTCGGGAACTGCGCGTAGTCGAGGCCGTAGAAGATCTCGTCCACGTACATCTTGGCGACGCGGGTCGGCGTGTCCTGCAGCGAGTCGTCGCTCATGTCGAGGCCAAGGACCTCCATGATGGCCTTGAAGTGGGTCTCGATCGCCGCCTTCTTGTCGCCCTTGTCGTTGAGGATGCGGCCGGTGATGGGCGTTTCGACGCCCTTGTTGATCAGGTGCTGGTGGACCAGCATGCCCAGCTTGTGGTCGGTTTGTGCCATGGACGTTTCCTTACGCGATCGCGCAGAAGAGGTGTTGTTGGATCGAGAGCTTCAGGCTCTGGGCCACCGCGTAGGTCGCGGCGTAGTTGTAGTTGGCTGCCGTCTTGGCCGCGTCGATCAGGTCGTGGTCCCAGGCGCTGCTGACCTCGCCAGCGTAAGGCTTCTTGTAGACCGCGATCGGGCTCACGTAGACCGAGCCAGGCGAGCGGATAGCGCGGTCGAGAGCCCACCGTGGGATGCCCTTGTACTTCGGGTCTTCGGCGGAGATCAGGAACTTGAGCACCGTGCTCTGGAAGTCGTTGTCGAGCACCTTCAGCGACGGCATCGTGTAGTTGCCGGTGATCTCCGTGGCCTTCGGCGAGACCACGATGGTCGTCTTGATCAGGACGGTCCCGTACTTCGGTTCCTTCTCGGCGTCCTTGAAGAAGCCAGGCTGGGTGCCGTTGGTCTCGACCTGCATGGCCGCGAAGTGGGGAGCGGCGAGCCGCATGAACTCGAGGAGCATGCGCTTCTGCAACGTCGGCTCGCCGCCGGTCAGGACCAGGATCTGGCGAGCATCGTAGGCAGGGTGCAGGAGGATCTGCATCAGCAGGTCTTCGGGGCTGACCTTGGTGGCCTCGTCGATCTTGAAGTTCGTGTCGCAGAACGCGCACATGCCCGGCCCACGCTCCGACGTGGCCTTGTCGCCGTAGTTGCAGCCGGCGAGCCGGACAAACCAGGCAGGGCGACCGGCGAACGGCCCTTCGCCCTGGATGGTCAGGAACGGAATGCCCGTCGTGAACAGCGTGTAGGCCTCCTCGAAGAAGGCGGCAGTGACCACGCGGTCCACGTTCTGGACGACGCCGATGGGAATGACTTGCGAGCGATTCATCGCGTGATCTCGAAGTTGGGTTGGCTGACCAGTTCACGGTACTCCGTCTTCTGGTGGAGGGTCGTGCCGCCGGTGACCATGTAGGCGCTGTCGCGACCGTGCTTGAGCACGCTGATGGTCCTGCCGATCGACTCGTTCTGGTAGTCCGAGACGAGGCCGAGCTTCTGGTGCTTGCGGTTGACCAGCGCGATCAGCTTGTGCGCCGCGTCCTTGACCGACCAGGGCAGGTACATATGCGACGGATCGTTGGCGAACACCTCGGGGAAGGACCGGTAGGCCGGGTACAGGGTCTGCGTGCCCAGCGTGTCGGCCTCGCTGACCGTGTTCGAGACCCAGTCCTGGAGCGCGCAGTTGAAGAGGACACGGCACATGCTGAGGTGGCCGTAGTATTGCTCCTTGGTCAGCCCCTCGTAGATCTCGACGTTCCGCGGGCGCACGCCACCGACCTTCCTGAGCCGCATCATGTTCGACGGGCTGTTGGACTTCAGGGTCTTCATGCCGGTCAGGATGCGGAACTTGATCGACGGATCGAGGGCACGCACCTCTTCGATCACGTCCATGAAGAAGCCCGGCTGCTTCTCGTCGTCGAACCGTGCGGCAAACGCGACGGCACGATCGCGGTCGTCGAACGCCGGCAGGAGTTCAGCACCACCGAAGCGGCGGAGCACTTCAGCCTTGCCGAACGGCAGGCCCGTGACGAAGATGGGCACGTCCTGGAGGCCGGCGATGTGCAGGTGGGCCACCATCTCCTGTGAGGCGCAGATGATGCCGTCCACGAAAGACGCGACCATCTGCTCGAACCGGCGCATCCACTTGAACATGCCGGTGCGATGGACGAAGTCGTCCGGGTCGATGGTCTGGGCCAGGCAGCGCACGTAGACGCGCGGACGCTTCGACGGAGGCGTCTGGTCGAAGATGTAGGCCAGGCTCTCGATGCCAGGGGTGAACATGTCCTCGAAGAAGATCACGTCATGCTCGTCCAGCTCGTTGCGCTGGAGCATGCCCACCAGGTTCGCCATCTGCGTCATCGACCAATGGGTTCGCCCGTGCGCGTCGAGCACGGAGCCCGTGACGATCTGGCCTTCGACGGCGGGCGGCATCGTGCCGTAGACCGGGATGAACTCCAGCGAGGAGTCCTTCTCGAACTCCTCGCGGTTCCAGTCCTCGAGCTGGTGGGTGTAGCGAGCCTCGATGCGTTCGAGACCCATGTAGGCGACGCGCATCGTGTCGCGTTCGGTGTTGGGGTCGTGCGGGGTGATCATCAAATGTCCTTGTCTTCGGCGTATGCCGACCAGGGAGTAAAATTGGTGTCGAGCAAGGCCTGATAGGCAGGCATGCACCACACACCAGGGTTCACGACCTTCGAGCCGTCGCTCACGTTGTCGTCGAACTTGAAGGTGGTCAGTGAGCTATTTACCTTGTTGATCCCAGGCGCGTAGAAGGAGACCATGAGGTGGAGAGCCGCCGACTTGTGATGCACCTCATGGGATGCCCAGGCAGAGAGCCAGTCGAGAACCCGGACAGCCGGGATGTCCATTGTCACGTCGAAGCCCTGGAGGATCAGCGCCGACGCCTGGTAGGCCCAGATGTCGAGAGGCAGCGCATCGTGACTCTGATTGGCCGCCAGGTAGACGTGCTTGACGTCCTGCGTGCGCGCTTCTTGCATGATGTCCCGCACAGGCCAGGACCCCGCGATGAACAAGGTAGGCCAGTTCTTGTGCGGCGTGTTCTCGACCTCACGGCCAACGAACATCTTCGGCTCCTTCGGATTCCTCTCCATGATCTCTCCTCTGTTGTCAGGTCACAGCCACTTCTGGCCGTGGTAGTCCTGGTAGGTCTTCACGATCTTGATGTAGCGGTCGCTGACCTTGTCCGAGCCCTGCGGTGCGCCGCCGAACAGGCCGACGTTACGCGCGTCCATCGGCATCTCCTTGAGCTGCGCGATCTTCGTCGTCTGGAGGATCAGGTGCACGGCCTTGCGGAACGACTGCGAGATCGTCGGAGGCAGCGCCTCGATGTTCTGCAGCATCAGCCCGCTGATGGCGCCCGACTCCAGCTTGTCGTGAAGTGCCAGCTTGGCCAGGTGGTCGAACAGGCGCGCGTAGCGGAGCAGCGCAAACCCGTTGTGCACCGACGGCGCCCACGACGGCCCGATCTTGTACCAGGGGTAGTCCTGGAAGATGTAGCACATGGGGCACGAGCAGTAGGCCTTGTTCTTCCGCTTGACCAGCCGACCCTCCAGCGAGTGCGACGTCTCGTTGGCGTAGTCGATGAGCAGACCGCCGAGGCCGCTCAGGTTGTGCGACGCCGAGTCGGACGTGACGATCTTCTGGTGCAGGTTTGCGATCAGGCTGATGATCGCCATCTGCCACGGGGTGGCCACGCCGAGCACGTGGTAGTGCTTGTAGGTCCTCTCCGTCTTCAGCATCGCCAGCAGGATGTGCGAGGCGAAGGCCAGCGGAGTCGTCCGGTCGAAGCCTTTCTCGACGCCCACCGCGGACTTCCGCAGACCGGCGATGCACAGGCTTTGCATCGGTTCCTTCGTGATCTGGTCGAGGAAGGCGCTTCGGATCTCGAGGGTTGCTCCGTGGCACACGTTCATGAGCCGTGCGCGCTTGTCCATGTTGTCCCGCAGGACCTTGGAGTTCGCGATCAGCATCTTGGCGGCGATCAGCGCGAACTTCTTGTCGGTGATCCCGGAGACCGGAAGGTCGAGGGACACGCCAGAGTCCGCGTAGAGGCTGTGCTTGACGGCCAGCATCTTCGGGTCGATGAAGTCCTCGCGGCCGCTGACCAGCTGGAACCCGCCCGAGTCCTGGAGCACGTAGGTGCGTGCGCGCACGTCGTCACGGATCTCCTTGCCGCGCTTCGAGTTGTGGCCCACGTCCATCGCGTTGTAGAGCGCGAAGTGCGAGGTCTCGATGAACTGCCTGCCGATGTGGTGGATGTCCTCCTTCTTGACGCCCACGGCCGTCAGCGAGCCACGGAGGCCGTTGAACGTGATGGCGCGACCCAGCATCGTCTTCTGGTAGTAGAGAGCGCCGTTGATGGTCTTGGACTTCTCGGTGATCCCCAGCGTCGACGTGTCGCGGACGGAGACCTCCATGAACGGGAAGTCGTCGATGACCGCCGGCGCCCAGGCATAGCCGAACTCGAACGGGTAGTTCTTGTCCAGCTTGTGATCCCGCTCGAGGGCCACCCGTGGTTCCGGCTTGCCCTTCTTCTGAGGCTTGACCTTTGGTGGTGTGTCGCCCATCAGAGCACCCCGTGGTAGTACTCGTGGACCAGCTCGGCGCCGCACTCGCCGTCCTCGGACACCTCGACCGAGTAGTAGGGGCGACCAGGATAGGCCGTCTTGAGCTTGACCAGCAGATCTCCGGCCAGCGACTCGCACGACCGGTAGTTGAACTCGAGGACGCCGCTGTCGTACCAGCCGGTGATCTCGTTCTGCAGCATGTGGAACTCGATCTCGCGCTCGTCGTGGTAGACCGAGATGCCGACCTTGAACTTGAACAGGTGGCGGTGGGGATCGCGCAGGTACTTGACCTCTTCCGGCGCGTTGGGGTAGCAGTGGATCCCGTGCTTGTCGAACGTGATCCAGATCTTCTTGCGGACGTGGTACGTCGGGCCGCCCGTTTCGTGCTCGAGGTTGGGCGGATGGTACGTGTTGGGATGGTCGCTCATGAGCTGCTCAGTTGTGGTTGTTGGCGAGGCGGGTCTGCAGGTTGGCCAGTGTGTCCTGGACCTGCAGGCCGATGTTGTACTTGGTGCTGTGGTAGATCTCGACCAGCCCCGCGTCGTTGTGCTTGCGGCGCACCGGCTCCGGATCGTCCGTGCGGAACGAGTCGCGCAGCTCCTTGGGGAGCAGGTGCATGTCGTCGCGGAGGATGATGAAGTCGAAGTCCGAGCCCACTCGCTCCTTGTTCTTGAACCACGAACCGGTGAGGTGTACCTTGGACTGGGCTTCTCCGAACGTCTGAAGCTTCGTGTCGATCGCGATGAACCGCATGGCCTCGTCACGGCTCTCGAAGCGCATGACGTTCGGCAGCGTGACCAGGAGCTGCTTGAGCGTCTGGTCGACGCGCATGCGGAACTCGTCCGGCGGGCGCACGCCGTCGTTGTCGTACTTCAGCGGCTCCAGATAGATCAGGGCCCGGTACGTCTTCGCCCAGTTGGCGACCAGCTGGAACATCTCCAGCATCTTCGTCGACCACTGGGTCTCTGCGTAGGCGTAGAAGTCGACCACCGAGCGGTCCGAGACCAGGCAGTCGACGCCCTTCTGGAGAGCCAGGTAGTTCTCGACGGTCATCATGTTCGTGATGAACCACCACTGGGCCTCGGCATGGCTCTCCAGCAGCGCGGGATCGAACGGGAGGCGGCGATCCTGCTGGAGGATGCCGTCCACGCGGATGCCGTGCTCCTTCAGGTAGCCGCAGGTCTTGTAGGTCATCGTGGTCTTGCCTGCCGAGGACGTGCCGATGAACGCGTACTTCGGGATCGTGGAGTGTGTGAGCATGGTCACCTTATTTACCGTTTGAGTCCTGGTTAGCCGACGAGCAGTGAGAGCACGTGGTCCCACTGGTTGGCCGCTGCGGGAGGTTCCTTGCGGGGCTTACGACGTCGGCTGAGATCGTCCGTGAGACCTAGCTGCATCATCCTGAACTCGGAGCGACCCTTGGTGATCGGGACCACCATGTGACCTGTCTTCAGGTGGGTGAATCCTTCAGGAGGGGTCTCCTCAGGCAGCTCGTTGTCCACGTCGAATGCGAACGGGCGAGGAGGGCCGACGAAGTCGACAACCTTCTGTTCGCGTCGCATCTTCCGGTACTGCCGTTCGGCTTGACTGTACTGGAGGACAGGGATGAACTCCTCGCCTTTGGTGTAGACGGTATGAGTCCCGCAGAAACGCTTGCGATACACGCCACGAACTTCGACGGCGGACAGCATCCGGTCGCAGTGCGGGCACTTGAGAGGGTTCAGACGAGGCATGTGGTCTGTGGTTCAGTGTGTCAGGCCATGCAGAGCGCCTTCAGCTCTTTGACCTTGTTGAGGGGCATGTTGCCCGGATCCCAGAGCTCGACGCCAGCGGCCTTGGCGACCTTGCTGGGTTCGTCTTCGTCGGCAAACTGGTCGTAGGGACTGTCAGGACCACACAGGTCGAAGACAGTCGTGTTGATGAGCCCTTCGAGTTGCGGCTCGATGAGCTCGATGGCCTTCTTCCCGGCGTCGTCCCCGTCCATGCAGAGCACGACACGCTCGGCACCGGTGAGCTCGATCATGCGGCTCTTGCGTGCCGACCAGGACTGCGTGCCGAGGATCGCGATGGCCGGGATCCCGTAGCTGAGGAGCCGCAGCGCATCCCGAGGCCCCTCGACGAGCACGATCGTCTTCGGGTTCTTGCGGATCGCGAAGTCGTAAGGGAAGAGCCCGAGGTCTTGCGACCACGGCCCTGGGCTATTCAGGTAGGACGGCTTGTCCTTCTCCTTCTGCATGCGTGCTCGGATGAACCCGCGTTGCGTGCCCTTGATGAAGACCGGCAGGTAGACCATCGACTTGGTGCGATAGCCGCCCTCGTAGATCGTGATCACGCGCTTGGCCCCGAGGGCGATCAGGAGATTGGTCTTGATGGTCCGCCACCGCTTGTCGCGCGGGATGTCGGAGAACTCCATCTTCTTGATCTTGTTCTTCTCCTCGTCCTCGTGGCGCAGTGACTGCGCGTACTGGTCAGCCGGCTTGGTCCACTTGTAGGGCTTGAGGCCCAGCAGTGGTGCCACCTCGTCCCACTTGGCCTTCTTGCCGCAGCCGTAGCACTTGAAGAAGCCTGGGGACTTGGTCTTCACGTCGTGGAAGATCCGACCAGAGGGCGTGCGCTCGCTGTGGTACGGGCAAGAGACCAGCGTGGAGCTGGCCAGCTTCTTCTTGGGACCGCTGTAGTTGTTCAGCTCCTGAATCACGTGATTCAGTCGGCGATCGTCCACTTAGACCTCCGCGTTGAGACCGAAGAGGCGGCGCTCCAGAGCGTTGAAGGCCTGGAGCAAGTTGCCGCCGCGAATCCACCGATGCCACTGACTGCACAGGGTCTCGATGGGGAAGAACAGCACGTCATAGCTGACGACCGGGAACCGGTAGAGGTAGTACCGCAGAGGCTCACGGGCCAGCACGTCCGAGACCACGACCGGGTCGTCAGCCCACACGAGGTAACCGCAACCCATGCGCGTATCGAACAGGCCGGTCAGGTAGAGCTCCACGTCGGAGCTCACGATGATCGCCAAGGACTTGTGCGAGCTGTTGGTCTTGTTATTTACCACTCCCGCGAAATCCAAATCCATGCTCGGGAGGAGGGCCTTCAGCTTGTCGCGGTAACGACCGCCTGCGTTCTCGCTGTCGATCTTTGCGAGCCCAGCGGAGAAGACGGCGAGCGAGTTGTTGTAGAGCAGTTGGACCTGCTTGTCCCGCGAAGGGATCGACAGGATCTGCTCACGGAGCTCAGGGGCGTTGAGGCCCCAACGGCCTCGGTTCGGGCCTACTGGCTCGCCCTTGTAGTAGGCGAACTGAGGGAACAGCTCCTCCTGTCCGCCGCCGAGGCAGAGGTAGCCTTGGATCATTTCGGGTTCTCCCTTGTGCCCACGATCTGCCGGCCCTTGTCCAGCAGTTGGAAGTCGCCGCGACAGCCGCAAGGACAGCCATCGACCAGCTTGTGTTGGATCAGACGCCGCATCTTGGCCAGCACGAGCTTCTGCGGTGTCTCGTCACCCTGTGGGAACGCCGGTGTCATCGAGTTGTCGAACCCTGGCCACGGACAGCCGTTGCGCTGTCGTCCAGGCCTGCCGATGATTACCGTGTCCCAGTCAGGCAGGTCTCGCAGGAGCTCGAGGATCGGTCGGTCCGGGATGTCTTTGCACTGGAGACGTTTGCCTTTCATCGCGTGGTCCTTGCCTGGTACAGTGCCCAGAGCGAGACGGCGAAGCAGGACGAGCCACCCATCTTGCGGAGCTCCTTGGCCTTGCGACGGAACTCGCGACGACGGCGATGCACGTTGGGCGAGTAGCCCATGATCACGCACTTCACCGCCGGCACGGTCTTCAGCTTCTCTTCGAGTTGGTACTTCATGGCGTGTACGGCGTGCCGTCCTCGTTGACCCGAATGAACTTGTCCTTCGGATAGTGGATGAAGACCGGCATCCCTTCGGCTCTGAGGACCAGCCAGTGATCCTCGTTGTCGCCGAGGTAGATGCACTTAATGACCTGGTTGTCGTACTTCAGGTGCATCCAGTACGACGTGAAGTCAACGTCGTCGGTCGTGATGTGTCTGAACTTCATGCTTCCTCCAGGAAGGCCTCGGTCGCCACCTTGATCTCCTCTTCGAGGTCGACGTTTAGCAGCGGCCAGTTCTTGTTGAGGAACGCACGGCACTTCTCCGACTCCCAGGGAGCCGTGATCTTTGCCATGATGTCCTCGTAGCTCTCGGTCAGGTAGCCGGCCTCGATCCCTTCCTTCACCGATGCGCTGAGGTGTTGGAGCAGCTCGGGGATGGCCCACGACCACTTCTTCGACTTCGTGTCCTTGACGCCCACCTCGACTTCGATCTCCGGCTCCACGGTGAACTTGAACTTGAACTGCTCGTCGTAGGCCTTGGTGATCCCGTAGGTCATGTCGTACTGGAGCATGTGGATGAATGGCAGGACCATTGCGTAAGGCACGGTGAAGTACGACGCGTCGTGAACGATCCGGTTGAAGCGAACGGGCAGCTTCTCCGACGCGTCGATGCCCAGCATCTTCTTCAGCCTGTCCTGGTTCTTGTAGTAGTCGAGGAGCAGGAGACGCGAGGCCTTCACCGCGATCTCCGAGGCGAAGCCTTGGATCGGCGCGTTCATGCCACGGCGGATCTGCCGGTTCACGATGGTCTTGTCCTTCGTGATCGTAGCAAACAGGTGGCGGATGCGGCCGATCGGCGAATACACGTACTGCTCTTCCTCGGCCAGTCGGCTCATGTCCTTGATCCACGCATGGCCAGCACGGAACTCGTTGAACATCTTGTCGATGATGTTCTGCGCGTAGTCCTCGCGGTCTTCCTCGATGAGGGCCGTGTACTGCTCCTCGAGGGCGGCCAGTGCCTCCTTGTCACCGGCCTTGTAGGCCACGCCCATCTTCTCCTTCAGCGCGTCCAGCTCTGCCTTCTTGGTGTCGTGACCCAAGGTCGCTGCGGACTTGCCGTAGATCGTGCCGAACACGACCGCTTTGATCGCGTCACGCAGCGGATCGGACTTCTCGACCCACTTCTGGAAGAACCGGAAGACGTTCTGAATGTGAACGTCGCCTTCCTTCTTGAGGCGTGCGGCCAGCTTGTTGGTCGCCAGCACGGCGATCAGCCACGCCTCACGCTTCTTGCTCTTGCAGCCCTTGAGCTCTGCTTCGTAGGCCTCGACCTGCTCCTTGGGCAGCGGCAGCTTCGCGTCCTTGCCATCCTTGTCCTTGATGACCTTGGACGGGTAGGCCTTGATCCACTCCTGCCGCAGCTTCTGGCCGACCTTGAAGGTCTGGGCCAGGACCTTGTCGCCGCTTACCAGCGACCAGCCTTTGACCTCGTGTGCCGAGTAGTCGAACCGGATCAGCAGGTGGCCGTCCGGCGTGATGAACATTTCCTTGATGATCTTCGACAGCTTCCCACGGTTCGGGATGTTCTGGAGGTTCGGGCTGCGCGAAGCCAAGCGGCCCGTGTCCACATCGAAGAAGATGACGTCGGATCGCAGGTGGTCGTCGAAGCGTCCGTCTGCCGTCCGCAGCAAGAGCTTGAGGTAGCCCCTGACGTTGGTCGATAGCATCTTGGACGCGGCCTGGAACTCGCCGTAGTCTGAGATCAGGAAGTTGCGGTCCTTGTAGGTCTCGATGAACTCCTTGTCGACCGACGGCACGCCTTCAGCCGTCTTGTTGATCGCCTCATAGCCCATGATGTCGAAGAACAGCTTAGCCTTGTGCGCTGCCTTCGTGAACGAGAACATCCACTGACCGAACACCGAGTCGGAGCCGCCGGTCGACTTGTCGCCGCTGGCCTTGGCACCGAACGAGAACAGGCTCTTGGCCTTGAACCCGGTGTCGCCGAGCAGTTGACGATTCGCTTCCCGGACCTCGGGGAAGGTCTTGAACTTGTCGCCCAGCTCGTCGATGGCCTTGGCCAGCACGGAGTCCGGCTTGGTCAGGCTCTTCAGGTACTTCAGGTCCACCATGGACCCGGCTTCCTTCAGGTGGCTCAGCTGGTGTACCGTGTCGCTCATCTGGTACAGCATGTGAGTCCTGAAGTACGGACGGTAGTTGCGGCCCCTGATGGTCTGGAAGGCAGAGCGCTTGATCTGCACGTCCTTCATGGCAACCAGCGAGACTACGTCCATCGCGCCGTAGCGGAGGAAGTCCGGGTCCTTGGGGCTCACGGAGGCGACCGTCGCACGATCCGCCTTGGTGAACCCGGACTCCTGCAGGTAGAAGTCGTTGCCCATGGAGCACAGGGTGCCTGCGAGGCCACCAGCGCCCTTGATGCCCAACGAGCGCAGCGACGACACGTTCTCGTCCAGCAGGTGCTCGCCGGCCATGATCTCCCAGACCGGTAGGTAGATGATAGGCAGCTTCAGGGCCTTGCGAAGGATCCGCAGGTCGAACGCACCATTGAACATGATGGTCCGGCCCTTGCGGTCCTTGTCAGCGAACCGCTTCTGCAGCTCGCGCTTGATGTACTTGCGCTCGTCCGGGGTGAACGGGTTGTCCTCGTGCGGGTGGTCGACCGGCAGCACGTAGCCCACGAGAGGGTCGTGGGTGAACGCCATCTGGATGGTGAACAGCTTGTTCTGCGTCACCGTGAGGTTGCGGCATTCCGTGTCGATCGCCGTGTCCTCGTCGGCCTCGGCGGACTTGTCCCACTCGGCCATCATCTTGTCGAAGCGGGCGATCGTGTCGACGAGACGCGGCTTCGGCTGGAGGTCCTTGAGGTTGAAGGGCAGTCGGCCGTTCAGCAGGTTCGCCAGGTGTCGGCACCAGAAGCCGAACAGGTTGGCGTAGACGCCTTGCTTCTCGAGCAGACGTGCGAAGTCCACGGTCGACGTGACCTTGCGGCCGTCGATCTCGTGGACCCATCCGTTCTTGAGATCCGCATGCTTGACCGGGTAGAGCTTCGACACGTCTCCCGAGAAGAAGATGTGCGTCGGGTTCAGCTTCTTGATGATCTTCTGCATGCGGAGCTTGAACTCCGCCTCGGCGTCCGCCTTGGCCTGCTCTTTCATGTGCAGGTGGCGGAAGGCGTTGAAGTTGACGACGGCCAGGCCGAAGTCGCCAAGGTTCTCGTTCTGGGCACGCGCGAACTGGCGGCCCAGCTTGATCGCCTCGGTGAAGGCAGTGCGAACCAGCTTGTGCTTCAGCAGGCCCTCCTCCTTCAGGTCACGTCCATCGACCGTCTGGAGCACGACGAGCACGCGCTTCTTCTGCGTGCTCCAGTCGGCGTCGATCGGGAACGTCAGGTTCCAGCTACGCGGATTCTGGTCCGCATAGGTAATGGTCTTTTCGAGCATGGGGTTCCTCTAGTGTCCCGTCTATTTACCGTTCGACACCGGCTCAGCAGAGGGCAGCAGAGGCTTCTTCAGCTCGTCACGAAGGCGGACCAGGTAGCGCCCGACCTGGTCCGTCGTGGGGTAGTTGGACATGCCCACATGGAGCGCGAACTCGCGGCTGTCCATCTCCTGCTCCGTGTAGGTGCAGACGTGGGTGCGTCGATGCTGCCAGTAGCACTTGCCCTTCTGGAGAGGGCAGGTGGCGGCAACGATCTCGGCTTTGATCGCAATGCAGAACGGCATGGTCTCTCCTTTAGCTCAAGCCCTTGTTGGCCTTCACGTGCTCGATCTCAAGGACCAGCTCATCGACACGTTCGCGGAAGTTGGCGAGTCTGGCCTCGAGGTCCTTGATGGTCTGCTCGTCGGCAGCACGACGAGTCTCGTGGAGGACCAGCCGCTCTACGAAGGCCACGCGACCGTCGCTGATCCGTCGGGTCAGGCAGCCCTTGGCCGACTCGCTGATGAAGCGGACAGCAGTCGAGGGCCACTCACCACTCATGAAGTAGTTCTGGCCTTCGGTGAGCTTCTTGCTGTCAGCCACGATTGGTCTCCCTGATGCTTGAGTACGAGGGCGCCCTGGCGTAGACCAACAGCGGCGCGAGCAGCGTCGGCGTGGTGGCCATGATCGACAGATAGGCGTGGTGGTCGTGAAGCGCACGGAATCGCCAGCTACCTGGGACTGCCGTGATCTCTTCGGCTTTGGTGTGGGTGGGTTGTACGGTGGGCATCAGTTGACCCTTGGTGCTGTCGGCAGTGCCGTCTGACCGCTGCCGCCGAAGGTATTGGTACGCTTGAGGTCGTCGCGGAGCCGCTGCATGATCCTCTGGGCCTGCTCGGCATCGCCGGGAGATGGGCACTTGATCTCCGCGTGTTCCAGCAGGTGAAGCAGGTCGGCGACCCTCGTGGTGAAGACCGGGTCGTTCATGCCTTGAACTCCGGGTTCGGCAGGACGACCCACGGCTGGGGACGGGACGGCCAGGTCGCACGGTCCCAACCACCGCCGCCCTCCATGTCGTAGGTGTCGATCTTGCTGTCCATCATGACCTTGTGGGCCTCGGCTTTCTCCTTGGTAGGGAAACCCAACCAGGTCCCGATAGGACGGGACTCGGAGCCGCAGAGGAAGGGGTAGACGACGGGGATGTTGGTGGGGGTCACACGGAGCTCCTTGATGGGTAGTTGGCAGCAGGCCATGACGTGGAGTACGCCAGGCATCTTGTGGCAGTTGCACTCGCAAGGGAGACCCAGCGAGGTCACACCGGCTTGGGGCACGTTGTCCCCGAATGGGTAGGGGTACTCGAGCATGGTCAGTTCATCCGCTGGGACTGGTCAAGCCCTTGGGCAGCATCGTCCTCGATCTGCTTGCGGGCCGCACGCATGGCCTCGACGGTCTTCAGCATCTGGGCTTCGACGACTTCTGCCTCGTCCATCAGCTTCTTGTGACGGGCCAGCAGCATCGCCATCGTCAGCGACGCCGCTTCCTCTGGGGAAGGGAACGCGTGCCCGACCGACACGTAGTCCGGGACCTGAGGGTCCGAGGCCTGGTGAACCTTGTAGGTCCGCTTACGCTTCTCGTCCGTGACCCAGATGCGGGCGCAGGGGTACAGGTTGGAGGCCATGAAGAGGGCGCGCATCACATTCTCCCGTTCTCGATCTCGTTGGTGACGAACCTGGCAGCCTCGGTCCAGGTCATGAACAGTCGCTCGCGATCGACACTGAAGTCGCGACCGTTGTCGTCGACGACCCACAGCGAGGACTCGTCCTCCTTCGGAACGACAACGATCCGCACGCGCTCCACCGGAGGATTGATCGACGCCGGGTTGTGGCGTCGAATGGCAACCATCCAGATGACCTGGTTGATCTCGAGCGTGGAGGTAGAGGTGATCACTTGGCAACTCCTTGCAGTAGGCGGTGACGCAGCTTCTTCGCTGCCTTCTTCAGTGGGTCAGGGCGGGTCTGGCGGTCGACCCACTCGTTGAAGAACTCGGTCGGGCTGATCTCGATCTGCTGACCTTCGCCGATCTCCTCGAATTGAGCCAGCACGGCTTCCGCGCTGTTCTTGACCGGCACCGTCTTGACCACGTTGAGGTGCTGGTAGTCCACGCTCTTGACCTTCGAGGTCACTAGGATCAGCTTTACCAGATCGTGCTTGCCGGACGGCACGCCCTTCAGGTCTGCCGCAGATTCGACGGTGACCGTGTGCAGGCGGTACGTGGGCTTGACCGGCACTTTCTCGATCACCCATCCGTCGTCGAACGAGATGTGGTGGAAGAACTTCTCCATGCTCTCACCGAAATTGGTCTGGTAGAGCGTGCCGGAGTAGTGCGAGTTCCGCACGCGCTGCGACGTGTGGATGTGGCCGATCACGCACGTCGCCTTGGAAGCGCTGAGGTGCTCGCCTTCGTTGAGGCGACCGCTGTCCGTCTTGGACCCAGCGACGTCCACGTGCGCCACGTTGAGCGCCGTGGGATGGAACGACTGGTGCGGGAACGGGAGGAACCGCACGGGAAGCCCTGCGACCTTCACGTTCGTCGGCTTCTCGTAGAGCTTCACGTTCGGCCGGCCCCACAGCTTCACCAGGTCCATGGAGTGACCCGCCGACGGCTCCACGTCGAACATGTCGTGGTTGCCGAGGATGATGTGGAACTCGAACAGCTCACCGGTCTTCGCGTTGAACGGCTCACTGAGGATGCGGCCCAGCGCCAGGTGCCCAGCGTAGCTCATGCGCGGATTCTCGCAGAGATCGCCGTAGAGCAGGATGTGGCGGATGCCCTTGCGGCGCGCATAGGCCAGCGGCTGGTCGATCACGAGCTGGGCCACGTGATCGTCGTGATCCTCGATGTACGCGCTGAGCCCGCCCTTGCCCGCGCTGTCCGTCAGGTGGAGGTCGCCGATGCCGACGAGCTCCGGGAGGGCTCGGCTCATCAGTGGACCTCCGTGCTCGCCGTGTCTTCGCGCATCAGGTCCTTGATGGCCTTGTCGGCCGCACCGCTGTTGAACGTCTGGACCTTGAACGGGTCGATGCAGGTGCGGACGAGCAGGCGGCCTCGAGCACCGCGGGAGCCGGAGACCTCGTCCGGAGTGAACGAGGTGCCGACGAACACGTGCGAGAACACGTCGAGGCGCTGCGAGTCCTCCATCACGAAGTAGGTGATGACGACCGCCAGCATGTTCGTGCTCTCGCGATCCTCGTAGACCTTCTTGAACAGCTCCTTGAAGGCAGCGGCCGTCACCTCGTGCTCGAGGATGAGCACGCGCTCCTCGGCGATGTCCTCGTCCGGAGCCTCGAGTGTGCTCTCTTCCGGCGGCACCAGCTCCGAACCGTCGGAGTCCTCGTTGGGACCCAGCGTGTCGTCATCCTCGTCGAACGAGAAGTCCTCGCCGGACGTGTCGTCTTCCTCGAAGGGGCTGGTCTGCTCGGCGAAGCGCCAGCGGGTGATCGAGCTTGCGAACTCCGGGAGCTTGTCGATGACCACGCCGTCCTCGTCGACGATCATCGCGTCGATCACGAAGTCGGCGGCCATCACGGGCTTGTTCATGGCCTTGCGGGCCGTCTTGTTGTCCACTGTCAGTACCTCATGTGTGGGGGTTGGAAATCTGTCCGACCTATTTACGGTTCACGGTTCAGCCAAACCGTGTGGCTACTTCGGTAAGTAAGAGGCAAGTACCCACACGGTCGCACCAAACCGTTTTTCGTCCGGCTCGCACCAAACCGGCTTCGCCTCTCGCTCTCGTGAGCCTCGGAATCGTCAGCTTCTCTTCCCGCTTCGGGAGAAGGGTTGATGTTCTAGCTGTCGCCCGGCGCTTCGCGCCTGTCGACGCGCGCTTCGCGCTTCCCACCCTGATGCATGAACTGAGAGGTGATTACCGTCTGCGTTGCCGACGGCAAAACCGTATGGTTACTTCTCTCTTTAATGCTAATTCAACCATACGGTTTGTCTTGTCTGAGCAGCCCACGGAATACTGTAAATACCGCGTATCATGGATACACACAACACACGTGAGTTTGCGTTCATAGACGCCATGCCGGGTGCAGGGAAGACTGAGTACTTCGTGCAGAAGGCAGCCAAACAGATCACAGAGAACCGGAAGGGAATTCTGGTCTACGTGGCTCCGACGACCAAGCTACTCGCAGAAGCGTTCCGTCGCATCGCCCGAGTGATCGGAACTGAGCAGGCATCCAAGGTCGTGATCGTCAGCAATCCGTTCGAACTCGGTTCAGCTCTCTCGAAGACTGGCTACAAGGTTCGACGTGATCAGCCTGCGACGGCCCTCAACTACCTGTTCGGCCTGATCCCTCGTGATCGCTACCTTGCCACGACCTACCGCGCTGAGTTCTCGCACGACTGCACCCACGAACTCGAGGACGGGCAGGTCGTGATGACGACCCACGAATCGTTCGTCCGGCTGAACCGGCAGGACGCGACCGGTCGTGACTTCAAGCTGCTCAAGCGGATGACCGTCATCTTCGACGAGGCGCGCAAGTGCGTGCTCCACTCGCAGGAGCTGAAGGTGCCGCGCGACCAGTGGAAGTCGATGTGGACCTGCCTCAAGGTCAGTCCTGTGGAGGACACACGTGAGCGGGCCAGTCGCTTCAAGCTCTTCAAGGTCGAATCGTTGATGAGTCCTCGCGACCTTTGCAAGGTCCACGGGCTCACGCTGGCTCGTCGTTCGCTCCTTCCGGAGCACATGAAGGGCATGCTTCGCCTGTTCAACAAGTACACGCGCACTGGTCGCGGCAGCCTCTACATCCTGAGCTCCAGCGATCCTCGTGCGGAGTATCAGGACGTGGAGGGCATGGGCAACATCTCGATCCAGGTAGTGATGCGGCCGACGTCGCTCTTCGAGAACTACCGGCGGGTGATCTTGACCTCTGCGTTCTTCCAGGACTCGCAGATGTACCACTTCCTTCACAAGGACGGTCACAAGCTGACGCCTTTGTTGGAAGGTCGTGAGCTGAAAGGTGCGCTCCTCAAGATCAAACGCCGGTCTGAGAGGCTGCGTGTCGCCGCAGGTGAGCGCATCGAAGTCGCGATGTTGCTCCGCGACGAGTTCTACGGCAACGTGAACCCTGCGTACCGGAACACGCTGAGCTCCAACCTGCTCGACAAGGGCATGGTGATCCCGATCAAGCTGGCTCACGAGCTGATCGAAGAGGAGATCAACCCTGCATTGTCCATTGACCAGGTGATTCGCGCGCTGGCCACTGAAGACAAGAAGACCAAGATCGCCAAAGACGAACGCGTGGTCAACCAGCTTCGCCAGTGGGCTATCCCTCCGCTGTGGGTACTCCTTGATGAAGCGGCGACGATCTTCCGGAACTGGGAGGGGAGGATCAACGAGAAGCAACGATCTCTTCTGGCTCTCAACGTCGCATCGTATCGTCGATGGGCCCCTTCGTCTGTCCGCTATCTGCGCATGGTTCGGTTCATCCTCGCTCATGGGGACGTGGCGCTCCGTGGTGACAAGAGTGACTCTGACCTCAACGACGGTGAGCACGACCTGGACGCCAAGTTGGTACCAGAACTGTGGCGGAAGAAGCTGAAGTACGCGCTCTACGCGAACTCGGACGACTCTGTGTTCACGGTGCCGAGGACGCCACACCTGCACGGGATCAACAAGTACGATCGTCTCAATGCGTTCACGCACCTGGCGGCCCTCAACCCAGGGCCATCGCTGGTCAGCGTCTACCACATTCTGATTCCCGACTACGACATCGACCAAGACCACTCGATCGAGAACCTGGTGCAGACGTTGTACCGGACCAGTCTGCGTGATCCAAAGGCTACTGAACCTGTGCTGATGATCGTGCCTTACGAGGCCTCCGCTGAGCTCCTGGCTTCGAAGATAGGTGTCGACGGTTTCAAGATCCATCGGCGCGCCAAGCTCGCTGTGTTCCATCACATCAAGACTACTCGCACCGAAGATCAAGTAGTTCGCCAGCGTGAGGGCACGCGGGCCGCGCTGACCAAGTACGACCCTCAGTACCGGGACGAACTCGAGAAGTTGCGCAAGCGACTCATCACAGCAGAGTCTCGCCTCAAAGCAAGTCCGGACTCCGCGAGGGTGCAGGCGACTGTCGCCAAGCACAAGAAAGCCTTCGAGGCCTTGCAGAAGAAGGCTCGCCTCAACGGTAAATAGGAAGATCATGGTAGACACAATCAACGTGCGTGTGGACCGCCACGCAGTTCGCTACGCGGTTCCCGGCTCTGTGTTCAGGCAGCCGGAGTTCAAATGGCGACCGGCTGATGCTGGCAAGATCACTGCTGAGCGTCAACTGGAGACCCTTGAGAACTGGGGTCGTCCTGGTGGAGCTCTTCACGCGAACTCGGTGATCCTCACCGCCTACGAACAACTCCGTGCTGAATATGCAGCGGCTTGGCTCGTGGAGCAACACGTGAAGCAGAATCCCCAACACGATGTGCTCTGGTTTGCTTCGTATCACGACGAACTCAAGCGGTACACGGCAGAGTTCGAGGTGCCAGCCAAGAGGCGTGAAGATCCACCGACCTTGACCGTTGTGACCAACCTTGGTGCGCAGTCCACCAACGTTCAACTGGAAAAGGTGCGTGAGCTTTGGCATCGGTGGCCTGGTACTCCGATCATCGTCTGCGGCTACGGCTGGCAGCCCCTGCAACTCGCGAAAGCGACGTGCATGCCAGTCTACGGAGCCATCCACATCAACCCAACGCGCGAGAACTTCGAGGTATGAGCCATCGTGAACCACGAGCGCTGTTGGACTTGATCCTCAGGCTCTACGAGGAGAAAAACCTCGACGACATGATCGCGTTGATCGAGTGCGTGATCTTCGAGCGGGCCAACAAAGGCCAAGGCTTCAAAGAGATCCGCCACGCCTGGTCTGCCCAACTCGATCGCTTCATCGAGATCTGGGACAACGAGCTGCCAGGCCTCGGCGACGAGCGCGCGCAGAAGCTGACACCTGAGGTCAAGCTGGCCGTCAAGGAGATGGTCGGCAAGGCCATGGCAACCGCTGACGAGGACGTGGACGAGGTTCCTGAGGTCAAGAAGGCCGAGCGTCCGAAGATGACGAAGAGCCAGCGCCGTGCCTACGACAAGATCGTGGCCTGGCTGTCCTCGGATCGCCCGTTCATGACGCTGCGCGGCTACGCTGGCACCGGCAAGAGCTTCCTGCTCCAGGAGATTGCCGAGCTGGGCTATAACTTCCACTTCTCGGCGCCGACCAACAAGGCCACCAAGGTCCTGTCCGCGTTCCTCGGCTCGACCTGCAAGACCACGTACAGCCTGCTGGGCCTCCGCATGGTCACCAACGAGGACAAGACCGAGCTCGGGGAGATGAAGCGCATCCCTGACCTGGGGAACAAGCCGGTCCTCGTGATCGACGAAGCAGGCATGATCCCCAAGTTCATGGCCGAGATCCTCAAGAACATCTGCGAGGAGTTCGGATGGCGCTGCCTGTTCGTCGGCGACCCTGCGCAGTTGAACCCTGTGAAGGAACCGCGGTCCATCGTGTGGGGCTTCCCGGAGCCCGAAGACCGCGCACTGCTCACCGAAGTCATGCGCTTCGACAACCAGTTGCTCCAGCTGTCGATCACGTTGCGTGAGTGCCTGGTCGACAAGCGGTACCCGCGCAGCCCGATCGAGGCTGACAACGATGGTCGTGAAGGCGTGTTCGTGATCGGCAAGCCTGCGTTCATGCGGGCCATCGAGAGCATGAAGCTCGACGACTGGAAGACGACCAAGGTAGCGTGCTGGCGCAACCGGACGGTCGACGAGTACACGCGGGTGATCCGCAAAGCCCTTGGCTTCAAGGGTGAGTTCGACGAGGGCGACATGATCATGATGGCCTCGCCTGTCATTGGCGAGCAGGGTCAGATCCTCGCGTTCGTCGACGAGGAGTTCCAGATCAAGGCGATCACGGAGCGTCGCTTCGAGTTCGATGAGGGGATTGTCGACGCGCGTGCGATCACGTTGCACGACTCGTGGCTGACCCTCTACGTCCCTGAAGACCCGTCGTCGCTCAACGAGATCCTGAATAAGCGGAACCGCAAGGCCTCGCTGGAGAAGAACCCGCACGTCAGGAAGATGCTGTGGTCCAAGTTCTGGGAGCTGAAGAACAAGTTCCACGACATCAGGCACGGCTACGCCATGACGGTGCATCGTCTCCAGGGCACGACGCTCGACAACGTGTTCGTCGATCAGGCGGACATCCTGGCGAACCACAATGAGCGTGAGTCGTTCAGGTGCCTCTACGTTGCGGCGACGCGCCCGCGCTTCAAGCTCATCACCTACTAGGAGCAGCTCATGATCTGCCTTCAACGCTTCGTCCTCCCGAAGCTGATGCTGGCCCTCGGTCTCCACGTCCACAACGTCGCCATCGTCTGCGGCGTGACGGACCGCCAGGTCGGCACTTGGACCAGGGACGGCATCCCGGTCAAGCACTACCTCAAGCTGACGTCCTATTACACGGACCTCATGATCGCAACCAAGGTCTTCGAGGTCTTCGACGAGGACGCGACAACCGTGCTCGACGTGGTGACGCCAGAGACCTACTGCGGCCTGATGCGGACGCACAACCTACGACACCTGATCCGAACGCTGGACAAGGACACACAGGGTCGTCCGTTCATGCGTTACACCCACTTCCCCAACGAGACCAACACCTGCCTGATCACCGCGGTCTCCTCGTGGAAATCACAGACGGAGATCTGACATGCGGAAGTTCATCCACGACATCGTCGATCGCTACCTCGCAGACATCGAGCGCAAGCGCGGCCCTAGCGGTCGTCTCCCGGAGCTGATCAACAAGGAGACAGGCCTCACCGAGTCACAGACACGCGCACTCAACGCAAGGCCTCCCGCACCTCGTGTTGGTGTCGCCCTCGAGGACATCAAGAAGGGGCAGATGGTCACAATGGACCTGACGTCCGCCGGCATCTACCACTTGAGGCCTTACGACCATGACTGACGCCATCACCTCCTTCACCCGCGAGCACGAGTGGCTCTCCAACTTCTGGACCGGGCACGTCCTCATCTACTCGGAGCGTCGCTGGAAGTCCGCCGAGCACGCGTATCAGGCGATGAAGTGCCGAACGTTCCCGGAGCAAGAGCGGATCCGCCTCGAGGCGCCGAAACCCATCGACGCGAAGCGCATGGGCAACCGCGTGATCCTTCGTCCGAACTGGGACGCGCGGAAGATCGGCTACATGAAGGCGATCCTCAACCACAAGTTCGCCGACAAGTCGGAGCTCGCACGCTGGCTGATCGCCACCGGCGACGCGCATCTCGAGGAAGGGAACAGGCATGGCGATCTCTTCTGGGGTACGGTCGATGGCAAAGGCGAGAACCACCTGGGGATCCTGCTGATGCAGCGTCGCGCTGTTCTCCGTGGTGAGGTGACCGCGAGAATCGGTGAATAGCGGTTCCCCGAAAACTGTAAAGACAAGGCATACACAAGGAGTCTCTTCGTGGACGAAAACAAACCGCCGGCGCCGCCCGCGCCCGTTCCTCCTGCCCCTCCCGGCCCGGTGCACATGCGTGCGCCTGGCACTCCCGACCAGCAGCTGATGTCGCTGTTCGGCCTGCAGGGCTTCACCATCGGCTTCTGCGTTCGCGGTGGCGACGCGCACAAGCTGGTGTCGCCGGTGACGTACCAGAACCCTGTCGTCGCGCTCCAGGACCTGACGGCCGTCATGAACCACTGCCACGCCGCCATCGGTGAGCTGACGCGCCAGCATGGCTTCAACCTCGGCTACCAGAAGGCGCTGGCCGACAACGGCCTGGTGACCCCGCTGCCGAGTTCGGCCAACGACGGCGCGCCCATCCACTGACCGGGAGACCACGATGAAGCTGATTCACAAGGACGCCGACGGGCGTCACGTCTGGCAGATCGAGCCGGGCGACAAGGGCGTGTCCAACTGGGGCACTCCCGAGAACTGGTATGAGCTGACGTTCGCCGAGAAGCCGGTGAACGGAGCCCACATGCCGTTCAACTTCCAGAACGGATCGCCCCGTGACAACGGTGGCGTCTGCAACGGCTGGACCCTCGAAGGAGTCCTTGCCATGTCGATGAACCGCCTGACGGCCGTCGACAAGAAGATGCCGTGCATCGAGAACAAGCAAGCTCTGATGCACATGCAGGCTGCGTTCGACCTGCTGAGCGCGCGTTCCCAGGGACGTCGCGACCGCGGAGTCGACGGTACGATGGCGCCCTAGAAGCCGCCACGTCGATACAGAACAGACCACCACACGAACTTGGACCTTTGAAACAACCCAACAGGAATTGAAGATGAACACCCGTACCACTGTCACCATCAGCCAGCTCGAGCAGGGCAATCTGACGGACCCGATTTGGGCCGTCAACAACAGCGTGGCCTCCAAGGCGCGTCAGCAGGGCGAAGTCCACATCGGCATCCCGAAGACGAACGGGACCAAGCTGGACGACCTGTTCCTGCCCATGACCTGGCTGCCGATCTGCCTGACCGACCAGATCCCGCGCAAGCAACTGCTCGACTCGTCCGAGTTCCGCGACGCCGTGAACTCGAAGGTGCTCCAGCTGATCACCGAGGAGCACGCCAAGCTCCTGCTGAGCCAGGACGGCGCCGACGAGGAAGCCGAGCGCCTCGACGAGCGCAAGCGCCAGATCGAAGAAGCCACGGCGGCCCGCACCATCCAGGACTCCGGCGCCGAGATCGTGTCGATGCAGGAGCTGGCCGACCGCGCCAAGGGCGGCGCGTCCATCGAGTCCAACGACCGCTCCGTGCGCGAGGAGAAGGAGTCGCCCGTCGAGCCCGGCTTCGCCATGTTCGTCGAGACCCTGGTCACCATGCCCGACGCCGAGGCGCTCAACAAGATTCGCGCGCGCAACTCGGCGAAGCGCTCGGAGATCACGTACATGCTCGACAAGCTCCGCCACAAGGAGAAGGTCGTCGCGTTCCTTCGCCAGTTCTGAGCCTCGGCTCACCGCCGGTTTGCCACCTAAGAAGGCAAACGGCGTGCCAGAACCTCCTCAGGCCGTCCGGTAGCGGCCATCTCACAGGCCCGTCAGTTTCCCCACTGACGGGCCTTTTTTGCGTCCTTTTTAGGCACTGATTGCCACAAAAGAAGGCAAAACGGCTCACTTTTCCCTATGAAGGACCGTTTTTCTTGGTCGGCGGTGCTATACTGGAAGCGTAGAGCGCTGCCCACGCGCGCTCGTTCAGTCCCCTATACAACTGCCAGGAGCATTGCCATGCGCAAGCAACTTTCGAAGCCGGTCGTGAAGACGGTGCCTGATCTTCAAATGGCTCGCGACTTCGTCGCTGCCCTCGGGTTCAAGCTCGATGGTCGTGGCAGCGCGAGGGCTGGTTGGTTCTCTGTCCGGTCTGCGCAGGGCTACCAGGCTACGCGAGCCCTGATCGACAAGCTGGTCGCCGCCGGCCTCATCAAGTCGACGTCCTTTCACCAGAAGCGCTGGTCGTCCGACTCGTACGCCGAGGGCTATTCGTTCAAGGGCTACGGCATGCGTCGCATGATCTGGCTGTCGTACCCCGGCATGCGATCGGAAAAGATCACGATCAACCTTTCGTCCAACTACTCGCGCTAAGGAGCACACAACATGTCCAAGTCCATCGCACAACGTCGCGCCGCCCTCATCAAGATCGCCGACGCGGCCCACACTGAGTACCCGCAGTACAAGGGTCATTGGGACAACTGGCTGCTCGGCGTCGTCACCTTCCCGACCAACGTGAAGGCAGGCCTGGTTGCCCCGGTCGGCGCTGACGTGCTGGTCAACCCGAAGGGCTGCACGTTCATCGACAACAGCCGCCGCAAGCGCACGACGGTCACCATCTACTCGGTGGCCAACGAGATCGACACTAGCGTGAACGCGTCGTCGATCAATGTGCTGGGCGACGTCGAAGTCCAGTTCGAAGCCGTCGAACGCTAAGGAGCACAACATGATTCAAGACTCCAACATCGACGCCGGTGTCACTCGCTCGTGGGACCGCTTGCCGAAGGGCGTCAGCTTCACCCGAGTCCGTGGCCGCGGTCACTGGCACTGGGGCCTGGTGCATGGCGATCCCCTGCTGCACCGCCAAGCCGTTCTGGTCCGCGAAGGCCGGCACACCCTCCACAACGTGATCCGTGGTGAACACGGTCTCCCGAACAGCCACTGAGGAGCAAATGATGACGATGCCCCCGCGCAACATTGCGATCCCGTTCACCGCCGACGATGGTCGCGCCCTGGTCGGGATCGCCCGTGAGAACAACGACTACGAGACCGTCGCCTACTACTACCTGACGACGGCCGCCGAGTTCGCTGAGGTCAAGAGCGACCCGGCGATGGCCGACGCGACGGTCGCCCTGCCGAACGGCGAGGAGGGCGAGAACTGCGTGGGTGACTGGATCGAGGAGTTCGAGACGGACGCGGCATACCAGGCCGCACGTGACCGTGCCTGGTCCGAAGCGCAGGTCGCGCTGGACATGGTGATCGAGTCGATGACTCGCAAGCAAGGAGCAGATCATGCGTGAACCGATTCACAAGCGCCAGATCAAGCTGGACAGCGGCGCGGTCCTGCAAGTCACGTACCAACGTGACGGCGAAGAGATCCACGTGAAGTGCCGTGGCAAGCGTCCGATCATCGTGCGCCCCCGCCCTGGCAACCTCGCGGCAGACAAGTCGTTCGCGGCCGTGCTCGATGCCGGCGCGTCGAGCCGTCGCATCTTCGGTGCCAGCCCTGAGGGCGTGGCCCGCCTCATGATTAACCAGGCCTGGTCCTGAACGGACCGGTCCTACACAACTAGACCATAGGAGGGTCTATGACTTTGACGATCGTCGAGCGTGAGTACGCTCAAGACCTGCAGCGCGTGACGCAGCTTCTCCACTACGACGCGATGGAGCTTGTCGGTCACTGGCGCGACGGCACCCAGGACTACATCATGTGCGTGACCGACGAGTCGAACGACACGCAGCTCACGTACTGGCTGGCCGTGCCGGTCAGCAGCGACCTCTGCGAGCGCTACCTGCGCGGCGAGGTGAGCCTGCTGTACCTGTGGATGATGGCCGACAAGCTCTGGGCCTGTCAGGGCTCGTACATGACGGTCCCAGGTCCGCAGCGCGGTGCGCAGGTCGCGTTCGTCGACCTGCCGGACGAGATCAAGCCCACCGTCGATTCGTTCCTTCCCCGCTGAGCTAGAACGCTCGGCGCCCCAAATTTTCCAAAGTACATCAGGAGTAGAACCTCATGACCGCTTTCCGCTCGAACACCAAGACCTTCTTCGCCGCCGCCACGGGTGCCTATCGCTACTGGCTGACGCCGGCGTCGGGCAACCAGCACACGGTGCTGAAGCTGCACACGAGCCGCGCCCTGCTGAACAAGTTCCGCAACTCGAAGACGGGCCTGGCTCTGTCGAAGATGGTCGATATCTGCGAGATCGGCTGCGGCTGGTTCGAGATCACGGGGCGCGACCTGACCAAGCTGGCTCTCACCGAGTTCAACAAGCTGTTCGCGGCGGCGGTCAACGGTGTCATGTGTTGGCTCAAGCAGTTCAACCTGGCGCACGTCGGCCACGTGAATGCCAACGACGAGTACTCGTCGTTCGTGACGACGGGCGGTGGCCGTCGCGCGATCCGCGAGCTGGCCAAGCAGGAGAAGGTCCATCGCCTCGAGAAGGGCGTGAGTGCCCTGGCTGCCAAGTTCGGCAAGGTGCTCGGATGACCGCCAAGGCGCCGTTTGCCGCCAACGGTTTCTGGTGGTGGTGGGACCCGGAGCGCAAGGGCTGGTTCATCGGCTGCGCTCCGTCGGTGGGCGTGCCTGGCTGGGCGGCGACAAAGCCTGCCGATGTGGTCCACTACGCGACCTTCAGGTCGAACGAAGCCTTCTCGTGGCTCTCGACCCGCAAGGTCTGTCAACGCTGGCAGGCGCACTACGCGTCCCTGCCGAACCAACAGGAGTCCAACGTCGTATGACTACCGTGAAGGTCGCCAACAAGATGCAGCGCGGCTCCTACGAGCTAAGTGCTCCGCAGGGACGCTGGCCCGCTGACCTCGGGTTCAGCCCTGCGCTCTCGCCGAGGGAGATGCTGAAGCTCGGTGTCTTCGAGGGCTGGTATCTCCAGTCGGCGATCTCCGAGTACCCTGCCTCGTGGTTTAAGGGCGCGCGGCTGGCTCCCGATGGCCCTGACCCTGCGATCAACGCGCTGGGTGTCAAGTCGAGACAGCCGCTGTCGGTCTGGCTGGACAAGGGCTGGATCAACCCGCAAGACCCGCGAGGCTGGTTCGAGTGGTACTGCCGGTTCTACATGGGCCGTCGGTCCGCTGACGACGACAGACAGATCAAGCGGTGGCGTGCTTTCGTGCGCCACTCAGCGCAGGTCGTGAAGCGAGGCAACGGCGATCCGCTGTTGCGCCGTGTCCAGCGACAAGCGCTTCTTCAATGGGCCAGGGACCCTTTCCCTGATGTACGGACTCGCCGTGGTGAGTCTGTGTTTGACAAGTGCAAGCGAATCCTCAAGGAACAAGAATGACAACCGTCGCACAACTACAAGCCCTCGGCTTCGTGATCACGCCCCACAGCGAAGGCGTTGGCCTCACCAAGGTCTGGCACGCGGAGCCCTTCCGCTACTACCGTGCCCACATGGTGCCCAAGGACCAGGCGCACCTGTACGCGGATCGCGCGCCCCAAGACGACGGCCCTGGTGGCTCCGGCGGCTACGCGTTCATCACGACGGACGTGTGGCGCCTCGAGAAGGGGAACACGCAGTTCCCGTGGGGCTTCATCATGGAGCGCGACATCAGGCCCATCGAGGACCTGGCGACGAAAGTCGCAGACGCCCGGCGTGCGCTGAAGGATGCGCAGGCCGCCCTGACGGACAAGATCGAGGCTGTCACCATCGCGTGACCTAGGAGGGATCATGGAAACCAGAATCATGAGTGGCGATCGCTATCTGATCGCCAGCGGCGTGTTCGACAAGTTCTTCCGACGTGCCGAGCCGGACGACGCGGACGATGAGCCGGGCACGGTCACGGAGCCGCTGAAGGCCACGCCGTACTTCCATCCGTCGGCAGCCCAGCTGATCATCGACCAGCACCAGGCGGAGGTGATCCGCCTGCACGTCCAGTCGCACCTGCAGCTCAATGAGATGCAGATCTTCTGGAAGGACGCGCGGGTCGTCCGCATGTCCTACGATGTCATGAAGATCGAGCGAGGTGCCGCATGACCTCGACGACCGCGAAAAAACCGAAGACGATCACTGACTACATGAAGCCTTACTGGCTGATCACGGTCCGTGCTTCGTCGAAGGGCAACGACGGCCGCATGTTCGCCTTGTCCTACGGCAAGGCTCCGCTGCCTGGCCACCAGCGAGGGGTGACGTTTCACGAAGTGGGTGACGCGGCCTCGCAGGTGCCGGACGAGCATGTGCGGCCGCTGCTGAAGCTCATCGACGAGCAGCCGCTCCTCTGGTGGGAGCTGCACGTGCTCGACAAGTCCTCGGTCCAGATCTGGGCCATCACCCCGAACCCCACACAGATCAGCCGCGCTGACCTGTGAACCAGGAGAACATCATGTCCCGCGTCCCCAAGCTCAAGCTGAAGCAGCGCTTCCACGTGTTCATCAAGGACACGAACGGCGGCGTCTGGGCTTTCCGGCCCATCGGCAAGGACCTCGATGGCAAGGACCGCCTCTACATCGACTACCTGAACGACTCCAACAAGCTCATCGAGGACGACGTGCCCGAGCGCTGCTACCTCACCGAGTTCCAGATGAACCAGGTCGTGCTGCGCATCGCGAACAAGCGCAACCGCAAGTTCTGGCGCACGGCCCTCGAGGACACGGACGTCGATGACGCGCGGGTGCTGCCCCTGCGTCACACGGTCAGCGTCCACCACGTGGTG